TCACCCTTTTTTACATCCGCGACAAAAGAGCCTGTGATGTTCGGCAGTCCGGCCTTTACTGTGGTGCCCGCTGCGTGGCTACTGCTGGCACCCATCAGCACGCGCTCCGATGCGATCTGCTCCCATGTGCCGCCAAACAGGGCGGCAGGGCTGGTGGGGTCGGTGCTCTGGTAGATGCTGCCCACGGGGTAACTAGTAAGTGCGCCAGTCTCGTTCAGGTTGATTTTGCCGTTTTCATCCACGGTCAGCCCCTCACCGGCAAGCTTCGTGCCCAAAGCTTTGGCTGTAGGGGTCGTCATGGCTGCAGGCGCAAATGCCGCTTTCCCCGTCTCATCCACGGCAAGACCGTCTCCGATCATCACGCCGCCCAATGTGTCGGCGGTTGCAGGCGGTAGAACGTATGAACTACCTCCTATAGATACTGGACCAAATGCCATAAGAATATCCTCCCTTATAAAATAGTAACTCGCACTAATTTGCTTCGTAGGTATTTTCCTTGCACGAAGTCTTAGTACATTATTTTTTGCTTCTGTTGTTGTAAAATAAGCTGCTTTAGCAACGTCAATATCTTCTGGTGAAATCGTAACTGCAATACAATCGGATTCCTTAATACCAGAAATTTGAATATCGATATAATATGGATACGATATCGAACCATCGGATTTCCATCCTTCTGCAGGAATCGTGATTGGGTAGAGCTTCATTTCGTCTGGTTTCTTGTCAATCAAATTCTTTAATACCTTGCCTTGTTTTGCACTCAAAGAATTTGTTGAACTATCTGAAGTGAGATTGTCTTGAATAACAACACGATTATTTAATAAAACCTAGTTGCCACCGATGTTTGAATACAGTTTATCCGGCTTTAAGTAATAAAGTTTTTCGGCGAGAGGAGCCAAAGGAAGTTCACTCACAACCTCTAAATCGTTGCCGATTTTTACATGAGCTACAGAATTGTCTCGATAGGCGTTTCCGGTGTCAAGGCAGACAATCAATTGTCCATCAACCACTGGAGTCGTGTCTAGTTGAGACTGTGCTATCTCTAATAACGATAACTTCGACATCGTACACTCCTTTTCGATATAAAAAATAAGCCTGCCACATCAAAATTGACATGGCAGGTAATGTAAGTTTAATTAAGCAATGGTCTTCCAGGTAATCGCACCTTCGACACTCTTCATACGGGTATCCATAGCAGTGGTAAGGCCGTCAGCATAGGTTTTAGCACCAGACAGTGCGGCATCTGCCTTCTTAGTTGCATCAGCAGCAGCGGCAGAAATTGCTTCAGACTTTGCAGTTGCCAGCTGAGTTGCATCAATCTTGGCATTCCATGCAGTACGCTCTTCTGCAGTAATATGCGCAACCTTATCACTAGTATGAGCAGTAGCAGCATCGTTGATTGCCTTGATCTTCTTATTAATCTCGGCTTTGGTGTAAGCATCCGGCACTGCCACATACAGACCATCCTCTTCAATGACAATGGAATTGTTAGCCTTTGCAGACATACGAACATTCACGCTGATCTTATTATCAGAAGACACGGTAACCTCAGCAGTAGAAGTTGCAACACCAACATAAATGTCAATCAAAGAGCCCACAGGAATCTTGATTACGTCACCACTAGTAATAGTCAGCTCAATATCTTTATCCTTTGCATTGTAAGTTCCGCTGGTAACAACCAGATCCTTACCAAGGGCAATAGTCAGAGTGTCACCGCCAAACACAGGCAGTTTAATTGTGCGAGTGGTAGAATCATAGGTGGGCTCATGAACAATACCTGTCAGAGTAGTAGTAACAGGCTCGCCACCCTTTGCAACGCTCAAAACACCAGCATCATAGGTGACATCAGTAACAAACTTACCCTTGACACCTTCGACAGATGCAATCTTAGCATTAACGTAATCAGCAACAGCCTTGGTAGTAGGCACATTGTCATCGGTCGCATCGCTTGCAGGAATCTGGGTTACAGTCTGCTTATTCATCTGAATGAACTCAGTGCCATTCCAGATATGCATGGTGTAATCAGTCATACGGAAATAGATCACGCCCTGAATCTGTCCAGAAGAAGGAAGGGCGCTTACATTCTTCACGCTCTTAGTGTACTCGCTTGTACCCTTAAAGAACTGCATAGTATCAGTCAGGAAATACAGGGTATCATTATCCTTTGCCTGCAGAGCGTCATAATTAGCTTTAGTGCCATACAAAAATTTAACAGATGCCATAATATAATCCTCCTTATAGCATTAAAATTCTTGCCACACGAAACCGGTTGTTTCGGCAGCAAATGATTCAATAATAAATTTACCCGTTGAAGACTTTTGAACGATATAAGGAAGATATTTCCCATTGGCTCCAAGAATCTTCACGGTTTGACCGGCATAGGTATCTGAATCTGCGTTTAGCGTTGCAAGCGCTGCATTTTCAGTGTCGAATAACCTTTCTCTAGGACGAATGATTTGTTTTGTTTTATCGTCACGAATATAAATGAATTCAGATGTATCTTTTGTGATAACAAGGTCCTTACCATCAATCACACCATTCTCTATTGCACTGTCTACATCAGTAGAGTTACCATAACCAAGTTTTGAGTGAGTTGCCATTCTATCACCTCCAAAATAAAAGGGTGATTAGAATTCAACCACCCGGATCGTTCCATCTTGTCCACCAGAAGAATCTCCCGAAGAATCGCTAGATAACTTTACTGCATTACCAATTGGATTACCTTGAGAAAGAAGTTGCAAAACACTATTCTTATAGCTGAGTCCATCTGCTTTGTTGTTGATGACAGTATTCATTTGGTCATTTAAAGCTTTCGTCTGACTAATCATCATCAGAAGTCGTTGATCCAGAGAACTAAGTGCCGAATCAGGAATCATATCAGACCAGTTATTGATAGACACAATGTGAATCACACCTGGGCCAACCTTGCGAACATATTGTGTGATTCTGCCGTCGGAGTCCATTTCTGTGTTTGCAAAAGTAAGCTGGATCTCAATATCACCAACTTCACTTGTCAATTCGGTATCAAAAGGAAGAACCTATTCCAACTTGTTTTTATACAGCTCTGCAGATTTCTGTAGAATTTCAGTTTTATAATTTTTACTTACAGGTAGAACGTATTCTAGCATTACAGTGTAGTTGGACATATCGATTCCTTTATAGGTCGTGTCAGCCAAAAAATGAAGATTATCAACAAGTTTGCTTCTTTGCACGACGCGTTCAACAACACTAGCAGTTAACGTATTGTCCTCGTTAATTAAAAACGTATACATATTTACACCTCCTTCCCAACAACAATATATTTATACTCGTTTGACGAAATCTAACTTTCTTCAAGCCTATTCTTTAAAAATAAATCATGGATCTTGTGATCGCGATATGTATAATTGCCGCTTCTGGTAAAGGTTTGTTCCGTTACAGCAAGCTCATCTACATCTTCGTCAAAATCAACTACTGGACGGACGGCTTCCGTAGACGCCTCCATCGTCATTATTGAATTTTCTGTGACCATACGTCTGGACTGCTCAAAAGAAAGTGCCATTTGCTCACTCCTTCCTTATTAAGCTGTTTTACTAAACAACGTCACTTGAATCTTAATTGTATTAGCTGGGATTTCTTTGGAATAGAAAGTAATAGTTTTATCACCAGTTAGACATGTACGACATACACCAGCTGCTGTAGCAACATCCATATTTTCGGGATAAACTGACGCCATTGGAATTCTATCTTCTGTAGCAGCATCACAAGAAGCCACATACTGATACTTAAAATCTTCAAAAGAAGATGTTCCCTAATTTCCAGGTGAAATCTCAAAAGTGTACGAATTATAATAACCACCAACATGCTGCTGGACATAGTTTACGAATTCTTCAGCCTTTTTTGCGCTATCTTTTGCTTCAGTAGAAAGTCGATTGGCAGTATCAAGAGTAGCCTGAATATTATCATATCGAGCTGTGAGATCTTTTTGAATTTCTTTTGAATTGCTTTCCGATAATGCTGCATTATTAGCAGACGTTGCAGCTTTTGCTGAAAAATCACTTGCTTTGTTTGTGAAACTCTCAATATACAATTCAATGTCTTCTTTGAACATTCGTTCCAGCGCCATTGTACTATGTTTCAGCTCATTGATATCGGTTGCATCGATAATTGTGTTCTTGATCTTTGGGTTCGCTTCTAAAATACTTTGTGCAAGCGCATAATTTCCATTTTGAATTGCTTTTTTATAATCGTTTACATCCGATAGCAACTCTGAGCTTACATTTTCGCTGTTTTGCTAACTATCTATTTGAGCGGGAAATGATGTGAATTCCAAATCTACATATGTACCATCTGGATTTTTTTCGTAACTCAATAAAGTCACCTCCTATTGTTATAGACGTAAGTATTTAATATTTATTTTCGACAATATACGGATAATACGGATAATACCTACTTAATGTTAAACTCATCGTTCCTGAACCTAAAGAAATATTAATTTGTTTTATGATGAATTCCAGTTCTTCATCATTTGAATTTATATATCTGGGAATATAAGATATCTTTTGATTAACATCTAGCTATGGAACAAGGAGACATTCAACGCTTACACTATCAGTTAAACGACAAGCTTTCCAATGCTCATACTCTGCACATTGTAATGCTGAAGCGCTGGTATTGTAAATCTCATAATCACTTCCAGAACAAACAAGATTTCGCCTTCCGATTTTATCGATGGTAAAATATGAATCTACATCAGTTAAAGATTTAGACTCGGAATTTGTTAAACAAATATATTTAATATAATTGCAAGACTCTTCTTTTTTATCAGATTCGATTTCATCATCGGTAGGATATTTATCTACAAGCTTCACCATAACATGAATTTGTTGTTCTCCACGATAATAGAAAGCTTTATTTGATGGGCTATATTTTACAACTACCATCGTATCACATGGAATAGTAGTTCCATCAATAGCAACATCAGTTCCATTTTCGTCAACATCACTTTCATATAAAGTATAAGGACCATGCCGATATTTCTTTACACTTGTATTGTTATCATCATCAGTCTCGGTGACTGAATTGACAATCGTGATATTGATACGCTTGGTTAAACCAAGGAGGGGAGTTGTGAATGCAATTAACCCGTCATTATTTGTTTCAAAGTCTACAGTATTAAGTGTAATGTTAGTTGTATCCTTTTCGTTTGAAGTTTCCATTTTATCATCTGAGACAAATTGATCGTACTCGATACTCGCGCCAAACAATTCAACGCAATTCTTTACTTTGCTATAATCTATCGTGCAATCTTCTGAAATAACAAGATCTTGAAATGTGTTGTTTTTTAGAGCGACAGGATCATCAAAACCAGACGGGATTTCTTGACATACAAAAGTAGTGTTATTAAAAAACATCTCAAATGGATAATACAAATCGCGCAACTGTGTTAGAATGGACCAAATTGTTGTTCCCGTTTGAAAATCAATATCGTTTGGGACTTTACGATTCTAATAGTCAATAGAACAATCAGTCATACCACTTAATTTATAAGTATTTTCAATCGCAGAACGAATATTTGTACCAATACCTATTGTTGTTTTGTAACCAGTGAGTGTTCCTCCGAGAGTTCCATCAAGCAACGCAACGAGATCCACACACGAAATAGAAACAGTATGCTCAGAAGAACTATACGTAAATCCATTTTGACTAAAAGCAAATACGCCTTGAGGATACCAATAAATATTTGCTTTATTTACACTCATGCCTATATATACTCGTACCATTTTATCCGTCTATTCATTGGTTTCATATCTGCTTATTCTTTTTCTTGGATTTAAATGAATTGTACCTGAAAAAGTTCTTCTGATATCAGAGTTTGCATCTATAGATAATGAACCATCAATGGCGATGCCCTCAAGAGAATCAATCACGTTTAAATTTTTATCTAACAACTCTAACTTGCAGTGCAATTCTTTAGTATGTGTTTTTAAGAGGCGCAATTCTTTTGAAGTAGGAGTATACAAAAAACATCACCTCCCATTTTAAACAACCTTAACTGAGCATGTTGTACTTGCGTCATCAAGAGTTATAGTAATAAAACATTCTCCGGCTCCAACTCCAGTAACCATACCATCTTTGTCAACTGTCGCTACAAAAGGATTTGATGTCTGGAAGTTTAGAATCGGATATGTTACATCCACAGGAGAAGATGTATATGTAATCTTTTTACTTTCACCAATCGCCAACGCATATCCAATTGAAGTGGCTGTTATATTTTTTACTCCGATAAAATTCTCTGAGTTTATTCTAAACGAGCAGGGCAATGCAAATGCTGGACGGAAACAAAGTTTACCAGTTGGAAGAATAAATTCGACATAGGTATCTTTTGTACTTTTATTTATTTTTGAAACTGCAATATATCTATCTTTATAACTTTCACCAAGCCCAAGAACTCCTTGATTAACTATACGAGAGCGAGTTAGCTGCTCGCCATAACCTTCTCCAAAAACACGTACATCAGGCGCATCTTCTATCTTGCTGGCAATTGGCAATAAAGAGCCTTCTACATTACAAGAGCCAGTAAAATATTTTACACCTAGTTCAGTAACCGACAATATAAAAACATCTCTTGTTAAAGTTGCAATTTGATCAGGCTTGTAGTTTTGATCTGATGAATTGTAATTGTTTTTAGGTGTATAATAAAACTTTACTGGTGTAATTTTATTTGAAACAGAACTGTCTAGTTTTGTTTTATAGTCAGAGCACCATCTATCAATTGTACTTGATGAATACTCTACACTTTTGCCTTTATCAAACTCAACTGTTTCTGAATATACGTCTTTTCTAACTAAAAGAGTATTTCCGGTGTTATTGAGTCTTTCTTCGTAGTCATGTTTTGCAATATAAAACTCGATAGTTTTACCTTCTTCATTAAGCCCAACTACAGTTCCTTCAGAAAGATAATCCAATCTAATACCAGAATCCACAGAGATAACATCAATTGGGCATCTGACTAAAATATTATCTACTGTTGCTGTGATAAACGCGGAACCTTCAGATATTGCCTGTACTTTACCATCAACAACGTTAACGATATTTGCGTTAGAGGATGTCCATGACACTTTGCTGAGTTTTATATTTTCAGGCAAATAATATAATTTTAATTCTTTTCTGGTTCCCTTTTTTAAGTATAAATGTGTGTAATTTAATGCAATTTTACTTGCTTTGATTCTAACAGCAGATGCTGAAATGATTATATCGCCAGAAACATTTGGAATACTAATTTCTCCAGTTGCATCATTGTACACATTATTCGTAACAACAGTATTGTTCATGACTACAGAAACATCAGCAATAGCATATCCCAAAAATGCAGAGATGGTAGTTGAAAAAGAAGAATTACTCTTAACGGCAACAATATTATTTGCGGAAGAAGTGTTTGTTAGGTTATAAGTCACACTATAATAAACTCCATATTGTTGCTCGTCAAAAGAAGTTAAGCCACTATCAGCGAGATCATCAGTGCTATTATAATCTCCGGTTTGAATAAATTTAAAACCAATGTTTACCTTGTCAGGATGATCTTCGTTGTCAATAGTAACCTCATCACTAACGGTCATCAGCCATTCTCTACCATCTTCGATCTTTAAAATTTTTGCTTGTCCATTGGTTAACTAATCAACATAATCTTCTCTATATTGATACGAATTAGCAATGTCCCAATTATCACAACCAATACGCTTTATAATTGTTCCGGAAAATGTTCCAGAATCATAGTTTGCTTCGCTTCCAAAAAACACATACGGATATCTACTATTTAATGTCGTAACAACATTAGATTCGCGATTTCTTGTAACAGAAGTGATTTTAGGATCAAGAAATATATGATAAGAAATTACTCCATCGGAAATTACGGCTCCGTAAAAATCACTAACAGCAGATGCTGAAATATACGGAAGTTCAGTTCCGTCTTTTAAAACGTATGTAACAGAATACTCATATTTTGTATCTCTACCTCTTGCAAAGTAATCTGCAAAAGCAAAATTTAAATTATCTAAGTCTGTTATGAGATATCCCGCTAAAGAAGTCCACTTCGAGCTTCCAACTTCACGACGTTTCAACTGCATCGACTGTATTTTTGGGCCTAAATCTCCAATATTTCCACCTTCCAAGTTTTTAGAATCGAAAGTAGCCAAAACCAATACATCTGAATTCCATTCAATGTCTGTCTTCTTATAATCGTTACAATTAGAAGATAGGTAAACCTTATCAAAAATTGCATTTTTAACAGAAAATGACAATAATTTTGAATTAAAACCCTTGTAATTGAAAGAAGTGGAATCGTTTAAAATATCACATCCAAGAAACATAATACACTCCTTTCGTAATATTTAATTGATTGAATTTATGTGAATGTCAAACAACTTATCACGTAACGCAAGATCAATAAGCACCACCTTAGAACTATCATGATTTTCTAAATAGTTGCTTTGAATGATCAAATATTGCTTTTCGTTAACAAACAACTGGAAGATAGCGTATGTTAAGTTTGAATCTGAATCGCGATCAGTAAATTTTCTAGTATTTAATTTAATTCTCCCAACCACGTTGTATGAATCGTTTTGCCACACTAGCGTTGCCAACTCATTAGGGGAACTGGATTTTGTGAATAATTTAATATCAAAATCATGTAATTCTTTATAAGTTGATGGAATTGAGTATGTAACTGATGTCCTGTTTGTCAAGTCAATATAATAATTTCCATCATCTGATTGTACGTAAGAAAATTCTCCATTAGGTACACCTGTGACTGAAATAAAATGACTCGTGATATCAATGCAACCGTTATCTTTATTATTTGTTGCATTTAAAGCAAATGTGTTATCTCTCCCAGAGTATCCAATTTTCACTAAATAAAATCCAGTATCCAGTTCATAACCATTTCTGGTTTCTCCAATACCTCTAATAAAATACTTGTTTCCGTTTTCTAAATTATATGCAGAAAACGAATTGGATATTGATCCATAATACATATCTGATTCATCAAGTAGAATTTTATCTGCGTTATATAATTGATATTTATAATTTTTGAGCAGTTCATTTTCGGATGAAACATAAGAATATTTTAATTCGAAAATAATAGAAGAAGTTTCAAAAGTATTCTCTCCTGTAGGAGTAAGACCGTTAAAAGATAAAACTGGCCTGCTCTTACAATAAAACGTCATTAGAGAACTATATGTTCCAAACGTATCTTCGCTTGATAGTTTTACCCTAACTCTAATAGAATAGTTTGAAGATTGATTCTTTAATTTTTCGTTTGGGACAATTGCAAAACTATATCCAGTGTTTGAATTATAAGATAGATCGGATGATTCTCCAGAATGTGAAAGAATAAAATTACTTCCACTATAAATCTCATATTCGTAACTCTTAATTTCAGTATTACTTGTATAAATCTGAAAATTAATTCTTCCGCCAATTGACGCATCAAAAATATCAATCGAGGATAAAACTGGTTTAGCCAATAGGTATTCACCTCGTATAATAAAATAGTAGTATTTATAGACCGCTCTCCAGCGGAATGCTACAATAGTTTCAGGGTGCTGTGGATTGGTGAGGCGTTACTACCGCAAAGACGGTTTTTGGGAGGCTCCAACCACAGCTTCTTTGTTGAAATGTTAATCAGTTAGATACCGCCAGACGGTTTATTTAGAACGAGGTTACAAGAGCAAAGAAGTCTGTGGTCCTGAACAGCATCGAAATAAATACGCCGGAGGTATCAAAATGGTTTGTGTTGGAATTGACGTTGCCAAGGATAAGCACGACTGCTGTATTCTCGACTCGGACGGAACGATTCGTGCCGACTGCATTACCATCCCCAATAACATGGATGGCTTCAAGCAGCTGCTTCAGACGATTCGAGACTGTACCAAAAAGTCAGACAAAATAAAAGTAGGACTTGAGGCTACCGGACATTACAGCTACAACATTCTTGGATTTCTTCTTGACAATGACCTGGCCGTCTATGTCATGAATCCTTTGCACACCAACCTGTACCGAAAAAGTCTCAGCCTTCGCAAAACCAAAACCGATCGTGTGGATGCAAGAACGATTGCAACTATGCTATTGTCCGATGTAGACCTCAAGTCCTACACGGATACAGCATACCATAACGAAGAGTTAAAGTCACTAACAAGATACCGATTCGATAAGGTTCGTGAAAGAGCCAAGCTGAAGCAGTCAGTGTCCAGACTGGTCACGATTCTGTTTCCAGAACTGGAGAAGCTCGTTCCCTCTCTCCATATTGCTTCGGTTTATGCGCTCCTCAGTGAATATCCCGGTGCAAAACAGATTTCAGAAATTCATCTCACCAAGCTGACAAACCTTCTTGCGACAGCATCCAAGGGTCGTTATGGCAAAGATAAGGCTATCCAGATTCGAGATGCTGCCAGAACTTCCATTGGTTCCGTTATGCCTGCTAAATTTCTGGAACTGAAGCATACCATTAAACTCATTCGGGAACTCACCTCCGAGATTGATGAAATTGAAGTTTCTATTCAGAAAATCATGGATGAACTGAATCCACCGATTCTTTCTATTCCCGGTGTCGGTATCCAGTCAGCAGCCATGATTCTTGCTGAAATCGGTGATTTTTCCAACTTTGAATCTCCTGACAAAATCCTTGCTTACGCTGGCTGCTCTCCATCTACATACCAGTCCGGAAAACTTACAAACTGTTACGCTCACATGGAGAAGCGTGGTTCTCGTTATTTGCGATATGCCCTCTACAACGCAACCAAGTACGTCTGCCACTGGAATCCCGTCTTTGCTGAATATCTTGCCAAGAAACGTGCTGAAGGAAAGCACTACAATGTTGCCTTATCCCATGCCACGAAGAAACTTGTGCGGCTAATCTATGCCTTGCAGAAATCTGGCAAAGCATATCTTGTAGCTGCCTGATTCTCTCCAGAGCCTGAGCCAAATCCAAGAACAACTTAGCTGGCGCAGCGAACCCTTGACAAACCGAAGCATTCAAATGCTATTCTGTTTCTGCGAGGGTTGGCCGGGCTTGCTTTGCTATTCTCTCCGTCGCCCTCGCTGCATTGATTATGGCATTTGAATGCTGTTTGTCAGGGGCAGCGGTCGGCAGACGGATTTTTTCATTTTGGGGCTTGACTTTTAATAGTTAGTCTCCTAAGTAAAAATACAGGGTTATCCGCAATTACGGAACTACCTGTATAGACCGATTATATTTTGTGGAGCAATAAAGTATTATAGTTTCCTTGCAGAGCGGTTACAGCCACTCTTTCACACGGCTGGAAGTCCTGTGAAGACCTTATTGTATAATCAGATCCAAACAATGTAACTACATAACCATTATTTACTTTGCTTTTTATAACACCAAACGATGTTACGTCATAAGAAGCATTATTTACTTCATGTTTTGCTCCTTGAATAATCGATTTTGTAAGAGTCTCCACTGCACGTTCAACTTCAGTCATAAATAACACCTCCATTAATCATCGCTTGCTTTGATATTGCAGCAAGGCATTTGGCAGTTTTAAAACAATCTCTTTTGCGAGTTCATTTGTATTTCCAACAGGATTTTGAATATAAATATCTCCAACAGAGACTGCTCCTCCAACGGTATGATTCTGAACATTACTTAATGCAGCGTGCTTTGCGAGTTGTTTATTGAACCATTCGTCGGGATTTCCTCCCATTTCAAACAACCGAGATGTTATGTCTGCTGGAACAACACCATCACCAGTTTCTAAATATGTATAACGACCAGATTCTGGTTGACGAACAACAAGCTCAGAACCTTGTTCATCGACATTAGCCAACTGATTCTTATCAATTGTTTTTGAGCCTTTCGCATATTTTTTTGCTTTGAATGAAGGCTTCGGTTGATCTACTGTTGTTTTACTAGTCTTCGATGCAGTAGCAGCGATGGACGCAATTAGAGCAACAGCGCCTGCAACTGCAACTGCTGCTGCTATCCATCCTACAACCGGGATTGAAGCTAATGCGGTAGCAATTTGCATTAACATGCCACTCATTGCAGCACCAACAGTAGAAACCAATGTTCCAAGCGCCATAAAAATCGAAGGGAAGAACGATACAATGCCAGAGCTTATTGCGCTGCCAATAGACATAGCTCCATTTGCAATCGGAGTAAAGAGGCTACCAACAACAGATACAACGCTTCCTAATCCGTTCTGTGCAAGCCCAATTAATGAACTAAAACCCTGAGAAAAGAATGATCCGATATCACCAAACAGTAAACTAGTCGAAGTTGAAATTTTATTCTACGCTCCATTAAAGAAGTTTCCTACATTAGAAAGGAAACCACTGGTTCCTGATGTTATTTTATTCCAGCCACCAAAAATTACCTCTTGAAGTTTATTTACGCCATTTCTGCCAACCTGACTAAGGTTGTTCCAGAAATTACCAAAAGCGGTCTGCGTATTGTTCGTGTTCTTTCCATTAAACAAGTTGGTGATTTTGTTCCATAAAGTAGTAATTCCGCCGTTGCCACTACCGCCATCCAGCTTATCTAAGACATTTCCGACTTTTTCAAGCGTACTAATTAGAGACTCAAGTCCACCAATAATATTCTTAATAGTAGAGATCGGATTGGCAGCTTGCATAGAAGCTAAAACATTGCCCTTAAAAACATCGACACGACCTTCCATTTCTGTGAAAGTCATATCGGCGATTTCGGATGCATACTTCAACTTCTTATTATAGTCATCCCAATCGGTTCCGATTAGACTGATAATCTCGCTATACTTATCTTTCAGTTCGTTCAGTTTATCAATCTGGTCATCAATAGCTTTCTCGGCATCTTCCTTGCGCCACTCACGTTGTTGGTCATTCAGATTATCCTGAGCTTCCTTGACTGCGGATTCGTCAGCAACCCACTCATAGCCATTGCTGGTCAACTTGCGAACAGTACGCTGAGTGCGAGCTTTTTCAAGTTCGGCCTTTAGCTTAGCCAGAGTAATTGCGCGTTCCTCTTCGTCATTGGCCTCTTGAAGAGCTTCTTTCTGCTTGTTTAGGGCATCGATTCGCTTATCTATATCCTCAGTCATGGCCTCGCCCCAAAGTTTGAGGTCCGAGTTCTTTTTCGAGTTTGCACTTTCAATCAGATCAAGAAAAGAAGAGAAGATGTCTTTTAAATTAGAAAACAGGGAAGTAATTCTCTCTGTTTCTGTATCCATACCCTTCATATGGTCGGTAACATCCCAAGTCCCATCAGCTACTTTCTGAAGAATCTCGGCGTAACGTTTACCGATTTCTGTTCCCTCGTAATCAGTAGCAAGTTTTCGTAACTGCTCAACGTAAAGAGCACGGAATGCTTCCTTGTTAAAAACAAGCTTATCGCCTTGAAGATCAAGACAGGCTATGTACTTTACATCCAGCCCCATTAACTTCTGAATACTATCTTGACTTAAATCGCCATATGTATTATACTCTTCAGAAATATCAGACAGATCATTAAAGGCACTCTGGAAGTTATCCATTCTATTATTGATATTTTCGAGTGTAGATCCCAGTCCGTTGATATATTCTTCAACACTGATTATATTTCCGGCGATTTCTTCTTTTGCGTTTTCAAAACCTTGTGCAAGATACTCACCTGCAACACCACCTGTTTTACGAGCAGCAGAAGCCATCTTGTCAAGAGAAGCTAAAAACATTTGTTTAAAAGCATCGCTGTTATAATCAATAGTACCACTATCGATATTTAATGCGCCAACGTATTTCTCGTTAGTGAATAAATCTGTGTTATCGTACAGATCGCGAATTGCCTGATACTGTTTATCAACATCATCTGCATCAAGGGCACCAAACGGATTATCAATCTTGTTTTTGCTCACTTCGGACAACCCAGAAAATGCGGATTTTATAGCGTCCGTCTTTTCCTTAGCCTTGTCCATCGCAGTGCCGTAGCCTTTGATAGCGTCAGTCAACTGCTCAAAAGAGATGGTTTCAGAATCAACACTAGAATTCAACCAGTCGAGAATCTTCTTCATCTCGCCAGCAGACTTGCCACCATCATTAGCCGCATTTGCTTCCTTGAGTTGTGCCTTAATAAATGTGCGGAATTTGGCTGTATTAAGTTCAAGTTTTCCGTTTTGCTCCGTCAAACAAGCAGTAAACTTGTCATCGACACCAATCAGTGACTTCATTGTATCAGCACAGATATAACCATATTGGTTATATTCTTTCATGGCCTTTGTTAAGGTATCAAAAGCAGAAGCAATATCAGTCACAGACTTCGCAGTAGACTTGTTGTTCTTGCTGGCCTTATTTGTCGGGAACCCATTCAACTGATTTGTTAATGCTCGCCCACCCCTTAGAGCAGCGTTCATATTGGTGTACAACAGAGAAAGCTGAGTATTTGTGCGATTCGTAATTTCCTCTAGCTTTGCAGGATCGACGCCACGTTCGCCAGCTTTTTCAACTTCATTTGCAAACTCTTGAGCAGCACTATATGTCGCAGTAGCCGCAGTAGCATTTTTCAAAGCGGGAAGAAGATTCTCAAGAGCAGTCTTTTCAGCCGTGGTTTTCTCTTTTAGGTTATCGGTACTTTCAGCTGTGTCATCGGCAGTAAGGTTTGCAACCTCATGTTGTGCGTTAGACAGAATTGTTGCCGCAGCTTCTGCGTATTCAGCAGCAAGTAACTCGGCATAACTCTGTTTATTTATCTGGAGCTTACCATTAACAAGCTCAAGGCAATTCAGATACTCGGTGTTCATCGTCAGTAAAGACTGAAGAGAATCGAGACTCATGTAGCCATACTGATTGTACTCTTCCATTGCACTGGTAGAAGCTTTATACGCAGACTGGATTTCATCCATTTTGGAAGAAATATCTTCCATCTTCTGTGCGCCAGCTGCCAATGCGTCAACACCATTTGCTGAAGATTGAGCTACAATACCAACTTGAACAAGTGCTTGAATAAACGCATTCACACCGTTTGTGTCAGCAGAGAAGTCCATGTCAGTCAGAGCTTTACGAAGATTTGCGAGAGCTTGCGCTTGCTCGTCTGATAATCCTTCGTTTGTGCCCCATAAGAGCTCGTTTAACTTACTTGCATCAAATCCATCAATCGTATTTTCCAGAGTTTGAACAGCAGAATTTACCTTGTCAAAAGTAAAACTGACGTCCATACTGTTGTTATTGTCATTCTGCCAAAAATCAACAGCTTGAAGCTTTCTACGAGCATTCGTGTTATTATTGATGGCATCAGTAGAATCATTATAAGAATCTACATCGTCACGCAAAGCGTTTTGCTCATCAAGTAAGAATTGGTAGAGGCTATGGTACGTCCCACCAGCCGCTCGCTCGGCTTCGGTAGTATTGTCAATAATATACTTTAGGGCTTTACCAACCTCGTTGTAATAGTCAACAATAGAATCCGCATCATTTAACTTGTCAGGTCCATAACCACCGAACTTGTTAAAGACATCAATGCCAGCATCTTTAATATGGTCACCCATATCCATTTCAGGAGCCGACCAAACAGTAAGATAATGCGTCCGATTATTCTTCTTGGCTGTATCAACAAGCTTCCCACCTTGAGCATCTTTGTTTTGTGTCAACTCATAACGAGATGCTTCCAACTGCTCCGCTGTAATATCCTGAAGTAATCCAAGCTGCTCTTCATACTTGCCGTTTTGAAGGTCAAGTTTACCAAGTTTGTTTTCATCAAGCGTTCCTTGTTCTTTCGCAAGATCAAGAATCTCTGCCTGAATATCTTTTGCTTGGTCAAAGTCTTCTGTATCCCAACCAGACTTGTCGCCAAGTTCTTCATAAGCACTGACCAGATCCTTTAAAGAGGAAGTGGTGCTCTGCGCAGCATCGGCGGCTTCCTTAGATTTCGTTGCGACGTTTTGCACTCGTTGTGCCGCTTCCGTAATCTTCTTAGTCCCCCAAGAGACGAGCAATCCAATTCCAACACCCAGCGCGGCATTGAGCAGTAAAGCTTTTGCGCGAAGGGCAAGTAGTTTAAGGGAAAAACCTTCAGTTGCTTCGCCTGCGGCTTCCGCATTTACTTTACTTTGTTTTAGTGATGTGATAAAATTGGAAATAGAAGGCTTTGCACCATTTAAAGATGCTTTGTAGTCATCTATCGCATCTTGTAACCACCCAAACCAGATTTTTATATCGTTCCAAGCCTTGTTGTGTACGCCATCTTCATCAGCAGTAAATAGGAAAGATAACATCGAAATTTTATCATTGAGGAGAGAAGAATGAATAAAATTCTATACTGCCCATGGTGTGATAGATACGCTAGAGAGCCATGGTATCATTGTCCATTTTGCCACAGCCAAACTATCTATATAAAAGCATGGGATAAAAAATCTGACGAAGAAAAGAAAGAATGGTTAAAGAAATTTCAAAAAGTTGACCCACCAAGACCAATCAAAGACAAATCACTACTTCGTGAAGCGGAAAAATTCGACAAACAAACCCGTGCTCAACTTGAAGAAGAAGCTCGCCTTGCTCAATACAAACCAACTTGCCCAGTATGCCACTGTCCTGATTTGGAGAAAATCTCCGGCTTTGACAAGACTGTGGATATAGCGGTCTGGGGCGTATGGTCGAGAAAGGCACACAAGCAGTTTAAGTGCAAAGCGTGCGGATATGAGTTTTGACGTCCTCTACCAAATGTGAACTCCTATTCTCTTTACTTTTTGTCTTTTTATGGTAGACTTAAATAAAGAACGAAGAAAGGAGGATATCACAATGACTAGAGAAGAGTTTAATAAGATTCTTTCTGAGGAGACAAACAAAGAACTCGTCAAGATTCAGGAAAGCTTTAGTAATGTTGATGGTATGGATCACGGCGAGCTATTGGCTCAGATCATGGCAAGTTCAATTACTGCCTCTGAGAATATTGTCTTGTCTGCACTTGAAAGAGCGGGTATACTCAAGTACGATGATTGAGGGACGCTAACTTTTTAGGCAATTCCTTAACAATTTCATCGGCTAACATTTGAGTATCACCAATAACTTCTCGCTGCTCTCGAATCATATTAATGAGAGCGGCGAGTTCTTTTACGTCAATTTCAATTTTCAATTTAATCACCTCGATTATAAAATACAAAGTTGATTGATGTAGCAATATGGGGCTGGGCAAGCAGAAAGCCCGGTAAACAGTTCAAGTGCAAGAATTGTGGATGCGAGTGGTAAACAATAATAAAACCCTCTACCGTAAAACAGTAGAGGGTATATGTTAGATCTACCTATTCGTTTATAAATGTAACAAGATCGTTGAGTAAGGTCAGCTCAATCTCATTGACCTTTTCTTTATTGTACCCATCAACGGCCAACTCCGCAAGAACCTTTTGAAAAAGCTCATCGCAGACAGTAGACCGTCGTGTAGTTTTCAGCAATTCATCATATTTGACGAGCTCTGTCGCAAATACCTTGTCGCAATCAATACGAGTTGTGTGTTCAAATGGATTTCTATTTAGGTCAGCTTGCTCATCGCAATAGTGCCGCATAGTGCCATTTTTGAACATATAAGGTTTTAAGGTTTGGCATTTTACATACTCATATTTGTAATTAGCTGATTCTTTGCAAATATACATATGAGCAGCCTGTGCCAGCCCAGAATTAACAGAAGGGTAGGGAATCTTTATTCTGATTACGTCCTTCTTGTTAATCAATTAAAAGACTTCCTTCCTCGTCAATTTCAACATACACAGGATTATGCAATACTTCATATCTTACTATCGTAGATAATGCCTTGCGATGTTCGTCGGTAAGACACTTGTAATCATCTTTCGAGAAAACAAAATAGTGGTCTCTGATTCGCATAACGCAAGAATCAGCAATGAGTTCATCTGGATACATGGATTCTAAAAGGTACATCAGGCTTACATCATCCTGATTAAAGTCAGACTCATCCAATGAAACATGTTTGTGACCAGCAAAGATTCTGTCAGCTTTTGCACTCCAAATATTCATCTGGTGCGTTAAATCAGATAAATCTTCATCTGAAAGAATCTTTACTACGAAGTCACTGCGTACTGCGTAGCGGTCATCAATGCTGTGAACCGCTAAATAGCAATCTCTTGCTCGTTGGTCAAATTCATTGCGCTCTTTTGTGTAATCACCATAAACGCTGCTGAATACTGGACCATTCTTGTAACCACGAAGATAGTCGAAATCAGCAGGTTTGCCATTTGCTTTAGAGAAAGACTCGTAAAAGAATAAAAATTTCTGAAGCTTCAATGGGTCATTATAAGAATCTTCATCATTTTCCATAAGCCAACCACTCAATTCAAGCTTACGGTCATCCGAGTTAATCATTCGTAGTCACCTCGATTCTTGGCTATATTATACTACTGCAGAAGATGAAACGTCAAGACGCAAGTATAATAAAAGACCGTACAGGTTACACCTATACGGTCGGTCCATAGACTTTCTGTCCGAGAAAATCTCTCCTATAAAATAGTTTCTATTACTTTAATTTTTCTAGAATCTCATCTGCGCTCATACCACTAGACAGTAGTTTCTTGAGCACGTCTTCAGCTTCAGCTTTCTTCGCAGCTTCTACAATCTTTTCATCGGCCTCAGCTTTTTTCTTTTCAAGCTTCGTAACTTCTTTGTTGAGCTTTTTCAGTTCTGCTTCTTTGGATTTTCTCTCAGCATTCAGCGCGGCAATATTCGTGCCAAGTGCTGCAATTTCTTCAGCAAGAGATTCTGCGGCAGTATTTTTCTCAGCGATCTGTGCTGCGTAATCGACTCCATCGAGAACCTTTGCTTTATTCTTGCTTCCTTTAGGACGTGCCATAATAAAATACCTCCGTATATTTTGGATACGCGATTGTACTTTTATTATAACCAGAATATCGTATGTAGTCAACGAATATTTTATTTTCTCCTATTTGTATCGCGCTAGAGAGTAGCGCGTCTCCTCGTTTCCACCTACTTCTTTAAGTCGTCTGGTTACGTCTGAGGTGGACTTCTGAACTTTCGTCCAGAACTGACTATCCTTCCAGTGGTTGCTCACTGACCCTTTTTAGTCGATGAACCTTCCACCCTCCTACATTATATAATAGGGGAGTGGATCGGCTGCTGACCGCCCATTGTAAACGCTACGTAGCACTCGATTACTACCATATTTTGACAATACGATAAAACCGAGCTTTTATCTCAGCATATAGCATCCATATCCTTGTTTCTATCTTTCGATTCCTACATTATATAAATATAACAATAGGCGATATGGCTCTTAGGGTTTCCCAGCACTCTAGGGGCTATTTTATTTTTATATGGTGCCGCATCCTATATTTTTATACGCAACAAATATAAGAGGGCATATTAACTTTACCCGCACCATTTTTGAGCTTTCCGCTCATCTGCATTACAGACAACACACCAGAGATGGCAGCTGTAATGGCCGGAATAGAACCTGCAAGGTTGACCATTCCGTCTGCTGCATCAACAATCTTTGTTGCAAGAGTAACAAAGAATTTTATGAGGTCACTGCTCATAACGTCGTTTGAGAATTTCTCAAAGCTGGCGTTAAGTTGCTTTAAGCGACCCTCAATTGAATCCATCATGCGCTCTTGTTCAGTCATTGCTGAATTAGAGCTGTTAGCGGCATCTTCCATTGATTTTTCAGCAATGGAGAATTGCGAAAGCAGAGCAGAAACTGCATTCGCATTACGTTTCAATTATATTCAGCAGGGTCATAACTCCTGCCAGTGCTAATATTTTAAATTGTTTTATTGAAGAATAGCTCCATAACGAACCATTTCGTCAAATAGAAAAGACTCCATATCATCAGACTCCCAGTATGGGATCCTAATCAATGGAATCTTATGTGTAGAACAATATTCGTCTTTTATTGCGTCGTGGAGCTTTGTCGTTCTAAAGCTATTCTTCCGGTTCCCATTTTCTCTCCATTTAAATCTTCCATTTTCATAATGCTGTTCACCATCGTATTCAATACAAATATTATATTCTGGTAGATAAAAGTCAAACGGAAGTGGAATCTCATCTTTGCAATCTTGAAATCTTTTTTGCTGTTCAAATTCATATCCCCATTTTGTAAGAATTGAATTTACTTCCTTCTCACCATGAGATGCAGAACACAAAGGGCATCCTGTTTTTTGATATAAAAGAGATCCTGGAATAACCTTCCACTTATAATCATGGATTTTACACCGCATGAGTATTTTGGTGTTTCCATTTACATATTCCTCTAATGGTTCAATGTTGGGATTTATCTCATTCAACTCTTTAACAAACTGTTCGTTTGTCTTTGATTGATTTTTTGTTTGCCGTATTCTACTACAAATTGGACATCCCCAATGAAACACCAAAAGTTTCTCAGGAACGCAATCCCATGTATAGTCATGAATCTTACAACGAAAAGTCATCTTTTTATTTGCCTTAACATATGTTGTAAGAGCTTCTATGTTAGGATTCGATTCCGAAAGCTCTTTGATAAACTCCTCGTGTGTTCTTGAGCACGCTTTTCTTCTGTTTTCTGTTGAACATTTTGGACAACGATATCCACTTCTTAAATTGTTTGGCGTTACCATCCATTCAACATTATGTATCTTACACAAGCATTTAATTTTTACAAATGCCCCTCTGTAATCTTCAAGTAACTCAATATTCGGATCGTTTAACTCTTTTACTAAATCATCAGTTGTTTTGCAAAAACCAGCACAATACCGACATTGTTTTAACTTTTTCATAGAATACGAAATTACTTCTTGAATACCTTTATCCCTGTGCTTATTGCAAATGAATTGAATATATGAACGGTTACAACCAGTTCTGTCATCCATTCTCATTTTAACAAATTCAAAATCACGCTCTTCACATAATTTACGAGCTTTACTCTCTGAAAAACACCGATATGGCCTTCCGTTTTCATCCCTACAAAATTTGCATGGTGTACTAACTTTTCGAGTATTTGTCAACGCACTAAGTGTCGTGAATTGAACGCCAGACGAAGAATGCTTATTACAAGTAAAAGCAATTTTTGATTTTGTGTTCTTATATTCGTTTGAAACTAGTATGCAATTATTTTCAAGAAAAATTCTTCTTACGTCATCTATCGTATACTTCCTCAAATAAGCACTCCTTTCTATTTCTTATATTAGCACATCCTGTGCTTTCACACAGAGTTTAGACTATTTCTCCATCCGTCACATGACGGAGCACACCTTTTCCATTTAAGGGATTTTCACCCACGCCTTTATGAATTGCGCCGTACTCCTATTGCTGCTTTTGACAGCCCCTCACGGGGGATAGTCGTTGAACCTTATCCTATGCAATAGCTATATTGCTATTACACGTGCGGATCTTGGCTGCACGAACACCCATTGTCATGATATTTAGGCTTTTGACCATATATCATCCTTACGTTGTTTCTATTTTCATACCATCATAGCGTCATTTCTGCGCTATTGTGGTGTAAGGCTTTAGGGATTACCTGCAATTAAATGTGAACTATTATGCACATTACTGTACATAGTGGTAAACGCTTACCACCGAGTAGATTGGTTACGTTTGCTTTGCTAACGTCAGTTAGTTTGTCCCACACCTCAGAGATTTCTTTCAAAATCTCGTATGTGCTCTTAAATTGTGTACCGGCAGCGTCCTTCATGATATCAACGCCGGTAAGCTGTTTCATTTCAGTACGAAGACTTGATACAGAATCAGCACAGCCGTCAACAGATTCGCCCAAATTAGTCAAATCCGTCTTGGCGGCACGAAGGTACATAGAAATTGTACGGACCGTAGTGCCTACTGTATCCGGGTCCTGAAGTACAGAGTTTGCCGCTGTGATAAGACTGACAGACTGCTCAAACGAGTTGCCTGCAGCTGACAATGCGCTTGCCGATCTGACAAGTGCCTCCGCAATACCACTTTCGGAAATGGGTTCGTTGTTACCCACCGAGTTAAGAACATTGACGACGTGTTCTACTTCGTCAGCTTCCATTCTAAATCCCTTTAGAATAGAGACTAGATAAGAAGCTGCGTCAGATGCACTATCAATTCCATCACCAATGTTACTTAGGACAGTGGACCACTTTGCAAGCTCTTGTGATTCGTCCAGTGTATAGCCTAGACGAGACCATTCTGCTGTACTGTCAATAACATCAGAGATAGAAGCACCAAGCTCACGCGCTTGACTTGAAGCAGACGACAAAAAGCTTGAGTATGCCGATTCAGTCTCATTCGTGACTTTTTTCAAGTTAGTCATAGATGTATCTATATCTACGACATTATTATAAACCTCTCGCAGACCTTGTTTGACCATAGCCACGCCAGCCATAGCAATAGCTGTCTGGAAGTGCTCCTTAAACAGACGAGACAGTTTTTGACCAAGAGTTTCTGTAGTGGCCCCACATCTGCTGGCCTCAACCTCAAGATTTGATAGTCTTGCACTAAGATCAGTAACATCGCCTTCACAGCCAGCAGCAGAAGCTTTTATTCCGTTTAAACTATCAATTAGCCAAGAATATTTACTTTTATTTGCAATAGAGTCTTCTAACTTCGTTGCACGTTCATAAACACTCTTAAACTTCGTCATATCAACATTGGCTTGATTTATATCTCTAAAATCAAATCCAAGTTCTTTTAAATGTTGACTTGTAGAATCAATAGTTGTATCAAGAGTCTTGCATTTTTTATCAAAGTCTTGAATTGCTTTCCCTGGTGTAGTGTTCTCAATAGAAGCAAGCTGATCTCGTAACTCTTTTAACTTTCCAGAAGTTTTTCCAGTTCCATCTTCTCCATATAAATATTTTTTGATATTATCATTTTTATAGTTGGAGTTATTCTTAGAATAGTTTTCAAGAGACTGAATCTTTTTTTGATATTTTTCATACTCGGATTCTTGAGATATGAGAGTCTTTTTTAAATCATCTGCAATTTCTTGATTTTGTTTTTTTAGTTCTTTTGCAGCCGAATCAGCACCTTTTGCAGTATTCCTGTCAGCATTGAATTTTCCGGTTTTTTCGATATCCTCAAGCTTTAACTTCTGAGTTTCCGTAATTACATCTTTTGTTTTTGTCTTGAGTTTATCCATCTCATCGTTGATTGCGCTCAGTCTAGTCTGTACCGCTTTCAACTCAGATGATTTGTTTCCATTAGCAATTAACGATGCTTCATCCGCTTTTAACTTTGCTTGACGATTTGCAAGGCTGAAAAGGCGAGAAATATCACTTTTTGAAGTATCTTGTGTTTTTGTAGAACCAGACTTTCCGGTATCAACCTTAACTGTCTGCTTTGCCGCAGATTGCATAGCTTTTTTAAGCTGTGCAGTTACTTTACTCTGGTCGATCTTAACATCAAGTGTAACCTTTGGAGTTCTTAATTTTCCGCTCTTGACCACCTTGTCAAGTGCATCATTTATATTACGGATAGTGTCGTTTTGATTTACTCCAAAAGCAATTTTTACTGGTTTTTCTTTATAATGCTCCTTGACAGAATTAAATTGCTGGTCTAATTCTTTTTTATTTGTGTCAATAACAACCTTGACCTTAATGGCCGTTACGGCAGAAGACTCTGCGCCAGTATTTTCTTTTTCATCCATACTGTTGGTCACCTCTCTTTTCCATTTTCAACAATTCCTTTCAAAATAAAAAAGAGAAGCGGCCAGCTTCTTCAAGCCAGCCTCCTCTCATTCAAATTTTATTCCAAATAAATTCTCATAAAAGATGGCTTTTACAATCCATGTAAAGCCGTCTTAACAATCATTGCCGCCTCGACTTGCGCAGGAGCAATAAACGGACGTGCAGGGCGATATTCTTTCTGCCCACCAGACCGAAGATAATAACTCAAATCCATCCAAAGACCATTCTCAATCCAGTTCGCAAACATAGTTCCACCAACAGCCGCATTCTCACGTTCATCAAATAAAACATTCGCTCCACCATTCTCATTCCAAACAAGTGGAGAATTACCATGATGGTATTCCCTGTATAACAAAGTATCTGATGCTCTTTGAGAATCAAAATTCTTTCTACCAAGAAAATAAGACGGTTGCGGTTTTGCGATATCTTTCACAATCATCGTAACAGTGTTTCCATCACGAGTTACACTACTCACAATATTACTTGCATCTTCGATTCCAGCAGAACGGGCGGATTGTGACTGAATATTTTTCTTTGCACTTGCCTGAAGCACAGTTTCTATTTGCGGAGCTACATCCTGCATAATCTGCTCCACACCATCTGCCACATCACTCAATAGGTCATCAAAATTTGTGTATGACTGTTTCATTCACTCCACCTCAAATCTCAAACCGATCCTTTGCAGACTGAATCTTTGTCGTATCCTTTTTGATGTAATACTTGTTGGTCACATCCGTGCCAGCATGGTTGAGCAGGGAAGAGACATCTTCCAGACTCATACCCGCATTCTTCAGCAGAGTAGCACCACTATGCCGAAAATCGTGCGGATGCAGCGTAGGCTCATCAATCATCTCACCAATCTTCTTACACCAATCACCGGCAGTGCTTGAAGTAATCGGCATCCATGCGTCATTGATTTTCGCACCAACAAACACATAGCCGCCATCCTCAATATCATGCTCAGTACGATATTCCTTCAGCTCTTTTAAAAGCTCAGAAACCTCCTTGCTGAACATCAAATCAACGATTTTGCCTTCCTTTTCCAGAACGTCATGCACCATGCGGTTCTCATAATCGATAGACTTCCAGAGTGTATTTCGCACAGCGTTAACACGAGCCATCGTGGACAGCGAGAATAGAGCATACAGCCGCAACGTCATCGCATTATCCTTCATGTGAATAGTGGTCGCAGATTCAACCAACACATTCAGTTTTTCTCGCATCAGTTTAACCTCATCCGGCGTAAGGTATGTCTGCTTCACGACAGCCACGTCCTTAGTCGGTCGGTCAATGAACTCCATCGGATTTTCTTTGATGATTTTTTTCTTGCGAAGATACCGATACAGTGCAGAAATCGTGCTCATACGTCGCTTCATACGAGCAGAGTTATTTCCATGTTTCTTACAGTAGAACAGAAATTCCTCAATATCCTCTTCTTCAAGTTCCGTCACAGGGGCATTTCCCTGATTGTCCAAAACATAAATCATCCACTGCTTGAAATCCGATTCATAATTGTAAACAGTAGACGGGCTGAGATCACGGATGCCCATATCAGTCTCATATCTATCCCAGTATTTCAAAGACACTGGGTTTACGTTCTTGAACTTCTCAGCATCCCATAACTTCAGCGGTTTACTTCTTGTAGCCATATTAAAATTCCCTCCAACCCACCTCTAAAAGTGTTTATTCCTTTTTATCTTTTGCCAGCACAGCAGAGATCTCCTGCTTATTGTCCAGCAGGGCAGAAGTCACTTCAGAAAACTTTTCAACGTCAAAGTCATTCAAGTTGTCCTTCACATCATTCAGATAGTTCTCCATGAAGTTAACGAAATCAGAAATAGGATCAGGCTTCTCAATAATCTCGTTGAGCTTGCCACAGAGACCAAGAACAAGCCATTCATTATGAGAACGGTCAATCTGCTCGTGGACAGCCTTCTCCAGAGAATCGTACTGATCCCAGAATGCAGAAGTATCACAACCAGCCTTGTCAATTTTGAAATTGAAAGATTCATAAGCAATACGCGGCCACTCACTCTGTGGCTCACTACGATAATCATAATCCGCAAAATACTTTAGAACGGTTAGCCGAAACACCACATCAAGCAGTGCGGGCTGATAATCACCGTCAATAGTACATGCCTTAACTACTTCATCAAGAAACTCATTTCGCTCCTGAAAATTTAAAACCTTCATTTTATCTCCCTTTCGTCTGTGCTTGCTTTAATTTCTTTCGCTCTTTTCGAGCTTTTTTTAGGTCGTCATAATCGACCCAGCCTCCATCAATTTTGGAGTATGTAATCCAGCGGTAATCTACATCAGGATACTTGAACCAGAACATCTTGCGTTTCATCAGCGCAACACTATCAGCGAATCCCTTCGTATCAATCACTTGTTTGCTGCCATCTCGATATGTAATTTCATAGTCCGCCACATAATCAATCTTCCTTACAGCAACATCCTTGCCGTCCTTGTCGACCCGGCGGAATGCCTCCTGTAACAGAAAAGGAACCTGTTTACGACACTCTACAATCTCACCATTTTCCAGCCCAGGTAATACGATATCCCGATAGAACATCATCTCGGCACGACTGTCATAAACCACTCCGTCATAGGTTCTATCTGCTGGATTCTTACTCACATTAAACTTTGTCCTGTTTTTTTTCTCCATAAAACCACCACAAAAACGAAGGGGCGGTTATGCCCGCCCCTTACGATTTGATGTTTTCTTAACTACCGGCTTCACGGGCGTTTCATCTTTTACATCACTAGATGATTTGACTTCGGCCTCTACAGGCTCATCCATGATCTCATGGAAAATATCACGAACAGCCGGGATAAAAGTTTCTACCTCGGCTTCCGTAACATTCTTATACTTGCGCATCAAAAGAGTAGTCAGGTCTGCTTTTGCAGTCTCTTTTGAAATAATTCCCTGACGATACTGGTTTACGGCAGTCCACACAAGAAAGTGCGGCTCAGTATCGCAAATCATCCGCCAAGGATTAAGACGCGCATCCTGCTCGCAATGCGGGCAAACCGGATATTCTTTTCCGCAAGTACGGCACCAATTCAGATTTGCCATTAGGCAGCAGCAGTCTCAATACGGAACAGGCGCTTGTCTTCAGAGCAGTATTCCTGAGTAGCGCTAATCTTGACCGGATGAGCCAGCTCATTAGTGAAAGTCATATCGATAGCATTATCCATCTTAGCATTCGGGAAGATGATACGCATCAGCTTCTTGTTTGCCTTATCACAGGGATTGTAGCAGAATGCCTCAATCACGAACTCGCCCTCGGTAGAGAACTTATCGGCGCTATCATTGATAGCAATACCCTCCTCGCTCTCGTACTGATACTTCACAACAAAGCGGTCGCCAGCCTTCAGATCTGCACCAGTGGGCAGAGTAACCTCAGTACCAGTAACAGAGAACTGAGACTCTGCGGTCTCACCCAGCTCAAAGGTCTTCAGTGCATTACCCTGACCATCGACCAGATCGATGTACTTAAAGGGGGCATTTGCAACAGCAGTCTTTGGAGTGTGAGTCAGAGTCAGCTTCTTGCCATCAGCAGAAGTCAGGTACTCAACAGTAGTAAAGACCTGCTTTGCCTCAGAAGAAGCAACCTCCTTCTTGGAACCCATCTGTTCTGCCAGAGCGCCCAGATGCATCAGAGCATTAGACCAATCAGCCTCTGCGGTCTTGCTCTTATCAAATGCCATGATGTTAACGCCCTGTGCATCCTGAGCATAAACGGTCTCGCCGCCCAGAGTCAGCTTAAAATCCTTAACCTGATTCATGGTCCACAGACGCTTGCCATTCAGGTCATACTCGTGAATGCGATGAACGCGGTCAATAACGACCTCATTAAAATTAAAATCGCTCATAATATTCTTCCTTTCAATTTATTTGGATAAAATAAAAGAGCAAGGCCAATCAATCAACCTTACTCATCCAATCCAGTTGTGCTTTTGGAATCTTTCCAAATTCCACGGTGCCAGCGTAAACGCCATGCATCGTATTGTCGTAACTTTTTATTTGCTGAATCTTTCTTACATGATTCATGAATACACTCATAGGGTAATCCATAGCCTTGAAGTAATCCGCTTTAAAGCCAGACGAACACGCCATCGAGAGCACAAGCTCCGCAAGGTGTGGTTCATAACGCTTAATTTTTTGATACTCCAAGTTGTCTCTGGCTTCCTCTATCATTGCAATTCTTGTCGGTTCGTCGGCAGCAAACTCGGAATGCTTTTCAATTCCATTCGCAGCACATAGGTACTGAGAAATCGTTTCATACACCACATGGTCAATACGAGTGTCCGTAAGCCTGTTGTGTAATACGATCTCACCACTTATGTTATCTTTCGCCATCATAAACCCAGAAGTGTCCATATCGCCAAGCAAAATAGACATATCTTTGTCTTTATTGCCTATAAAAAGTTGCCGGAACATTTCAAAGTCCGAAATCTTCTGCCAATCAATTCCAACAGAGTCAAGCTGTGCTTTATAATCGCTTGATGTAGAACAGAATAAGTAAACCAATTGAAAATACTTTTGCTCACCATAATCTATGACATCACCAACCGATGGCATATGAATCGTAATTTTGTCATTGATTTTGAAATCTCTTCCACGCATCAAACTTGGCTCATACAGTTCTCGAAGTTCCATCAACCACACCCCACAAGGTCATCCAAATCCTGCGTCTTGAACGTCATAATTCTCACACGGTGGTGTAAATCCATGTTGTCCTCGATATTGGATGTGATTTTAAGCTGCTTGATTCCAAAAATTGTACTGCCGTGTAGTTCTTTTTCCACAAGGCCACTCAGATAGTCAACTCGTGTTGCGCCGCCATGACCTTTCATCTTCATCAACGCTTGATTCACAATAACCCAAACAGTAAGCGTAAAGTTCTCATACCAGTCGTTGACATTACTGCGGTCGGTCATGTTTACCTTAAAACAAATATAGCTGTGTGCTGCCTCAATCGTGTCGGGAATATGGAAGTATGGGAAGATGTATGTATAAATCGCCTCGTCAGGCTCTTCAATATCGTCATTACCCATTGCTTCAACAAGTCCTTCCGTATTAACCAGCTTTAAAGCCAATTTGTTTTTGTAGTCAGTAATCAATTCACTCGTTGTCACAGCAAACTCACCACCTTACATTCAATAGATGTGTTTGCCGTATCATCTGCATTTGTCAGAGAAATCTTAACAGTTGCGCCGTCCATGATACTATTATTCAAAATACGAATTTTGAAAACACCATCTGTAGCAACCTGTGTTTCAACAAAGCTTTTGAATTCATCAAGACAAATAAAACTCCACTTTGCAACTTCCGCAACCTCTTCACCCGTAATGCTTGTAAACACCGGAGTGAATTTCTTCCAAGAGCCACCAACACGAACTTCCGGCTTACCTGCATACTTAATAGTAGCTGTTACCTGAGAATCCGCATCTGGCTTATCACTCTTATTGGGCTCAAAATAATCACAAATCATCTTCTCAGCATTATCAGTCTTACTGTTATACTGATCCTGCCGGATGTTCAACACAAGGAACCCCTGTGTCTTACCATGCAGTTCGTAACGCTCTGTACTTTGATCAACAGAAGTCGTAACATACGTTTTCGGCTCGCCATTGATAATTTCCAACATGAAGCGCTTATCAAGGTCGATCAGTGCAGTCTCGTCATCAAAAGGCATCTGCACCTTATACTCACGTTGACTCAATGAAGTCATAACAAGTTCCTTATTATTTGCGTAATAAGGCTTACTCAGCGTTGCCCAGCGAGAGACTATCTCACCAGTAATCGGATTTTGCCATTGAATCTGGCGGTTACACAGCTCCATCTTACCGCGAAGAAAAATTTCATCGTTTGGTTCAATCTCAGTTACCAGCCATTTGCAGTTGTAACAGTCAACAATATCACCAAGATTCAAAGAATCGCCAGGATAAGCCTAGATTTTCTTTTCTTTAGCAATACTATTACTGCGACTAACAACCAGCTTCTGAGGTAAGCCATTCACAAGAGTATTATCCTCATAATCAACACTATCCTTGAAGTGTGTAGCGAAGTCACGTTTTGCAAAAGCAATTTTGACATCCTTTTTGTTAGACATTTTTGCGGCACCGCCAACAGCTCGTGCCCTTGTATAAAAGTCCATCGGTACACCTCCTTACTCAGAGTAGGAAGCGTATGTATCATAATCGATGGTCTTACGCTTACGGGTTGAGCGGTCTTTTGCCATATAGTTGTCTAACATCGTCATATTCTCCTCGTGAATGTCTTTCACAAGAGCACGAATACTCGTGCGCTCATTGGCAGGGGAGAATACCTGTAAACTCGTAGGAAGGTCCTGTGCGCTAAATGCTTTCAACTTTCCAAACTCACGCTTAAAATGTTGCTCCAACATCAAATGCGCTAACATATCAATCTCATCGAATGTGAGATCTGAATTAAACTCTTCTAGTTCTGAATCGTAATCATCGAAACTAAAATCCTCTTCCGGTTCAATGTTTCTGGTAATCACAGAAAGTGACTCCATCAAATAACTTTTTGCACGGTCATGTACAAGATCTCGCACTTCATTCTCGGTTAAGTCGAAATACTGAAAGAAATTACTATCAGTTTCGACCAGCTCGTAGAACTTGTCGTATATTTCTGAAAATGCGGTCACACTATCCCTCCAATCTTACTCGGCGGGAACGACCTCCGCCTTTTCTGCCTCTGCCTTCTTACGGCCACGCTTAACAGTAGTCTTTTTTACAGAATTATCCGGTGCAACAGTCTGTGCACCTGCCATCATAGCCTGCACCTGTGCCATCATAGCCTGCATCTGTTTCTTTGCAGTTTCAAGCTCTGCCTTAACATTATCAGCAGGCTTGGTCGCAGGTACAACAGACAGCTCACTATTACGCTTGCCAGCACGGAGCTCCTTATAACGCTCGTCAATCAGGCGCTTTACCTTGGTAGACAGGTCTTCACCGGCATTGGTCATACGATAAAAGCGACCACGAATACGCTCAAACTGAGCACCATCCTTAATGTCAATCATACGCTGAAGATTCTCGACAGTAGGATTCAGAATCGCATCATCGATATCTTCAATGAATAAAACATCGTCACCCTTAATGCCAATAGCCTTAAAGATTTCATTCTGCTCTTCAGGGCGAAAACGCAGAACACCATTCTTGAACGCAGAACAAGTGCTGTTCATATACATGATCTCCTCCGGCGGAATAGGAATCACACAAGGCTCTTCCACACTACCGGGCTCGAAAGTATAGCCCTTACCGTTCAGTGACGAAATGGTAACCACGTTATCGTCGCAGTTCAGAACGTCAATAAACTTCTTTTCCATCACGGAACTCATAATTTGTCTCCTTTTCTATAAAAGCGGAGACCGCAAAGTCCCCGCTCAAATTTGCCTTTGGTAAAAATTACTGCAGAACAATCTTAGCAACGCGCTCGATATGATCAATGCTATAGCCGAAGGTAAAGTCCTTGACCATCAGATGGATCTTTTCGTTGTTGTTGTCGTGATCCTCGTAAGTATGAGTCTCACCCTTCATGTCAAGTCTTCCGATCTTGCCCGCAATACCATAAATACGTTTCCAAAATTTTTAAGAAAAATGTTTATCTAAAATATTTTCTACATTATCAAAATCTGTGTAGGGAATTCTGATAAGTTTGATTCCATTACGATTACAATATTCTGTTTTTAAAGAATCTTTCTTTTGCTGACTTTTATATGTACTAATAGAGTCGGATTCGGTTACACTCTTGCTAAACCTAACAGGCATAAAATGTTGTTGCCCGTCGTATTCAATGCAAGTATTTTTTGATGGTATATAGAAATCAAAAGGAAGCTGCCGTTCATTTTTACAATCTTTAAAACGGTATTCTCGTATGTAATCAATGCCATGACTATCGAGATAATTGCATACTTTTTCTTCACCATGAGAAGAACAACACTTTGGACATCCATGCCCGCCAAGAACTGAATTGACAGCTGTTGACCATTTGTAACCACATTTCTTACATTTAAAATTTGCATGAGATAATATATTTTTATATCCGCTCAAATACTCAACACTTGGAGAAACCGTTCTTAGTCGTTCTATCATTTCAGACTCTAAAATATGTGCTCTCCCAGCACATTTTGGACAACCAGAATTTTTATTATTAAGTATCGTATCAGGAATTGCGGTCCAATGGTAACCGCAAACATCACATGCAAAATCCACTTTCACAGCAACACGGACATATTTTGAAAGAACATGAATAGTAGGAAATCGTTCACGCATTTCTTTTAAGAATTCATCTTCCGTTCGTCTGTTTGCAATCCGTCGATAACATTCTGGACACCCATGTCCATCAAGCAATGTATGAGGTATGCCATTCCACTCATACCCATCAAGTTTACAACGACAATGCACTCTCGCATTGTTTGTTGTGTATTCAGATAACAACTCAATATTAGGATTTACTTCAAACAGCTCCGTGGAAAATTGTATTGGCGACTTTCTTTTTTCTGCTCCACGCTTAGAGGCAACACATGCTTGACACCCACGATTATCAAGCAACATTCTTGCCTGTACTTCACGTACATCCCCGCATACTTTACATTTCCTGGTAATCTTTTTTCGAAGACCATTATATTCGGATAAAATTTCAAAATTTGGGTTTACATCAAACACTTCTTTTTTGAAGTCTTCTGTCGTTCTCATTGGTGTCATCCATGCCACCTCCTTTCTTGCAAAATAAAAGCCAGATACTCTACACAGCATCTGGTCAAATCAAAATATTAGATAAACATTATATCGGACGCTACTCCGCTCTTGTTGCATCTAGCAACCTCGTACTCTCATACGAGTGAAGACTATATCTTCACCCAGTAAAACTGGGGCACACCACTTCGGATGCCAAACACTTGCATCCTAACCGCTCCCACGCGGATAGTCGTTGGACCTTCTCCTTTTCGGAGCTTGGCTGCTGATTGCCCATTATTTCAGCGTTTAGGATTTAACCTTGCGCCATCTACAATTTTCTTTCTACTTTCATAACCACCCATCTAGGCATATTTCATCCTTCTGTTTTGGTAATTGTAGTTTTAGGGTTTTCCAGCAATTCAATGTGTATTTGTTATCGTGACTTACATCACGACTGGACTATATTACGTAAATTTACATAAATTTAATCCGGGATCAGCAGGGAACCATCACCCAGCTTCTTAGCAGAGCTAATACCAGTGATAGCAACACCATCGTAAGTCTTGACCAGGCCATAACGGTTGAACTCATCCTTAGCTGCATCAGACAGATACTCAGCGTAACCGGTCATACGACGCATCTTAGCGCAATACTTCATCAGGCTGACAGTGAAAGGATTACCACCATCGGCATACTCATTCAGATACAGAGCCAGAGCGTCCATATCCTGCATAGTGGGCTCCTTACCCTGTGCATCGATCTTCTGCTCGCCACCAGTGATAGCGTCATCAACCATGCTGAAGATGTCGTAGAACATCTGGTTCTTCAGAGCCTCAGTCATAAAGGTGGTCAGAGTTGCCACACTCTTCCAAGAATTTCGTCTTACATCCACAAAGCTAAGATCAGCCTCAATCTGCTTATTACGCCATACGGGCTTAATGGTCTCGTAGTGCAGGTAAGACTTTGGCACGTTGCCGCCCTTAGCTGCATCATAAACCTTCAGAGTATTCTTAACAGTACGACCTGCCTCGTAGTCATCAAACTCACCAACATTACCACGCTCAAACATGGAGTCCAGCAGCTCGTCAGGCGCACCATACAGCTCATCAGTCACGGTGCGGTTAACAAACCGAGCAATCTCCTTATTGGGGTCGCCCTTATCAATCAGCTCCTCAACATGAGCGCCAACAACCTCAGCAATTTCCTTATCCTCGGCATCCATAGCGCGATTGTACTGAGTCTTCTCAGCAACTTCATAAACACGACCAGGCTGCTTCATCAGCTCGGCCACTTCAATATTCAGTGCCATAATTCATTTCCTTTCTCTTCACGCAAAATAAAAGAGCTACCGCCAAAAGACGATAGCCTTAAATTTCACGTATCATATTCAAGATTTTTCTCTCAATCAAGCAACAGTCTTTGCCTCGGGCAGCACACTGATCATAATCAGCTTATGGCCGTTGTCGTCCATCACACCAGCAAACTCAAAACGAGAAGTACCAGTAGTAGCAACCTGCCACTTACCGTCAGTGTTGACCTCCAGCAGCTTGCCGATGTTGGTATCCTGTGCATCAGCAGTCTTGTACTGGTCAGTACCGTACAGCTCGCCAGCATACAGAGGAACGCGCTTCACCAGCACACCTGCCTTAATCTCTGTGACCATCTTATCATAGTCATCAAAATTAGTCTGGCTTGCATAGATACCCTCCGGGATAAACTCATGAGCAACCATCTCGATGCCCTCGGCGGTAGCTGCGTCAGGAAACTTAACCTGACCAGCCTTGTGGTCAACCTGAACACCCATACCAGTGACCATATCGACCTTTGCGGCATAATTAGCGGGAATATTCTTCGCGCCGTTTACCATCAGTTCACGAATCATAATATTTTCCTTTCTTTCAAATGTTATTACTTACCCAAATATTCCCGCCATGCGTCACGCTTGTTAGCGTTAGTGGTGTTATACTTGGTTTCATTCAAATTCAGCTTGATACTCTCAGACTTATGTACCTCAGAGGTCTCAATCTTCTTTTCAGCAGAAGCCTTCTTGGCAGCTTCAACGCAACGCTCGGCAATCACACTCTTAATACCGGTCTCGTCCAAATTCTCAATTAGACTTGCGTAATTGCCACCCTCGGAAACTTCAGCTTCAGTAATCATCTTGCTGGAGATTGCGTACTGACGCAGATTCTCCTTCTTCTGTGCAAGTTCTGCAGCCGCCTTTTCTGCCTCTTCCTTCTCAGCCTGATCCTTATACGGAGCCAGAGAAGCAACCTCTTCCTTTGCACTCTGCAATTCAGTATTCAAACTTGCAATAGTGCTATTCAGCTCCGCAATCTTGGTGTTGACCTGAGAAATAGAAACAACCAGAGTGATATTTTGCGGCTCGCCCAGAGAAACCTCATTACCCTCAACGGTGTAAGGGAACATAATGTAATCAAGGTCATTGATAGGACCATACTTCTTGCACCAAATAGTGTGATCTTCTGGGAACATCTCGACCAGATACATATCAGAATTGATCTTACGAACTTCCATTCGCAGCTTACTCATGATATCATCAACAGTCAAACTAGAAGTCTCTGGAGTGGGCTCAGGCTCACCAGCAGGCTCAGTACCGGTTCCAGGCTCAGTCGTGGGAGTGGTTTCACCGCCTTCCTCGGAAGTCTGAACGTCAGGCTCTGCCGGAGTGGTGGGCTCTGTGGTAGACTCAGCAGCGGTCTTTTCTGCCTGCTCAGGCTTAGTGGGCTCGACCTGTGCGGTCTGAGTCTCCTTGTCCTTATTCAGTTTCAAATTTTTTGCCTCCTTTTCATTAGATTCTATATTTGAAATCTCTTTTGTGTCCTCGATATAGGCATTTGCCAATTCAAGACCAAAATCGGTTTCAGCGACTTCAAGCAGTTTAGAGCACTTATATGCCGGTTCAACATTTGCACCAAGCAAGCAATGTGCAGTAAACACGCCATCGTCAATAATTTTTGCCATGCGGCCACCCACGATTCCCTTATGAGCTTTCAGCACATCAATTTCCCAACTGGTGTTTAATGTGCCGCTCTCAATACGGCGCAGAATCGTCGCACAAGCCTTTGGATATCGCTTCCAGATCTTACAAGAGGCAACAATAAAGTCGGTATCGTCAATTTTCTCGATACCGACCGACTGAAAGCTACCGAATGCATCAGTGTCAAATTCGGCAGTCTTGTATTCATTGCCATCGTTGTCTTTTCTGGTGACGACTTTCATATTGTGACCGGAAAAATCCAGTTCACCCTTTGGAGCTACGACCAACTTACCAACAAGCGGGTTGCCAACCAGTGTGCTCATCCAACTTTCAATAGTGTCACGGTTCAAAGCAACCTGATTCCCATTTACTGAGAAGTCACAGATGACAAACTTGGCAAGATAGTGGTCTGGATGCTCCGTAATCTCAGAGCAACAGATGTTTCTACTATAGAAATACTCCTTACTCATCGTTCATCACCTCACTTACTATCTTCATTTCTCTGCTGGTCATAAATTTGTTTTTCAGTTTCCTCGCCCTTTGGACGACCTGTCTTTTTATCACTGTCGCCACCTCCGCCGGTGTTACCGGTCGATGTATAAGAGGTCTGGCGAGCCACAAACACATCGTCATAACCTTCCTCGGTTTCAGCCTGACGCTTGCGAAGTTCGTCTTCAGCATGAAGTCCCATATACTCATAAGCAGTCTTGTAAGAACAGTTCAAAGTAGTGAACAGGAACTGAGCAATCGCCTTCTTCATCTCCATACCCATCATTTCAGTAGTAGAGACCTTTACATCAGGGCAGTACATCGGGTCTACACCTGCATCTTCAAGACGAATGCGATACCATCGCTTTAATACATCCTCAATCTGTTCTGCAATCTTACCGATATTTTTCATCAACTGGTCAAGAGATACCTTTGCAGTTGAAACAGTCTGCTGACCATCGGTGTTCAAGAAACTAATACCCAAAGCAGCCATTTCTCGGTTGCGATACTGTTTGACAGTCTCGATATTCGTCATCTCAACTTTTGGCTCAACATACTTGATATCCTTTACATAAGGGGCAGTCGTCACAAGCACAGTATTTTGCTTCCATGCACGCAGTAGGTTATCATGTGCCGTCACCTGTTCAGCAAAGCCCTTTTTGTCGTTGTTTGGACCCATCAATGCTGGGTCAAGCTGTTGCCAGATGATTTTCTTTGCCTTTGCCTTAGCGTTTACACGGTCTGAAGTATCAAAAGTCTCAAGCATCAATGCCGGACGCAAGGCGCGAAACAGGGGAGAAACACCATATTTCTGCCCCATGTTGCCAATACGAATCACACCACAATGGTCAACATCCAATTTTGCATATGTATTACCATTCTTAAACGCCTGATACACCTCATCTGGATAATTGTTTTGAATCTCAATCTCCTGATTTTCAAAGAACAGTGCTTTATTCTTCTTGTCCTTCAGCATAGATTTGCTCAAAGCAGACTTCAGTTTAGACATGTTAATAAGCACAACAGGCTGTCCATTTGATAGGTAATCACTTATCTCAGCAATACCAAGAGGGTAGTAGTCTACAATATAGTTTTCATCCTTCTGACGCAGATATGTAATGTAAGTGCCCTCCGCGTAAGTCATCGGAATGGCAGTACGCAGCAGACTTCGCACGTTGATTTGTGCGTTGAAATCATCAATCACTTCACGGGCATAATTTACCTGTTTTGTCTTATTGCGTTGCTCAGGGAACTGTGCAAAACTGCACTTAAACTCCGTATTAACATTCGCCTCAATCGCATCATAGGTAATACCGATCAGGTCGTCCTTGTTGATGTAATTGCGAATGATTCCATTGACTGTCTGCACATTCGTCAGGCTTGACTGCAGCCCTCGTGCAAGCTCATCAATTCGGTCAACTGTAAGTGTCTCAGAGGAGGCTGAAATTTTTAGATATGTACTATATTGCTTATTTTCAGGGTCATAAGACGCAACTGCATTTCGGATGACGTTATTCATTCTCTCTTTTGAAAGCTCATTCAAAGAAGTAATAACAACAGTACCATCATCTGTCTGTGAAGCAGTCACGACATCAAAATCTTCTTTTTTCTTTCTTGCCACATTTTCACCCCCTCTGCTTAGAAGTCAATATTAGAAATACAAATCGGCGGAGTAGTCATTGTCTCCACCGCAGACTGGCGCACTTTATCCTTACGACGTAGCTCATATAGACGATGAGCTAAAAGCACCATTGTGTACGCGCGGTCATCTTTCATTTTATTGGCGCGGTCTGGTGGTAACGCATAAGTTACAGAAGTGTTTTCTGGATTTGTGGTTTTCTGCATACTTGTGATCTCATTTTTCATAAGATCAATGTTCACCCATGCCGTTTGTTCATCCAAAGAAAGCTCGTGCGTTTTCAAAATTTCCTGACCAGTTGCCTTATCTACACCATCTACAACCTGAACGTAATCTCCACCGTTATATTCAAGAGGGAAGTGGATGACACCAAGGTTCATCAACTCAATAAGCTCTTCAAACATGACGGAACGGAATTTACGCGGACTAATCAAACGCAATTTATCTACAGCATCTGGATAACGTACATCATATCCTTCATAAAGTTCATGGTTTGCATCAATAAATCCACGATGTTCTGTGCCAGATTTATCAGTCCAATTATTGAGTAATCCATCTGCGTATGTAGAAGTACCGCCACCGCCTGCGCCTTGGTCAATCATCAATGTGTCAATGTATTCGTAATCTGGATTTTGACCATTGTAATGAAGTATTAACTCACGTAATTCTTCGATTTGACGATTCGAATCCATCTTATATTTTTTAGCATTCGCTAAATCAACCATATTTACACAGTTGATAATATCCCCACATATACCATTTTCAGGGTCATTATAAATACGCATAACTGATACAATAGAGTTATCCATAGTACGAGCAGGGTCAAAAGCAATCACATACTTATATTGCTTATCCCAGTATAACTGTGGTAGGTATTTACGCTCATTACGTCGCACCGTTCCCCACTTAACAATCTGGTTTACACCACCATCGCGGGACGGCTTATTATAATATTCACGCATTGCTTTCTCGTGCGCGGATTTTAGAGCTGCTTCAACCTTATCCCTTGTAAGCAGAGCCTTGTATGGTTTACCGTTCATATACACTTGAATGGCAACATCACAAATCATATCGCAAACAAAATAATCACGGTCACCAGCGATCATTCGTTTTGCGAAGTTTTTGTAATACTTGTAAAAAAGCTTCTCCATAGTATCTTGGCTCGAAGCATATACGAGCTGCGTAGGTACTTTTCGAGGCTGAGTATCTGGGTTATAAGAGTCATTTGTATCGGTAACGAAATCTGTATTCTGTGTTGCAAAAGCTTCACAAACAGTAATTAACTCATCTGAACAAAATGCCGCTTCATCAAAGAACACAAGAGTGGCTCTTCGTGAACGGTTAGCATCCGGGTTGGAGTTCAATGTATTTATGGAACTACCGTTATAAAATTCAACAACGTACCCGGCGGGATTATGACTAAATCCGCTCTTATTAGTTGGGGATTTTACAGTTTCTTTTTCTGCAATATCCGTTAAACTACGAATAGACGCTGCTGTTTTACCAACACGAGTTACGATCTCTTCAATCTTATTAAAAGTTTCTGAATATATTTAATGTACATCGCAACTGTACATTGCCGCATAAACGGCCACACAATTTCTTGTCGTGAATAGACTATTTCATCATCCAAAATAAATTTGGAGCTTGATTTTTCCTCCGCCATAAGCTTGCGGTTTTACTCTCCCACAAGGAGATAGTCGTTGAACCTCACCCTGTCATATAGACGTTACGGGCAGTGGCTGCATGAACATGGATTGTTGCGAGCTTTAGCACGTCATAAGACGATTTTATTTCAGCATAACTCATCTCTACGTTTTTTCTGCTTTCGCACATTTACGTTTGCCGTTTCCGGTTCCGCTTTAGTGTAGAGCTTTACCAATTACCTGCAATTAACCAAGAAGCACACACACATCTCTGTATATGTGAGGCAACTTACCTTACTCTGATCACCAACAGATGATACAATATAAATACCCTGATTCTCATATAGGATAGCCTTTAGTAGAATGAAAACTGAACCTACAAAAGACTTACCAAAGTTTCGACTACACGCCCAAAGAACATGACTTGCATTCCAGCTCTGTTCCAGCATATATGCCTGTGCATCAAATAGTTGGATGCCCAACAAATCTCTGGCAGCAATAACTGGATTGCGCCTATAGAATGCAATCGTTGCCGCATCACACTCGTAAATCTTACGTTTTACAGCTGTAATAATGGGCGCTCTTTGCTTCATTCTCATACGGCATCACCATCCGTATCTTTTGCGCTTGCGTCAATACCGGCATCTTCCAACAGCTCCTTGAGCCGCTGATTCTCGATAAGAGACAACCTGTATTTTTCCTTAGCGTCATCACTTTCTTTCTGGAACTTATCGATCAGTTCTCTTTGTGTATCGAAAATTTCCTGCATGTCATTTTCGTCAAAGAAAGCATTTTCCTTGATTGCCTTAACGCTCATATCTGCCGCCCATTGAGTGCCCGGAGACCGTAACTGATCGTAGAAGTTTGCTTCTGCACCAGCAATATCCTTTTCACGCATATCCTTCATCAAGAATGTAAGCGTATTACGTCCGGCATCCTTATTGGAACGGTTCTTGACAGAAATCTCATTCTCCTTGGCAATCTTGTCGTTATTAGAAACTAGTTTGACCTTAATGTCATTCAGACTTTTGATTGCCTCAGCCGAGTTCATCGGGTTTAAGCGGGCAATCTGCAAGTCGATTTGTCGAATCTGATTATTATTGTTCACAACCTGAACAATCTGAGATAACTTAAACGGGTCATCCTCAATACCATCCTCAAAATACTTGATGAGTTCACTAAACAAATAGCGTCGGTCGCCCTCGTTATAACCATCAAATGGGTCGTATCCAATAACAGAAATACAGTCATCCTTTGCTTGAATCTCTGCCTTCGACCACTTCTGTTCCTTCTCTTCCTGTAAATCGAGAGCATTTTTATTGAGTTCACCGTTCACAAGAGTATTAGAGAAAGTTTGAAATTGATAGTTCCGAGCGTTTCCGATAATCCGAAGCAGTAATCCCATCGTTACACGACCATTGTTTTGACTAATTGAATCAAAAAGTGAATTGTAAAATGGTACGTCTAAAACATGAGACATGATCATACAGGCTGTACGGTCACTTCCAAATTTACGAGAATATTCATCAAACATCTCGTTCACACAATCCTTACAAATAGGTGCGTAACAATCATTTGCTTTCCACAAACTTGAATATGTGATTTTATAAAAGTGACCAACTGCCACATCATATTCTTTTCCACAACGTAGACATTTAAAAGTCTTCTTATTTTCTGTTCCTTCAAGAATAATATCTTGGTCTACGACCTTTTTCTTACGCGGCATTTAGTCACCTCTTTTCATTCAAAATAAAAGCCGTAGAACGTGCGCACATCCTACGGCAACAAAAGATCCACCCTCATGAGCACCAATAATCCGGGAGGCCGGGTAGATTTCATTCTATAAAAGACCTATCATGATACGCATCGTTGAGAGGCTTGATAGGTTCTGTTCTTAAAAAGCGTCTCTCACATGGTACGCACTGCAAGTAGGCGAGTGAGAGACTAATCATCTATGTGAGCTTGCTATGTTCACGACATTTATGTCGGTAACATACCTCGCCCTGCCGACGAATCGGCCAAGTTTCAAAATATACCTGCCGCCAGAGGGAGTTTAACTAACGGCAGGCTTGCAAAAGGGGAGATGCTGGGTGCGGGTAGTGGTGACGATCCACTCTATACTGGATTATGGGCCCAGCCAGCACACCGGCGCTGTCACCCGCGTTATATAGTCGGCTTGCTACACTATGCATCGTGAACTGAAACCGATAACTCGAAACGTCACGTTATAATCGTTCTGTTTCTACAAAGACAATTCTTTATCTGCCATTACAATTTAATTCAGTTGACCTTGGCACGCCCACTCCGAATCCAACAGAGATAAGTGAGTTTAGAGCTCACCGTCTTAGGCATTAAACGATAGGCGCATAATTGGTGTATCCGGCGAGATTTGAACTCTGCGATACCTCGATTAAAAGTCGAGTGCCTTACCAACTTGGCTACGAATACACAATAAATCCTACCTTTTATCCGGTTGTAGGGAACCGGTATAATATAGGCCCTCCGGGAGAAGGACTGGCGCTGCTGATCCGATTCGGACGGATGAATGGGTTTAACCATTGGTGGTGTTCAGGGCCACTGCGTTAGACCAGACTACGCTACAGCAGCATAATAACCCTACTTTCCTGTACAGCTACCTTTATATAAAGGTGTAGGGAATAGCCATACAATCTTTGGTGAGCCAGGTTGGAGTCGAACCAACGATGTTTCTAATGTCACGGAGTTACAGTCCGCTATCTTCGCCACTGGATATACTGACTCATATAAAACAAGCATCCATCAAACCATCCGAGCTAAGTTGAATTGTTCTCGTGTTGATAAAACGCTTGTTTTAAACTTTAATGGTCCGCACTTACGGTGGCGGAACACCTGATGTTTTAAATCACGCACTGACACGGCGCAATGCGATTGGCTTGGCATTTTGCTCCTCGAAGCTACTCTGCGTCTGACTTTACAGCTTATACACGGTTGCAACCAATGACCGCTTTCGCCATGCCACCTACAGGAATCTGACTCGTATGTGAAAATTACAAATTTCCCATTCTACCATTAAATTAAGGCGGCACATAAAATAACCCGTAGACATCCGCCTACGGGCATAGAAAAGGAGACAATAAATGATGTCCCAAAGCAGACCTTGCGGTCGTACTTCTTTTTTAATTACCCACTTATTGGTAGGGTGTCACCGTTTTTAATTCAAACGCACAATATGCGTTTTACTCTCAATCAACTTTCCATCCTTGTCCTGATAGACAACAATGAAACCCTCTCGCTGCGGAGTGGTCAGTTTTCCGTCTGCATACTCCATTTTTGAAGTATCACAACAACAGCCCTGCTCGTATAGATTGTACTTTCCAACAGAATAAGAGCCGACACGATGTACATGACTCATAACCAGCGAATCAAAATCAAGTCCAATATCCTGAAAATAGCGTAGCGCTTTTTCACTTGTTTTCAAAATTCCAGATGAGAATGCCATAGGATGACACAGAACAGTGCTTCCTATCTGGCTGTACCAACTGTCATTGTAAATGATTTCAATTCCTTCTGCGCTAAACACCTCAATCAAAGGATCATAATGAACCTTTGTATGAAGCTCCTTGTTATAATGGTTAAATCCATCAATAAGAATAAGTTCAAGTGCAGTCTTCGGCATTAAGGCGAGAAGATCCTCGTCAATGTTCTTGGCAAGATAATTCTGGAAACGAATATCATGATTGCCGTAATTGACCACAACCTTTTTAGGCCGTAGCATTTCAATCAGGTCAATCAAATACTGTCTTGCCAACAGAATTTCATCCATTGGACTTTGCCGATACACACGCGAAAAACGCGACAGGGCAGCGGCATCTACGCAATCTCCGTTTACCTGAAGAATATCAATCTTGCCAGCGTACTCACTAAAAGTCTCAATAGGCTTCTGGAATGGAATATGTAGGTCGGAAATAGACAGAATGCAGGTTCCAACATCTCTATTAGATAAGGACTCCTGATACTGCATACCCGCACGGAATGCCTTAAAACGCTTGCGATATGCGCACTCACCAAAATTCTTACCCAATTCACTATTAAGCACTTTGGCTGCGCCATCCCAAGTCAACTCTCTAGCCAGAACAGCATTCCCGATTCTTACAAAGAAGTCATCGCTCGTTTCTTCTGGCCGTTTATTATAGAAACCCATTGGCATCAAGCCGGGTCGCCCAGCAGCTCATCAGAAGTGGAAATATTGATGGTGACACCCTCAATACCATCCCACTTTGCCAGAGCTTCCTTCAGATTAAAGACATTCTCGCCGTCCTTGGTGATCTCGGTGATAGTGCCCTCGGCAGTATCAATAATAGCGTTCTTAAAAACAACACTCTTCTTAGCAACCATAATTCTATTCTCCCTTATATTTTATTTTAAAATTGAAGTATTTAGCATTCAAATAAGGCCATATTTGCCATAATAGTTTTCCATATTGATTTCTGGGAACTTCACATCAAGCAAACTTGCCCATTGGCTGATCCAACTATGATGTATACCTTCAAATTTTTTGATGGCGTCTTCAACCGTCTTTACCTTGCGCAGATCAATTTCAATATAGCGTCCATGAGAACAGGCGTAATCTTCCTTTATCTCATCACGTACCCAGAGTTCTTTAAATTGACTTTCATCCCGATGAAAATATGGAGTGTATTTATAATGCTGCCCACCCATAACTTCGCAAAAAATCTTTTCAGACGGAATGTAAATATCATATGGCATCCATCGACCAGTCTTTGGATTCTTGACCACTCTGTATTCCGTAATTGTATCAGGATACTTCTTTTTGCAGTATTCTTTCAAACCAGTAGCAACTCGACTATCACTTTTGTGAATTGCACATTCTGGACACCCTTTTCCAGCTCGAAAATTACTCCAGTCGATTTGTTGTTCACCATGTTTAGGGCATAAATAATGCAGTTTCGTTGAAGCGTTGTGGTAATCCTCTTTTTTTGATAAAAGAGTATATCCGCGTTTTGCAAAAGCATCCGATATCACATTGAAATCTTTGCAACGCCGTTTCGCAACGTCTTCATCTGCACATTTTCTACAACCGGCACCATGCGAAAAATTATTCCAACCAATAGTCATTTCTCCATGTTTTGGACAAATAAAATGAATCTTTTTTGTTGACGATGGTTCTTTCGTTAACAGCGTATAACCACGATCTTCAAATAAAGTTTTGACGTTTTCATATTTTAATTTGTTTTTACGAGATGCTATCCGATCTCCTCTTGCACAAATATCGCAACCTTTCCCGACAAGGATATTTTCTGCAAGAGCGTAATATTCTCTACCACAACGATTACATCGCACAAGGATTTTATCTTTTGTACGTGAAAAAGTACCTACAACAGTAACTTTCTTGTTCTTTTCTTTTGCTTTTTCTTGAAATTCTTCGTTTGATAAAGACATTTTTTCTCACTCCATTAAATCAGCCCATTGGCTGATCCATCCGCGATGATCAATAGTCAAATTACAAATTGCAACACGCTCGTGCTTTGAATAATGCTCAATACATTTCGTAAAACCAGAAGTGGACGAATCTTCAAGGTCGCACTGTTTGTCATGACCAATCACAATCAGTTTTACTTTTTGTCCATTACTGCCATCACAACGAGAAATAGTTGTACGCAACTCAGGAACAGTGAAATTCTGACTTTCATCGATCAAAATTATACCTTTTAAATTCATACCACGAAGGAATGTATGAGTCATACAATCAATATAACCAGTCCCATTCTTTTGATTTACCATTGTGTCATCATTGATAACTTTATTTGGATCAATGCCACACTTGACAAGTGCCTGATAGAATGGGGCAAAATAGATTTCGCTCTTTTGTGCCAAATCTCCGGGAAGATATCCCTGACGCTTCTCACCATAGCTAGAGACGACATATGTAAGATGGTCAAAATAACCACACTGAACAAGCAAGTTTGCAGTCGCTGTTGCAATAAGCGTTTTGCCAGAACCGGCACAGGCATTCACCAACACCACATCAATGTCGGGATTCCAAATGGCATCACGAAGAACTCGCTGTTCTTCACAGAGCTGAATGCCATAAAAACCATACTGATCAGGATCAGTAATCTTCTCCATAGGGATATCAGTAGGAACCTTTCTCTTAGCCATATATTTACTCTCCCTTAATTGAACTCATCCACATCATCGCAAATCTTATCTACGATACCAAAGTTGACCTGCTCATTAGCATCCAGATACCAATCCTTAGCCTTATTTTTGGTCATAGTCTTCTTATCAATGGTAGAGTGGGCCATAATATACTCACGCATTTTTGCAACTTGCTTCTCGTAGTAGTCCATAGCCATCTTAGACTGCTCAAAAGTACCCTGAGCGCCGCCAGAGCCACTGTGAATCAACGCGGTAGAGTGAGGCAGAGCAAATCGCTTCTGACCAGACAGCAACATCACAAGAGCGGCACTCATTGCAATACCTGCGTTGATCGTCCAAACAGGAGTCTTACTCAACGCAACAACATCAATAAAGCTAAACATTGCATCCAGCTCTCCGCCGTAGCTGTAAATAAACAGCTTAATAGGCTTGCGCTTCTCAACAGGAGTATCCTTATCAATACGGTTGTACTGCAGAATCTTGCGCTCAATTTCAATCAGAGACTGGTCAATCTCAAAGTCAATAAAGAAAATGCGATCCTTCTCATCAACGTAGAAGTTCATCATCTCAGGAGAGGGGAGACCGCCACCATTCATCAGGTTGGTGATCTCTTCTGGAAGTTGAATTTCAAAGTCCAATAGTCTATACCTCGTTCTTTCAAAGATTAGTAACGTGCGTTACGCTGCATCTGCTTCAGCATCTCGACAGCGGCAATATTAAAAGGAAGCAGCTCAAGATATCGAGCAGACTCTTCCAGATACCGCTTGTGACGGGTCTTTGCAATGCAAGCATGAGGGAAGACCTTTCGTACAGCCTTCGCTTCGGACTTAGTGATTTCAATCATTAGGTAAAACACCCTTTCAAAATAAAATAGGTAGGAAGAAAAACAAGCGTCCTCGCTCTCTCCCTACCATGACTTTCCGCACTGTGTTTTACTCTGTATATGTAAAATTATAACGTATCTACGTTAAAATATCGCGCTTTTCCGCATTTCATAAATCAAACATTTTTCTATTTTGTGCGGTTTTCTCAATATTTACGTTTTTAGCGCACTTACGACAGTATTTTTGTCTGCGTCCGGTGCGAGCAACCATCTTTCCGCAACAATCACACTTGATGTATTCTTTCCCACAATACTGGCTCCACAGAATGCCAGCATTCTCAAAATCGTCCACAAAAATCTCATGAGGAGAGTCCGGCTCCGCAATCAAAACATGGATATTCAAATTGTCAATCTTTTTCAAGCTGGCAAACCCAATAAAGCCAAGATTATGTAACTCACAAATCATCTCGTTCTGTTTTTTCTCATTTACAGATACGTTTGCCATCCTGAAAATATCAGCCGTATCTTCCGTAATCCAGTAGTTGCATTTTTCATTAACGGCAATATGGTATTTTGCCAGACACAGCATCGTGAACATCAGGCGTTGCATCTGCTTGCTTTCAAGTGCTTGAATCTTCTCTACCTCAGCCTTCGTAATGCACACACCATCAAGTTCGACCATAGGACGACCTTTAGCAGAAGCAATCGCTTTATCAATCAATTCTCTGTCCAGAACCTTGTTGTACCCTTCAAAATGACGCAGCATATACTCGTTAAGCTTTTCTCTTACGTCATCCTTTGAGTATCCCTTATAGAAATAATACTTCGCTACATAATGCAAAACATGCCCCGCCTTCTTCCAAGGCACATCCTTCTCTAGCCACTCTTCAGCATAAAGAACTTCATTCAATACAATCATCCGCATCCTCCTTGCTATTCATGTTAACCAACACATCCTTGAAACGCTTGCCATCATACTCAATATCGCCATTCTCATCCTGCACAAGAGAATGGACCATACCGCCATGGCGTTCCAATAAGCGTTTAATCAAAGTATCGTGAAACAGTTCCCAGATTATTGCAGTACTGGATGCATTCTTCTTACAAAGATCAAGCAGAATGTCGCAAAGCACATCGTCATTAGAACACTTATCATGAAGATTGCGGAACATACTTTCCTGGTACAGCGCAATGCGCTCCTTGCGGTCTGCGCCGGTTTCTTTATTATTGTTTCCGTTGCCAGAATGGATTGCGTTACCACGAGCAAACCTCAAGTAATCCTTAAAAATAGAGCGGATACCATAGTATTGAGAATTGGTGTACTCAACGCCAGACTTAAGTGAGTCGTAATCAAACTTGCGCCTTATCTTGAGTTCTTCTTCAAAATCTTCCAGCTTGTCCTCAACAGTCCAGCATAGGCGGTTCATGGTACAAGAATTGATTCCGACTGGCATCCGATAGAGGTAATACTGGATAATCATTTCATCCACATCGTCCTTAACGGTCTTTTGCATAATCTCATCCAGACCGGCAAATCCATCCCACTTGATGCGCTTGCGAGCTGCGGCCACATACTGCTTGTAATCACGCATCTGAGCAGGGTAGATGTAGCTCATAAAGTATGGCTTACGCCATGCGCAAATACTACTCCAAAGCTTCTTATCCTCAATGGTGTCAGGATTATCATCGTCTTTAACAGTACAAGCTTTCAAATCGTACCAATACCGTGGCATTGGCTTGCACTTGACCCCTTTCACAGCGTCCAAAACATTCTGCTGATATAGCTGACCACACATGATACGATAATCCAGTTCTTCATACTCTCGGCTTCCCGGCTCAAACTGGCTTTGAACATCACCCATTGAGGTAATGTGGTTCGTTGTCGAACCAACGTCATTGCCAAATCCAGCAGCATTCGATTCTGCTAAATCATCCTCAGTAGGAATTTTCTTTCCTCCTTTTTTCTGAACACACAAAAGAGTCGGTGTCTCTCTTTTATTCCTGATAAGCACATCATTATCTGTGCTAAAAATAAGGTCGCCATCAAAATCTGCGCCATTCAAAGCAGCACAGGTATTGTCCCATGCACTAAGAATTGTTACCGTCTTCATATAACGATACCAGTTTTTACAATCATCATTAGAGTTCAGATTCCGAAGAACAATATTGTTATGACATGACATCGGTGCTCTGAAGCAAGCTACTCGTTTGACATCCCTATCATTCCAAAATCTGCTATAGATTTCTCCGGCTTTTAACAAACCAGTAACTTCAATTCCAAAGATAGATTGACAGAGCGCATAAGGGTCTCCACTTGCCACTTGGAAATTACCTCGCACCTTTACAACACCCGTTTTTGCTTGGGAAATCCGTTTTTTAATGAAATACCGAATCCGATTCTGCACATAAGGGTCGTTAATCATTTCCGGCTCAATCATAAGAGCCTTTATGTAATCATTCTCCAGACTGTTTATGTAATTCGGGTCATCACGCATCCCACTTCCACGCAGGTACAGCAGCGCTTTACGCCAATCACCGCCCATGACACCCTTAATTTCGTCCAGAGTAGGTTTAACCAATTCTCTAATCTCATCGTTCGTCAGCTGGTAGCTTTGGATGAACTGATAATTCAAATTGCGTTCCTCATCAAGCTCCAATTCACAGGTTTTCGTTACAGAAAAGTGATAATGATTCTCTCGGCAATTCTCGAAGTAGTCCTCACAACTGTGGTAACTATCCCAGAGCTTCAACATGGATGTTGTAAGAATTACCTGAACACGATTGATGTCCTTGTAGTTTCCCCAAGAATCCTTAATCATGTTCTTTTTGGCAACCTTCTTGGCAAACTCACGGAAAGGGAAGGGGAACAGCATACCTTTACAAAAAGCATTCCGTACACAGAAGCCGGATGCGGTAGCAGGGAGTTTCAAGTCTTCACTCCACTGCTGTGCAAGATCGTAGCTAATAAGCCCAAAGCCATCACTTGCACACAGTTCACAATCATGCTCGGCACTCTCTACCATTGTAGGTTCACCAGACACTCCGTCATCCAGAACGATTACATGATCTTTAAAATGCGTGAAACAATCATCTACAACAAGCACGCCATCAGGGTCAGTAACTGGAATGGAAGCTGAACAGGCGAGTGCCCGATATGCTTCCAACTTTGCCGGAATAAACTCCATTCCTTTGTTACGGCCATTATCAATTCGCTTGCGGATCTCGTCAACAAGACGGTCACTCACAAACACAATCGTACTATTCTTAACGCCACCGGTGGTTCCAACCAGACGACGATACGTGATTCCATTGATTTTAAACCCCTTTGGAGAACATGCCCGGCGGTAATCATTCTTCTTGTCAACCACCAGACACATATAATCCGGCTTAAACTGAACTGCGTCCAGCTCAGTGTATAACCTCCGAATCTCCCGGCGGTTCTCTAAGCAAGAGGGTTCATTCCGCAGCATCTTGATTCTACGCTTGATACTCCGTGCCTTAGTCTCTGCATCTGTAACACCATTCAACTCATCAATCCATCGTAGAACAGTGCTATCAGCCAGCGAGATAATTTCGTGATTTCGTCTGGCTTCATCCAATGGTAGAGTTAAATCCCATTTTGCTTCAACCAGACGCTTCGTATGGATCTTAAAAACAAACTTCTGGCAAGTTTGCTGCTTTGCCATTCGGCAGTCACCTCCGTATTCTTCCAAAAAGTATCCTGTGTAATGTAGCTATAAAGAAAAAATATAAAATTAGGCTTTTACAGAAAGCAACTATCGCCATCTTCCATAGCCTTGAGCCAAAGTCGTTCACGCTCCTGATAGAGCTCATCCAGAACATCGTCAGCAGCCTCGTACTCTCTGCGTGTTAGGCTTGCATAGTTCATGTCACGTACAAGCTGCTTGATTTCTGCGTCAACATCCTCGTAAGTACGCATCATTCATCCCTCAACTTCCATTGTAACCATGCTGATTTTACGATATGGACACAAGACTTGCATACACCGGTCAATATCATCAAATACGACATCTTTTCTTCGACCACGTTCTGTCTTTTCGTGTTCGAAATATTGACAAATATCGTATAGACGAATTTCAATCGCTTCCACCACACCATTGAACTTGTGGTGGTTTATGATTACGGAATAAACATAATCAAAGCAAGTAATCCTGTCTATTTCTAACGAATCAAATTCTTTACAGATATCTTTGATAATATATTCCAAAGCTATCACACCGGCTCTATCTGGTGCTACAATATCGCAGTCGTATTCAATTGCGTGTTTGCAAGCATCATATGAACGTCCATACCCACGAGGTAAAAGAACTTTCTCCATTACTTAACCTCCTCATCCATAACAGCTCCACAGTCAGGGCAAAACTTTGATTTATCAATATTTTTGCTGGAATGACAAGCCGAACATTCAACAAAGAAGCTTTCTCCAAAATCTTCAAAATGCTCAATCCAGTGAGCATGAACCACTCGACGGAACTCACCGCCAGCAGATATCTCTTCTTCAAGAATGCACTTTGTGTATTGCATTGCCATATAGCACCACATATCACCAATAGACTTTGCATTATCTCTGGCCATAGGACGAGCGATGGCACTATCGAGGACACCAATCAATCGTGTTGCATTTACAAACTTATCCATCACTTAACCTCCTCAGCTACCATGCGGATCGCCTTATCAATCTGTTCAAGCTCTGCCAGTAAAACGTCCACTGTATCAGCATCACTCTCAGAAATATTCAAATCCTTAATCTTATGTAAAGCCCATTCAAGGTTCGGGTAATAGCCGACCGTAACCTCCTTTACGCCGGTTCCCATCGCACCAGTCTTTGGATTCTTACCAACTGGCCGCTGCTCAATAATAACGAGATTTCGCTCATCGCAGTTCTTTATAATGTATTTACCAATCTGAATACGCATCTCTTAACCCTCCTTATCGTCCCATTCACCATAAATAGAATCTTTTTCATCCATCAACTTCTTGAAATACCTTAAAAAGAACGATTGACCTTTTGGTGTAAGTTGTGTCACATATCTCAACCCTCCTCGCGGAGTGCGCTTCTTGATAACCTTAAAATACCCAAAACTATCAAAATCTCGATACGGAGTATTCCAATATAACCCTCTTGTTTTATTTAGAAATCCTTTTTCTCTTAGAGTTTCAAATACATTATTTCGATGTGGAATACGGCCACCTACAAGAATTCTGTTCATACTCAAAATATGCACGAAGTCTAAAATAGAAATACATCCGTCAGAATCCTCAACAATAGGAAAATCATTATTTGCAACCTTCACATCTGAACTGGTATTATCGTTATTCGGAAGCAAATCTAACTCGTCCTTCATTAAATTATAGATGAATTCTCTTCCGCTTTTTGTCCACGACAAGAATGTTTTTCCGATTTTCCCATCTCGATTTACAATATCTCTTGAAACAGCATATTTCTTATCCTTGTAAATATCAGTCAACACCCACGAGCCACTTCGTTCATCTTGCCGAATAACACCATGCTCTTTCAAAAAGCTATTTAGTTTTGCACCTGTCCACTCATATTGTTCCGCTATTTTAGTAATTGGAACAATTTTATTAAATGCAATACCAAACATATCGTAGTTTGCTTTTTTCATTTATGCAACTCTCCTTAAATATTTCTAGCAGCCTCAAATGCGGCCACATCGTTCATGAAATCGTTGATATGTAAATACTTATCAGTCTTCCGCACAGTCTTAGGCTTAAATTCTCGGCATTTGCATCGCACCTCATCACAAGTCGTAAAACACGGAATCTCGTACCTGCATTTCGTACAAACATGTTTCTTGTGGAACTCTGGCAAGCGTCCAGCAGCTTGGTAGAATTCGTAGGTTACCTTTAAATCAATCCAGCAGGGGTTATCAAAATTCATCGTCATCAACCTTTCTTATATTGTTAATCATCTAGCATGTGTTCGTTAGTCTTTAACCAAATATTTTGCCATTAAATCTGCAATCTCCTTTGCTTCATCTGCACGTGCTTCCTTCATAAGTTGATCGCACTGTTCCTCTGATAATCCACTTTCACGAAGTAAGTTACGAACATTAAATTTTTTGACTATTTGACAATGCCAATTTTCAACCATGTCAGCATCATTATTGAGCTTTTCTGCTAATGTATCCTCATCCAGCCGTACCATTTTATTTATTAAAAACTGCTTTTGATATTCTTCCAGAGAAACGGGAGCGTATGTGAACTCTCTTCTCTTTTTCTTCTCCTCTTGTAGCTTCATTTTATTGACGCCGCCCCATTTTTTTTGTTCCTTGATTCGATTCTGAACTTCATCATGATCCTTAATCCGTGATGCCACGGTAATTTCATTATCTAAAGCTGCTGCGGACATCAATCCATCACAAACGAGATCGTTGAGTTTCAACATTAGCATAACAATAGTTTTTGTATCTGCCGGATCTATTTTCCCAAATCGTCTCATAAAAAGTTTCATAGAGGTTGGCTCAATAATAATCTTATAAACTTTTTGTATCCGATTATATTGCACATCAGGAAACGCATCACTTAATCTGGAATTTAATATTCTAAAGAAGTCACCCATCCGGCCAGTTTTCCAAAGATCTGCTTCGGTTACTTGAGTTTGACAGTCGGATAAGTAATATTCGCTCAATAATTCCGATTTGACTCTAGTGTATGTTGCGTTTTGTTCATCAGTCAAAATGGTCATTCGCTTTTGGTCATTACCAAGATCCTCAATGAAGGCTCGCTCCTCTTTTACTGTTAAAGCATCTCGACCATATAATCCATACAACGCACTATCCAACCATTTCTTTAATTTAACACCTCCAGCTAGTTTACGAAATGCTTCTGCTATACGCATATCTTCTTTTTCATCGTCTGGATATCCATACCATCTATAATTATCATTTACCATTCCAAGAGTCTGCCACACATCAACTTTCTCCCAGAGAATTACAAGACTGTCACATCCTGTTTGATCACACATAGCATTAAAGTAGTAAACAAGAAGTCTTTGGATGTGCTCGATGTATTTTTTGTTTCCTCCGGTCGAATGTTCTGGAAGGATTTCATTTTCAGGGCGAATCCTATCGACTATGAATTGTCGTCCATCTTTTCGTAAGACAACATAGCGTTCCAATTCTTTTAGAAAAGATTTCTTGCTATTGCTTGTTAAAGGTTTCCCAGAATCATCAAGAATATCAAGAACCTGAGATAGCTCTCCAAAGTTTTTGAATACTTGTCCCTGATGCAGTCGAGATATCATTCCTCCAGTTACGTTATAAACTTTATTTGCCATACGACCTCCGATTTATATTTAGGACATTGAAAGGAAGATATATAAGGTATATAATTACTTACCCCTTTAATGTCCTAATTCTTAACCTACATAAGAATTCCAATTCCTTCAAAAATGTTAGCGATGTCTGCGAAAGGTCGCTTGCGACCGTAGCTGACCATCGATAACATTTTCCTGCCATAGGCAGGGACCGCTTGCGGCTTGTCCGGGAGGACTACTATAAGCACTTACTATATTCTATAACTATCTTCTAAAAAGTATCCTATGTAATGTAGCTATCTACACTCATTGTATCATCAAAATGTCAAAAATTCAATAGCTAAGTAACACAGGATACAAATATTTCTAGCACCTATTATAATAAGGTATGTTTCTTGGAATGTCATCTATTGTGATCTTTCCAGACAGGGCTCGCAATCTTGCTTCCTCTCTATGAGCTGGCGACCATTGCTAAATAAGCTGACGATCACTATGTTCTCTCTGCATACTTAGCTCAAGTCGCTATTACACATTATTCTCCATGAATGACATCCAAGATGCTCCATATATTCTGTGTAAGCTGCCAGAGGCTACAATTTTGCTCCTATGAGGCGTCTGGAGTCTCTAAGAGTGCTGCTCAAATGCCAGATCAGTCCATTTATGGCGATAGAGGAGTACAGATAGGCAAAATAGGTACTTTATGCTCCGAAGAATGGTCATTTTCGGTACATTTAAGGTACACATCGGGAAAACCAGCATAAAACCTAGGTTTTTTAGACTTTATTGGCTCAAAAAAGAACAAAATAAGGGGTAAAAAGGTACAAATAAAAAGAAAAACTAGTCAAAATATAACGCAAATACGTTAAATTCTAGCTAGTTACCGAATGGGCTACCGATTGAAAAATAGCGATCTTAAGCCACTTTTTTGGTATTTTTGATGGAAAATGAGAGATTTGTGAGTATATGTAGAAGAGGGTATAGGGATGTATTTTGGGGATATTTTTGTCAGAGGAAAGTGTACCCCGGGTAGGGAAGGAAAGTGATTAGAGAATTTGAGTGATGGTTTGGATGGGATGGAAAGAAGGTGATTTTTGCGAGGATTATTGTGCAAAATGTATATGAATATAGGATATAGCAAATTGATAATTGGTGATTATGAATAAGAAAGATGTACTGGGATCTCGGCCTGCTGCCTGGAACGTCCAAAAAATGAAAAGTTCACCCCCACGGCTTGAGTGCTGGAAATGCTCATTTTTCGACACTCATTCCTAGCACTTTACTAGGAATTATTTTGGTACAGATTTAATCCATAGTATTTTACTAGGATATCTGATTTAATTCCTAGTAGCTTAGTATGAAATGTTCGATATCAAAATAATATCAAATGTTGCACAGGCAACATAAAGTAAAGTATTTTTACTTTACACACACTCTATCATGCCTATATTGTAATAATATTATTATTCCATATCGCGCACGCGCACGCACCCATCCGGGACTCTAATAGGTACACAAAAATCCATTTGTTGCTTGTGCAACATTTCCGGTTAAACCGCTTGACTTTTCCGGTTTAACCGGCTATAATAGTGTCAAGCTCAAGGGCAACACCGAAAAGCGGAAAACATGATGGTTCTGAAACACCGGAAAATTTCAGTTTCCGCTTTTTGACGTTTCACCGTTTGAGCGGTTCAAAAATTGGGCTTGACAAAACGGTTAAACCGTGATACAATACAGTCAAGCTCAAGGGCAAAAGCCCAAAAGCAAAACCTAATTCCAATGGCACATTGACAATTCAAAACTTCTAATCTTTGCCGTTTTGGTTTTTGTCCATCCTAACCGATGGACAAACCATACAACAAAAGTACAGATTATAAGTTTACCATCTAATCAAACCCTAATCGGTTTGATATGTTGGTTAGAATTGTCGAAAAATTAAGAACCTTGAAAAAACACTATCTTTGTAGTAGGGGCGTTTTATACGCATAACCAAAAGCAAGAAAAGCGCATATTGGCAAACAAGATGTTTTAGACGCAAGTCTTTCACTGGTCCCTAGGTAGACTATACCTAAGAGGATCAGCAAGGATGGTCAACAGTATGCACCTTGTATTAAAAGCGTACTGTACCAGAACACTAAACAGAAAAGAGGTGTATTCAAGTGTTCAAAGAAAAGCTCAAAGCCGTTCTTTTTGTAGCTCTTTTTACTATCGGTTTCATTCTCATTACCGCTGGTATGCTGGTTAGCTTTTGCGGATTAGCATACATGGGATATGCGGTTGTCCTAACCGTCTACGGCGGTTGTTCACTTCTTGCAACAGCTCTTGTTGAGGACATTCTCAAGTAAGTCTATCCGGCAAAAGCCGTCACGTCAATACACAATAATTATAGCATAACAAAGGAGATAATACTATGTCTAACCTGTCTAACGTCTGTCTGTCTATCCGTAGCTCTAACAACAAGACTTCTACCGCAAGGGGTTATGCAAGTAACGGCAAAGCTCTTGTTAGCTTTACCAACAAGGGCGGTGTTAATACGCTCAAGACATACCCTAAGGCCGATAAAGTGCCGTCTTATCTGTTGATGGACGAAAAAGAGTATACGGCATACGGCAACGCAATCAAGTACGTTTACAATTCCGCTTGCCACGTCAATGCAAGCACTACCAACAAAGAGGATGAAAGCATTATCAAAGTTTACACTACCGACTTCCATTCTTGCCTGTCCGATCTCGCAAACATCGTTTTTGGTGAAACTTTCTCTATGCAAGAGTATCCCTCTTTTGGCACAGAAGTCCTCGCAATGGCAAAGACTTACCTTACCACCACTATGGATGGTGACGTTTCTCCGGCAAATCTTCCGATCAATCGTTTTGTCAAGGCTCTTGAACCTATGCTTTTGAGCGTAGCAGCACACAGCGTTTTCCTGAAAGACTATGAGCGGGATTATAACCTTGCTTGCAAGCGTTGCAATTCCCGTATCAACAAGGCAACGGCACAGCTTGATAAAGCACAGGCAGAGTATGATAAGGCACTGTCTGAGCTGGATAAAGCAAAAGAGCAGATTATCAAGGACAAGAGCGACAACACTATCAAAGCGTCTACTAAGAAAACCCATGAAAACAATCTTGACAAGGCTCAGAAAGAATTTGATGCAAAAAAGAGCGTCTTTGATACCATCAAGAACACTATTGACACATGGAAGATCAAGTTGACTGATGCTCAGAAAACCTTTGAACAGGCAAAAGCAGAGGATGAAAAGAAGTCTTAAAATCAAACCTAAAAAGTTAGTCCAAACATACCAGAATGCAATACATAATACGCCTGACGACTAGAGGTACAGGGGAAGAAGTAACCTCTACCAACGGCAAAACGCCGTCACAAGATACTATGAAAGAGGTGAAATATCTTGAAATCCTATCAGAATACGATGGGAGAAGTGCGTCAGAACACTTCTGGACACTCTATCATCTACAACGGCACAGAAGTCAAAGAGCTTGATCTTTACGGCACATTTGACGGCGTTGTGTTTGTCAGTCGTCCGTTTATCGCAATGGAAACAGGCTTTATGCCTATGTACGTCAAAACGTCTATGGGATGGACTTCTATCCATCCTTGCAAGATTGTTGACTTCCTCAAAGAAGCATACAAGGCAAGAAGTGTTTCCCTTTATGACTGGAATGCCTATCAGCAGAGCAAGAAAGAAAAGCGTCTTGCAATGGAAAAGGTCAAACAGCAGCAGAGTGAAACGGCTTTTTTCAGAGCATCACAAGCTAATGCAGAGGGTTCTTTGCGCTATCATAAGAGCAAAAAACGTCTTGACGATCGCTACAATGAAGTAGGTAAAACAATTCAGAAAAAGCGTTCTCAGCGTGTCGTGTTTGGCTCTAGTGAATACGTCACAGTTTCCGGTTGGATCTACGGCAGAGAAGTCTTGATGAATAATCATAGCTTCCGCATGGATGAAAGAATGTCGTACTACATGGACGGCACTGGATGCTGTGCCCGTGATTTCGATAACAGAGATATGCGCCCTTTGAATGACGTATTCCCTGTGAAATCCGGCAAGAAAGTAAGGTGATAACTTTGAGTTTGACAGTAATTCGTCAGAATGATATAATTGTACCATCAAGAAAAGGCGGTGCAATTATGACAAATCGTGATTATAAAAAAGAGTATCAGCAGAGCAAAGATAAGGCAAAACTGATTGGCCTGAAAGTTGATGCTGATTTCTTTGATGCTTTTACCGCTAAGGCAGAGCTGAACGGAACAAACAAAAACGCCGTTTTGAAAGCTTGTGCAGAAGCATACACTTATGGCAATCTCATCATTGATGAGAATGGGAAACCTAAGATTGTAGGCTAATCCCATAATCCTAGCAACAACGTCTTGTGAATTTATCGCAAGGCGTTTTCTTTATGCTCAAAATTGTATAATTATGCAAATATTATGCAGAATATACAAAATGAAAACACGTCAGAAACACACGATAAAAGAGGAGATTTATTATGAAATTTGTCAGAATCAACGGAGAGAACCACGCCGGCTATGCTCTGCTTGATATCATCGAGCACAAGACAACCAGCATGACCGTAGCAGAACTGATCGAAGCTCTGTCTAAGTGCAGCCCGGACGCATACGTTACGTTCGGAAATCAATATGACGATTATATCGTCGAAACCGTTAGAGAAGTGTGATACCATGGCAATTTTGGCGATCGAATCGGCTCTCGATATTGCCATAAAGTTTGGTGATACAGAGCTAGTGAAAATCTATCAGGAAGCCCTGGCAGAAGCCGGTGTTAAATACGTCAGCACCGCAAAATGCTGGGTTGAATAAGAAAGGAAGTCTTGTTATGAAATCGCTTCTCATGTTCTTTGGTTATTCTGCCTATCAGGCCGGATGTATTGCGCCCATGATATGGGTTTTCGTTGTTGGTGCCATCGCTATTGGCGTGGCAGAATGGAAAGGGTGGTTAAACTAATGAACAGAGAAGATATTGACATTCTTGAAGTAGGCAATGCTTATACAGCGTTGTTTTACAAGAAGAATCACTATCAGCCCTACATTGTGGCGTGGCATTTTGACCCGAATTCCTACACATGGGATCAGGGTCATTATTTTTGTGACCTAAAATCCGCAAACGCTTTCTTTGCGAAGCAAGAGCGCAACAATGCAAACTGCAAGTATTGCGAAAAGCTGGACTGCCCTCATAGGGATGCACTCAGACGCTTGCCCTATGAAAAGGGTGGAATCCTTGCTTGTGAGAATCTTTGGTAAAGGAGAATGAATATGGAAAAAATGAAACTCGATCCTGTTTACCCCGATATTGTCAATCGTTTTCAGTATGTGAAAATGACTAACGCAGACGCTTGGCAGAAATATGTTAAGAGCGTCATTGCAGAGCATAAGTACAATGACCTGTTGACCCGGATTGCATGGGATTTACTCAGGTATGTATACACTTCTGGTACGATTTGTGGGTGGTACGATAAATACAATGTACATGATTCGCATATCACAACGGCAGTCAAGAAGGCTTATATTGAAGTCTTTGGAATGCCGTCAGAATAAAAGATATGCTTTAAGGAGGGCTTAACATGACCGCAAAACAGTATTGTCAGAGCCATCCGGTAACCGCTTATGATAGCAGCTATGGCAGATGTGGCGGTTTCCAGATTCATGGTGACGTTCAGTATGGCATTGATGATTATATCTATGCTCAGTCTGGCGTGCTCATTGAAGATGAAAAGTATCACAGTTATCATCATTTGAAGATTCACGAAACAATGTCCGGCAGATTTTATGTCAGATGTTTTGGTAAGCGAATCTATCTTGATGAATGCTTGAGAACGAATATATGAGAGTGTAAAGGAGAAGTGACAATGAAAAAAGGTCAGTATTTTATGAACGATGAAACCGGTATTGTCACCAACATTCATCGTGAAGCTGTCGAATGGTATCGGCAGGGTGCAAACATTTCCATCTGGATCAACGGCGTGGTTGTGTGCCGTTGGAGTCACTAAAAAGAAAGGAGAACGATATGAAAAAGATTATTAGTCCGTGTTTATGCAAGGTCTACACCCGCAGCGGCAATAAAGCTACTGCGCGGGCATTCTACAAAATCCAGTTTGAGAATGGCAGACTCAGCATCACCGGCGTTATAGGCCCCATGCCGAGCGGCGACTGCCGTGGTGGTGCTGGTCAGTGTGTTGATGCAATCCGCGAAGGCTGCCCCTGCGATGAATGGACGCAGGAAATGCTCGACAAGTTCTGCTCCATCTGGGACGAGTGGCATTTGAATGATATGCGTCCGTACTGCAAGCCCTACCCTGTCTGCGGATACCAATATGGACACGCATGGCAGACTGAAGAAGTTCCACAGGAAGTGATCGACTGGTTGTTCAATCTACCCGAATCGCCTGTCGTTCCAGCGTGGGTGTGAATACTACCACTAATAAGAAAAGGAGAATATAAAATGCGTTCTACTGTTGAGGTTTACGAAAATAACGCAGGCGGTATTTATGTTGCCGTCTTTGGTAAGAACGGCCTGGAGAATCTATTCGTTGTTGCTCCTGATGGTAACGAAACTAGAATGACAAGAGTATTCTATCAGGAAGCACTATATGGATTCTCTGGTGTAGATGACTATAATGCAGAAAATTTCTCTGGGCTATCCATGGACGATGCTTATGATGATATCTGCGGTGGCAGCAACCTGATCGCAGAGTTTTATGACAATCAGGTTGTAAACCTGTATCCGGCAGACATGAACATTGCTGGAATGAGGTTGTTTGGTATGGCTTGATCGTACATTCACAAAATAGTCATGAATAAGCAACGTATCAACGCGCTAAAATGCGACGTTAATAAAATCTACATTTTAGTGCTTGACAAAACAAACGGTATCCTGTATCATGTAGCTAGAAAGGGCAGTCCGTCAGAGGACTTTTATTTTTTACTGTATAGCTACGTGACACAGGATACTAAAAAGGAGGGGGCTCGATTATGAAACGCACAAAGTCTATGGTTTATCGTGAGACCGATGAAAGCAGAGAGCTTGAGTTGTGTGCAATCAATGACGGTGATCTGTATCGCAAGATGACCAGTCCGTTTATTGAAAAACTGAAAAAGCGTTATAAGGCTGGGACTTATGATAAAGAAAAAGCAATCGACTATTATTTCCAGATTGCAACGGAAGAAGCTCGTATCTACAACAAGAAGTTTGGCAGTGATCCTGACTTCTGTCGTGTATTTAATGTTCAGAGTCGCTTTACCGTAGCTGTAAATATGGAGAAGTATTATTTCGCAGAAGATGTTTCTTATGAAGGGTAAGAGGTGATAAAAATGAAAGACATCGTTTTTGATTTCTGGTATGGCGACAAGATCGAGGATTGTGATAGTGTCAAATGTTATTTCTGTGATCTGGATGGGTCTACTCGTGGAAACTTCTATAAAGGAAATGATGCTGTTGGTGATTTCACGGCAGAATCTATAACGCTTATTGAGAAGGCGTGGAATGACACGCATGATTACGATAATAGATTGATTATCTTTTGAGAGGTGAAAAAATGAAGATTCTGTATTTTGAAGGCGCTGGTTCTTTTGATTATTACTTCAAAGGGCAAGATGTTCACTTTGGAGATGTCGGAAACTGTAGAATCCGCACAGCATTTCATGTTGAGGGTAAAGCTTATTATTTGGAAATTATTTCATGTGAAAGAAATAAGTACAATATAAAATCCGGTCTCTATAATTGGCCTGTGACTGGATTTGTTGATATGTTTGCACCAATTGATGAAGAAACCGGTGAGATTGATTATGAGAATAGTTTCAATAAACCGCCGATTGTTCCTGTTAAGGCTGGCGTGAAACGTACTCCGAGATCTTTTGAGTACAGCAAAGAACGCATCCTGAAGATTGTAAACGACATGACTGGTGCAGATTTTGATGCGATTGAAGTGGCAGATAAATATAGTGGATTCAGAGTGTTTGCAGATCGTGTAAACCGTATCAGTCAGTATCATTTTGGAGATGAATTCGTTCCAAATCATGAATATGAAGTGCTTCATAAAACGGCATACGAAGCAATTCTTGAAAAGAGAAAGGCTGTTTCTGGAGAGCGATTTCCTTGTGTAATATTTTACATCGAATCAGCAGCGTCTCCGTATTTTATGTATAGACCGTCTGATAAGCCGCACGGAGCTGAAAAGAGGGTTGATGTAAGAACTTTTAATATTAATGATATCGAGGTGTGAAGAGTGATTATTGATTCAATTCTCGATCGCCGGGATGGTAGGCACTACAGTGCACATGATTTCTATAATGAGGTCAGGAAATATGAGCGTCTAGGTGTTGGTACGCACGGAGAAGATATTTCTATCGCGATGGATTACGGTGATAACCGTGATGTGCAGCGTGTGCTGTGCCAGTACGTCAAGAGAAATGGTTATCCGGCAGATATTGAGAACTATATAAGAAGTCAAGTCTGGGTGGTATAAGCAGCAGATGCTAGGTGATTAGCGGTACTAGGGTAGACATAACCGCTACCAGAATGTGAAAGCATGAAAATATTAAAAGGAGTGTTAGGTATGGAAACAATGTACGACCGCATTAAGCGAATGGATAAGCATGAGCTTGCTGAATTTATCTATGTTGTTTATCAAGCTGGTGTTAAAGATGGTGAACAGAATCTTTGTGATTCTCCTGCTGGATTTTTTGGTTGCGGTTACTTCCTTAATGATAATGCAAAAGTATGGATGCCGAATGATAAGCCCGAAGATCTTTATGATGCTTTTTATATCTAAATATTAAAAGGAGTGTTTGTTTATGAAATATCGTGTAACCGTTACTCGCACTGGATTTGTTTATGTTGATGCTAAAAACAAAGAAGCGGCAGAAAAATATGCAGAGGAAACCGCATGGGATAGTGACGTATGGTGGGATGACGGTTGGGATGCAACGGATTGTCAGGAAGATGAAAACAATGATTGCGTTGATGACGAAGATTATATCATTGTCTAAAATCATGCTTTTATAGGAGATGAAAATATGAAAACTGTATATGTTATTGCCGTAAAGCATTTATTCGACTACGAAGGAAACACTCTTAATCGTTGGGAGTATGTTCAATTTGGTGAGTGTGGGTACACATTTTTTACTAAATCCGTTGATGGTGCGCAGCACTTTTATTCTATTGATAAGGCTCAAAAATGGTTTGATGAAATCGGTCATGGACTTATCTTTTACGGAGATCGTAAAGGTCAGTATGATTTGGAGTCTCTTTGTATTAAGAGCGTTGTTTTCCGAGACCCTATTGTGAATTTTGTAAGAGATTTGGATTTCAAAAACTGCTAAAACAGATATTTTACAATGATTGACGAGGAAAAATATGAAAGTACAAAGAGATAATCCTATCGAAGAAGGAATAGATGATTTCTTTAAAGAAAAGCAAAAACTCGAAAATGAAAATCGAGATTATGAACAGAAATATTTAGATCAATATTATGATCAATTATACGAACAAGAACTTGCCGAACGCTTGGAGTTTTATCGTGAGTTTTGTGACGATTTATGGATGTGAGCATGTTTTTCTGACGAAGAAGCATATCCTGATAAGCCTTTGCTTTGCGTAACGATGGAGCTGAGGTGAACATAATGCTTGTTTGCAATCATTTGAGATGAAGAATGGGTGATGAAAAATGAAGAAAAAGATACCGGTTATTTTCCGAAAGATAGACGGATACATTGATGGGTTTCTTCCGACACTTCCGCATTCGTATGGCAGGGTCGAAAGCTATTGTCGGAATGAAGGACATAATGAAGCGGATTACTTTTATGCAATCAAAGGTCGGCTTGCTACCGAAGATGAATACAAGGAAACACTGAAAGAACTCCGTACAATTTATGAGGATGATGAATCCGAGTTGGTTGTTCGCAAGAAGATTGCAACATACTGGAAAGCAAATTTTTATGAGGTGTAAAAATGTATTCGGAAAAGGAATTTATTGAAGCGTTTTGCTGGATGTATGGCGTGTCTAAAGCGGAAGCAGATAAAGCATATATGACCAGTAGTGAAAAGCACATTGAAGCAATTATTGATTGTTATAAATCGAATTGCAAGAAAGCATTTTACGAAGATTGAGGTGAGAAAATGACTGAAAAAGATAAGCGTATTTTGAAATACGCAATTGATAACTTGGTTGCAAGAGAGAATAGTTTGTGTGAAGGATTTTGTAAAAATAATCCTACGCATAGAGCAGAACGTGAGCGTGACCGGGATTTGGTTATCTTTGGTATTCGTGATGTTTTGTGTGAAGTTGAGCGTCTTGAAGAACAAGAGAAAGAGATGCTGGAGAAAGTCAAACATGAAGTGGTTCAGTTTTGATTGGGGTGATAAAAATGAGTAGTTACAAACCGGAAGAAGTCTGGACTGCATTTGATGTTTTATCAAGCAGAATTGCCGATTCTGATGAAATCGGGCAGAAGCGTTTAAGACAAATCAAGATCACTCTTACAGAATACTTTGAAATGATTAGGCATCTAAAGAAAACTCCTTTATGGGATATTTTTGAATATGAAAAGAAGCTAGAACAGCCGCTTGACCTTTTGGTTTATGAAAATAATCATCTCAAAGAAGAAATCAATAAACTTCATAAAAAGCTGGGTATTAAAGAAAAATATAAAACAAATCCATACGATTATATGTTCCAAGATGAAGCTGGATTTAGAGACAAGGAGTGATTGTATGACCAACACGGAAAAGAATATTGTTCTCGCAGCTCTTTCTTTCTATCGGCGTAAGCTGATGGATCAAAGCATTAGTTTTCTCAAGGCTGGCAACCATGAGGATGCTAAAGTAAGTACGATGGAAGCAGCCAACGTGAATGCACTGGTGATTAAGTTTACAAGAGAAAAGGAGTTTGCAATATGAATATTGAATCGATTGAGCAGAAGCTAGAACGTAATGGGTATTGGATTGATAAATTGGAAAGCTCTGGTGATGATATCTGTATTTGCTACGACTATATGGCTTTTCCGATTCATTTCAAATCGTGGAATGAAGTTGAAGAATGGATTGACAGTATGGATGGATTCTTTGAAGGAGAAAGAAACATGGAAAAGAAAATTGTCGTATCAGATAAGTTTGGTCACTCTTGGGAAATGACTCACGAACAGATTGAAGCAGCGTATCGATATCGAGAGCACGAATATCGCAAGATGGATGCGCTCAACATGATTAACGAACGTCTTGAATGGGTTGATAAGAACAAGGATGCTTTTAAGAGCGAGTATGGCGTTTCCTATGATGATACTATGAAAGACCTCGATGATCTTGTAGATGAGTTTATGAATATGTTTGATTGCAATGTCCCTGAGAACGAAATTTGGGATGAAGTTCTTGGCGGATATTTTGGACATAACGTCGAAGAGAAAGAAGATGATAACAATGACTGATCCTTGCCATTATTGTGTAGCACCGGAGCGTTATCCTGGTTGCCACGACCATTGTGAAAAGCTGAAAGCACATCGTGAAAGTGATGAGTATAAGAAGCTGTGCGAATATAAGAATACATACCTAAAAAGCCATTCGACAGCAAGCTCTACACAGATTAACAAAGCAATGCGGTATTTCAAATATAAAGGTTATAGCCTTTATGGATTCAAGAACGTAGGGAGTGTTTGATATGATAAAACGTGACTTTGAAAAGTATGGAGTCAAGTTTCATTTAAATGATTTCCGTCGTAATGAATTTGATGCTCGTTACACACTACTTTATTTTAATGAGGCTATGGGGTGCTGGGACGAGTGTTGTCACGTATCCACTAAAAAAGAAGCCATTGATGCAGTTGACTATATGCAAAGATGGAAGATAAACGCATTCAGAGAATAACAAGAGGAGTGATAAAATGTGGGTTTTAGCTAAATGCCAATATTCGGATGATAACAAGATTGGATATGCTGTGTTTTACGATATTGATAAGCTTGGGTGTGTGACACTTATGTTCAAAATATATGAAGATACAAATTCTATTGAGTTCTTTTATTGTCTATTAGAAGTGAGCACTCGGCTAGAAAAGAAAACGTGTGAGAATATCTTAAAAGCCTATTTGAAAGAGAAAGGGATTTTTGTAGAGGATTAACCATGTGGGATTTAGTTGAAAATGAATATTCTAAAAAATATGGAATTGGGTGCGCAACCTTTTTTCGTGACAAACAATTAAAAACAGCGATGGTTATGTATAAATATAATGGCCGTAGCGTTATGTTTTGCTATTCCGAGTACGATAATAAGATTCTATCTGACGGTGATAAAGACGAAATTGAGATGACAATCAAAATGAAACTCAACTTTTGGAAGGATTAACTATGTGGGATTTAATAACAAATAATTACCACGAAGAAGATGGAACAGGTTACGCATTGATGTTCAACACAAGTGATAAGTGTTATCTTGATGTTATGTACAGGTGTAGGCCGTTATACAATTCAATTCGTGTTTTTTATTCTCTTAATATTTCGGAAAACGAAAAAGAGGATATTGAAAAAATACTTGTAGAAAAACTGAGAAACAATGGAGTTTTAAGGAGTGAAGATTATGTGGGATCTGAGGGAAGTTCACGCTTGTTTTGATGGTGAAGGTTGGGTTTGGAATGAATCTTTTCATCACAAGAATGTGTTTGTAGGTGAGAATGAAGATCCGAAAGAAATCTTTTGGCAGGAATGTCAGATGTTCTTCCTTCAGGATTATCTAAGCAAGTGTGAGATTGTAGATGACGGCGACATTCTGGAACTTCAGCTGAAAGATTCCGGTGAACCGGTTCTCGCTATGATGATTACAGAGTAAAGGAGAATGAATTATGACACGGTTTTATCTTAACGCAGGTGCTCTTGGCCGTTGGATGCACCAGAATAAAGCACAATACACTGGTGCTTACGTTGAGGGTGTTTTGGTTGATAGTTTTGTCGTTGAAACAAAGCGTGGTGTTGCAGCTATCTATGAACACTACCTGAATGAGTGGACAAGCAACTATTATGTTGAGTTCGCACCGTACAAAAACGAGACAGAGGTAAACGAACTCTGGAAAGAATGGAATGAATTTGAAGAAAAGGCAAGTGCATAAGAGGTGAGTAAAATGTATGTGCTTCTCGCTTACGAAAAGGATGGAGGCTATTATGATGAACTCTTCAGAAATAAAGATCTGAAATATGTTGAAGCAACAGGTATGGGTTTGATGTCTGTTCTGAAAAGCAACAAATTACGAGCTTGCAACGGAGAACCTTACGATTGGCTTGAAATTTGGAATGATGAAGTTGATGATCTTGAACCGTTGTTGATTATTACTGCAAACGGATGCTTATAAAAGGGAGATTTTAGATATGGAAACTTATACTGTTGTTGTTACTGTTTTGCCCGAAGGTGAAGAAGGAAAACAGGAATTTAGCTTCAAAACTTTCGCAGATTCCATCGAAGATGTCGTGTTTGATTTGCAAAATGATTTGGACGTATAAGGAGAGCTGAATATGACTAGTTTATATTGCTACGATAATGAAATCATAAAATGGACTTACGGCGACAATCTATATTGTTTGCATATCCAGCACGATGATGAAGCAGATAATAATCCTCGCTGGTGGGATGACCATGATTCTGTAATGGCTTATTTTCATCCTCGTTATCATCTTGGTGATAAGATTGATGCGAGTACGGCGGAAGAATTTTGGAACAATCTGGTTTACAAGTATTGCTCTGATGAAGAGATTCTGGATGCGCTTTTCAATATGAAGCTGGAAGATACTTGTGTCGTTGTTGATGAAAATTATAGCGACGAAAAACGATATGCCATCTGCGGTATTGGAACTCTTTATGATAAAAAAGTTTCTGAAAACCCGATATATGTTGGATTGAAATATAACGAAATTGCTACATATATCGCTGGTGAATTTTCTATTCGTGATTGTCAGATTCTTCTTGATAAGCACATCGCATGGCTTCCTCTTTGGCTGCATGACCATTCTGGTTTGTCTATGAATTGCGATACGCGGTTCAGAGGTTCATGGGATGATAGTAATGTTGGATGGATTGTAACAGCTATTACGGATGGTTCGGATAATACCAAAAATGAAGCAGAACGAATCATGCGTGATGAGGTGAAGGAATACAGTGACTATCTTTCAGGTGAGAACTATGGTTATACGCTTTATCGAGAAGAACACGGAGAATGGAAGGAGATTGACAGAGCATTCGGATTTATCGGTTCTGACGTGTTTGAAAACGGTATTACATATAGCGCTGGTTGTGGCCTTGAAAAGGCATTAAAGGAAGATCGGTGCCGTATCGGTGATGCAGAGAAGGTCGTTACTGTTACTTATAACTTTGATAAGGTGTAAATTATGACGTACATTAGAGAGATTGATGGAAAATGGTATGCTTTTTCGGCAAACCCCGATAACGGTCAAGTCTATTCTATCGGAAAAGATAATCCAAAAGATGGCCGGTGGTTTGCTAACTTAACTAATAGTGGAATTAAATATGTTGCTTCTCCTTGTCCTTCTCGTAAGGCAGCTTATATGAGAGCGATGAGAAACGGATCGTATGGTGGAGTTTTGTAAAAGTTGAATTTTAGAAGGAAAATAAAATGGATGACAATATGATGGAACGTCAAATTGCTGATTATATGGTAGAGTATGGCACTAAGAATACGGATTTTGGTACGTGGTTATTTGAAGTTGACAAACTTGCAGAAGAATTTAATGTGACCGAGAAGTGGATTCGGGAGCACGATGATGGAATACTGTCAGAACTATATCTCCGAGATGAGGTAAAAGATGTTGAACAACAGTGGGGTGGAATTGATTGGAATATTGAAAGAATTTGGGTTTGGTTTTATACGGATTTCTGTCCAAATTATATCGGAGACGATCAGAAAGAAGATGATAGTGGAGATAAATATTGGTTCGCCGAAACACGTTGGTACACGGATGACATTATATATCACAAAGTGAAAAGGAATTGTGCTAACTCCGAAGTGGGCTGAATTGTGGTGGAAAAAGAATGAAAGTTGGTTTAAAAATATCATTGTAAAACATGGTAATAAAGTGCTAGAAAATGTAAATTTTGATGAGGTATGAAACATGAAAATGAATATTGATATTGATATTGAACGTGTTAGAAGTGGTTTGTTTAACGTCTATATCAGTGATAATGGAAATTCCGGTGCTGAATACAAAAATGTAAATTGTGATCAGATCGGTGAGTATGTAGCAGATTTGATTGATTGTCTAGAAGAAAGCTACGAGGTATAAAATATGAATTATGATAATGGACCTTGCTGGTTGTGTATTGAGAAATCTTGTAAGAATTGTCCATGTGCTGTTGCGGAAGCATATGAAAATACATATTTAGATGCACAGTGGATGCAGAAGCTAAGTTGGAATAAAGATGATTGCGATAAATTTGTTGAACGTCTTTGGAAAGAGAACACAGATATCGCATGGACCGAAAATGAACGTAGAGAATTAGTTCTTGATCAGAATTGGAGAGGTTTCCCAGTTGGCAACTTCACACAAGATGATTGGTTCCGTTGGGTGGATGAGTTCCATAGTAAAGGCGTTGGCTGGGTTTATGAGAACGTGAGGGTTTGATTATGAAATGTATGTGGGCGGTTTGTGATGTTGAAGCGAATGGAAAATATCATGCCTATCCAATAAGGATTTCTGTGGCAGATAATCTATTAAGTAAATTAACCATTAAGGGTATCAAGGTCGCGAACCTCTGTGAGAGCAAAAAGAGGGCAAAAGAGGTTGCGGATATGTGGAACGGGTGCCACAAAACAAACAATGAGTATATGTTCACGACGGACGACCCAACGTTTTAAAAGGAGAAAATTATATGTGGTGTGTTATCGAATGTGGTTCTAAAGGTGAAATTTTTGAGCCTGAGCTTTTTCAAAACGAAAAAGAAGCTATGAAATATATCGTGGATGATTCGAAAGAATGCTATGCAATGTATTCTGACCTTCCTAATGTTCTGGCTTATTATGATAGTGACGAACTCGAAGCACAGGTTTGGACGGATGAATTTAATTTCAGATGGAAAGCATTTGATATTTCTAACAAATTGATGTAAAAGGAGAGATCTATTATGATGAAATTTATTTCTGCAAGAGTATACGATGATTATTCTTCGTTGTTTTATTTCTTTGATGTCAGAAATAAAAATGATGATATCCTTGATTTGGTTAAGAAAGCAACAGAAGAATATCTGAAAACAGAGGAGGGTAGAAAAATCTACGAAGATAATTGTAATGATTTCGATTTAATTGATTTTGATAACTATGTTCCTAATTCGATTTGTGAAAAATTTGGCTTCGTAAAAATTAGTACACCTGAATTTGCTGAAACGGAAGCAGGTAACACACTTTATGAAGACAAAGAGGACACTATCTAATGTTCTATCATCTTGAATATTCCGTTAGACACTTTATGTGCGGCGATACATACAGAGGGCATGAAATCTATCCTACAAAAGAACTGCGCGATGCGGAACTTAACTGGATGAAAACGTGTTACAGTAAGCCGACAGAGCTTGTCTATACAACGTATGAAACCGAAACGCTTAGTGAAGATAAGATAATAATATAAAGGAAAATAGATATGAGTAATTTGAAATATAGCTGGAAATACGGTGAAAACGAACATCAAAAATATTACGATGTTTATATCGGAAAAGATTATCTTTGTGTCTGGCAAAACAAATGGGAACCTGATATTTGGATGGGGATGTCCCGTGATAAAACGATTCATAACAAAACAAAGAATAATAAATATCGTCGCAAAGAAAAACTTCCTTTGAATACACATTGGAGCGAACTGCGATGTGACACTATTCTTTGTAGTATTGATCCTGTTTATATGATGAAGAAAGTCGAATATTGTTATCGTCATAATATTGATGAAATTTCAGAATAAGGAGAATGAATATGACGGCACGTGAGATTGCAGAAGATTTTATTTCTAAGATGAATCCGTCTAGGTGGGCTGGTGTAGGTCAAAAACCTGATAACTTTGACACTAGAATTAAAACATACACCATTGATGGTTTTTATGAATATGAGCTTGATGTTTCATATGATGAAGATGAGCTTGGTTACGTTGTTATGCTTGAAATAAGATGGGCAGACGATGGAGAGCTAATTTACGTTCTTAACACTCAAAGGGTTAATTCTGAAGATGCAATCGAATACTCAATCAATTCTCTTATTGATAATCTTTAATAAAATCGAGGTTTTAGAAAATGGAACGAACTATGAATGATAAACTCATGGAAGCAGCACAGGTTCTTATTGAAAATGGAATGAGTGCAGATGATGCGCATGTTGCTTTACAGGCGCAGTGCTATATCCTTTTGGATATTGAAATCGACGATTATCTCACAGATGAAGATTATGAAGAACTCGAAGAATACGAGAGACAGATGAAAAGAGGATAATGAAAAATGGATATCAATGAAATTAAGATGTTTGAGCAGAAGATGATTGACGGCGCATTTATTGATGCTGTTGATTATGATCCAAAAGTAGCTGCACGAGCTGTAGGAGCACGCAAAATGAAAATGAAGGGCGTATGCTCCTTTAACGAGTACATTGGCTATTTGCAGACCATCACCGGCAATGCAAAGTTGTTCTGGAAGTATCAGTTTTGAGGTGACGATATGGATAAATTGGATGAAATTACAAAAATCTTTGAGAGTGAACGAAAATACTACGAGGATCTTTATGAACGTGCCTATACATCGGAAGAAGAAAATTACTATGGTGGTAATGTGAATGCGCTAGAATGGGCTATTCGTGTTATTGATTTGCGACGTTCTTGATAAAACAGTTCTTTTAGGAAGGAACTAATATGCATGACTATTTGAAAAATACTCTCGTAGAACAGTACGGATTAAACATCACAAGCGAATATGATGACCATAAAACGTATCAGATTGAGGCCGAGAATAAACTAATTGTAGCGTTTATCTCATCTCCATTTGATAAGATTTTAAAGTGGCAGGTAAGATTCTCAACAGTTGCCGCTTTTGATCGGTGGTCTAACTCGAGTGCTGTATGGAAAGAATTCGATACAGAAGCTAAGGCCATCAATTATCTTAAAAAAGAGATGTTTGAAATTTACGTAGAACTTTTAAAATACTTGTCTGATGAGTATAAAGAACTTTGGGATTTATTGGATGAGATGGAAGCGGAGGAATATAAAAAATGAAAAACAATTCTATGACCGTAATAACCTCTAAGCCTTTTGGCGCAATGAATGTAGATGTTTACCAGAATGATAAGCACCAGTATTACATGACCCGTGAACAGATTGGCGCAGCGCTGGAGTACAATAATCCTAATAAGGCAATTCAAAACATCCATGTTAAGAATACGGATCGTCTTGACCCTCTTTCAACTTTCCTCAAACTGAGGAAAGTTGAGGGCGGAATCACGAAGGAACGTGAATATATTGTTTACAGTCTGCGTGGCGTGATGGAAATTTGTCGTCTGTCTCGTCAGTCGAAGGCAGATATGTTCATGGATTTCTGCTGGGACATTATGGAATCTTTGATGCGTGGTGATTCCGTTCTGGCTACTCCTAAGATGGATGCTGCGTTGAGCAAGGAGTTTATTGATGTAAGACTTCATGCTTTGTTTGATAGTGTGAAGAATCTTCAGAACGAACTTGATTCTACTCGTAAGGATCTTAGTGACCGGATTGAGGAAGCTCGCGCTACTAGCAACGAAGCACTGAATGTGATTAGCAGCGTATCTCAGTGTGTTCATCAGATTAAGGACAAGCAGATGGATAACGCGATTCGCGCTAAGAACTATACTCCTCGCAATGTTTTTCAAGACGAAATGAGTGAATGGCGTAAAGATTTGTATAGCAAGATTGGTGTGATTGCAAATACCAAAGGTTACACGAATAAAGAGACGATTCACAAGATCTATGAATATCTGAATCGTAATTATGGTTTCGTTTTGGAAGATGCTCGTGCAAAGTATATTAAGAGAACGAATCGTAGTGGGAAAATCTCTACGATTGATATTATCGAAGAGGACTCCACTTGGAAATCCATTATGGGTGCTGTTGTTGCAGATATGTACGCAGCATCTATTGAACGTCTACACCAGAATCAGAATGAACTTCGTCCGGTTTTGAAGACCATTGAAGCAGTTCCTGAAGTAAATGTAAGTGATGCGCCTATTGTCAATGTAGTAGTTAAAGAAGTTGTAGAGGAAAAGCCCAAGAAGCAGAGCGAAACGGCAACTTACTTGATTCCGATCATCGAACCGTTGGCACAAAAGATTGGCGATAAAACCATTCATTATCACAAGACTTATCGCATGGTTTACAACAAAATTGGATTCACTAAGATGGAAAACATGATGAAACAGTATAAGCGTGTTCATGGTCGGATTCCGAGTCCTAAGACAAAAGTGTTCCTTGAGAATGACAAAGCTATGCGAATGTTCAAGAAAGCGGTTAAAGAGCTGATGAAGGAGCAGGAGAGTAAATAATGTATGTAATATCGAATGGTCATAACTATATTATGAAACGGAAAGGAGGTCGAATCTGCGCTACCTGTGATGTTAATTTGGCATTGCAGTTTGAATCTAAAGGACTAGCGATTTGTGAAATCAACAAGCTTCCCGCCGGGTATAAGAACGGGCACTACGCACCAAAGTTTATGGATGAAGCTACCATCGTAGGCAAGAGTCCGAATATAACGGTTCCGGCTGTAAAACAAAATACATACGCGTTTCACATGGAAGATTCTGAATGGCTGGCGGAACTTAAAAAGAATCTGGTTATCACAGATAAAACCATGTGTAATCTAAAAGAGCTGTATTCAAAAGTGTACGGTGATTTGACTGCTGCAAGTGATGAAATTGATGATCTTGAGCACGCTATTGAGTTTAAAACTGTAAACGCAGCGCAAGGCTATCAGCTTATGGCAGAACTTAAAAAGGCTCGCCGGAAGCGTAGAGAAGCTAAGGACGCAAAGCTTTTGCTTGAAATTGTTATGAATACAGAAACCAGAGAATGGGGAGATGGTAAGCTGGAAACTGCTATTGAGCAGCTTGGCACTCGTCAGTTTACTCCGAAAGTTCGTGACGATCTGTTTGAAAAGAATTGAGGTACATAAAAATGACGATTCATATTTTACACGAATGTATCGACTCTAGCGATTTTTACGCGGAAGATAATATTATTACCATTAACAAAGATAAAGAGGAGTTGTCCGAAAAGATGTTCTTGCTTTATGAGGATTGCCGGGACTCGAAAGGAAATAGCGTGAGCCAGGACGAAACGTGGTGTGATTCATGTGAAGCGTCCGTTGTTAGTTGGAACTCTGGAAATTACTATCGACATCATTGGAAAATTGACAAGTTTGAGGTGTAAATTATGATGGTATATGGAAACATAACCTGTAATCGCTGTGGCATTACATGGTATGGTCCTAAATGTGGAAAGCTCTATTGTGATGAATGTCGTAAGATAATAAGAAATGAGGCATCCATTCGATGCAAAAATAAAAAGAAACATAAACCAACATTTGTTGAGATTGTGAGAATGGCAGATGCTGAAGGATTATCTTACGGTAAGTATTGCTTGAAGTATGGAATTTGAGGTGAATGTGATGAGTGTGCTTGAAAACGAAAAGAAAATCGAAAATACTGTTGCTCTTGATTTTTCTGACTATGATTCTTCTAACAAAGAAAAACGTCAGAAAGTAGTAAAAAAGAATTATAGCTTGACTCGTATGGAAGCAAATCATGGGTCAGTTCAGCCAATTAAAGACAAAGAGGATATCAAACGTATTTCAGAATATTTCTGGATTAAACGTCAGTACCGCAACTGGTGCTTGTTTAATGTAGGATGTTGCACAGGATTCAGAGCAAGTGATTTGCTTCGTTTGAAGGTTTCTGATGTAGCAGCTACAGATATGAATGGAAAGGTTGTGGTGAATTTCAACGCAAAACTTCGTGTTAAGGAAAAGAAAACAAATAAGTATCGCATTCTTAAAGTTCCGGTCCCGGCACTAAAGTGTATTCAAACTTATATCAATGTTGATGGATTGTCTTATGATGATTGGCTCTTCCCGTCTCGGCAAGGTAGTTGGAAAAGCTCTATGAGAACAAACGGTGGAACGAGCGTAAGCAAGTCTGATGTATTCCGTAAGTATGATGCTAATCCGAAGGAAACGGGAGATCCGCTTGATGTGGATTCTTTTGGTAGGATTATGCGTCAAGTCGGTAAGGAATTAAATCTTCCTGTCCAGCTTGGTTCTCATAGTTGTCGTAAAACCTTCGGATATCAGTTTATTGCGTCTCATCCAAATGATGTAAAAGCCTTAGCCTGGTTACAGCATAGTCTTAATCATAGTAGTCAGGCAATCACGCTTCGCTACATTGGCCTAGATGAAGAAGTAGATGACGAATACTACTCTGGGATTGATTATGGCGTGGACACTCATAGTGAAAATGAGGAGTGATTAAAAATGATTATTGGCGATGAGTCCAATGACATAGAAGAGTTTAAGGAAGGAGACTGCGTGATCTTGAATCATTTACTTAAAGGAACTGTTGAATACATATCAAAGATGGGCTTCGCAGAGGTCTTTTTCAAGACGGATTGTGGTGGCGGCTACATTCCTGTTAGCTTGAAAGAATTGGAGAAAATGATTGATGGCAAAGATGTACATTAAACTTTGGGATAGCTACGAAAGTTATTTTGAACCGCTCAGTGACGCTGAAGTGGGGCGACTGGTGCGAGCGATGATGAAATATAAGTCGCTCGGAGTAGAGCCAGAATTCAACGGGAATGAACGGTTCACTTGGCCTGCTATCAAAAGAGAGCTTGATGAAGATGCCGCTTATACAAAAAAGAAATCTGATATTGGAAAACTTGGCGGTGCTCCGTTAGAAAATAACAATGCAGAAAAGAAAACAAGCAAAAACAACCAAAAACAAGCTGGACATAGGACTAAGGACAAAGGACTTAGGAAAAGGTCGTCTTCGTCTTGTGATGAGACGACAACGACGAAACCTATCGAGGATGTTTTCCGAGAAAATATCGGGAAGCTTGGTGCTACTGGTCAAAAGGCTTTAGCAGAATATGTTGAGCGCATGGGTGACGAACTTGTGCTTGCCGTGATTGGTAAATGTTCTGATCTCGGCGGTAGCACATGGGCTTATGTGCGAAAAGCTCTGGATGAAGCAGAATCTCTTGGTTGCAAGACTGCTGATGACTATCGCCGGGCTTGTCCGATAGGGAGTGGTCGTAATCTTAGAGTGAGTAGGAACACTCAATGTGGAACCGATTGGCTAAAAAACGCAACTTTGGATAAAAGTTTTCGCAGAATGAAAATGATAAAAGAGTGATTTTAGGAGGTTTGAATTATGGGATTGTTACTTGGTTTGGGTCTACTTGGCGCAGCGTTTGGTATTGACACAGTAAAGCAAGCGCCGTTTGATAGAGCGTATCGCCGTCTGGAAAATGAATGGGGAACCTGTACATCGGAAGAGAGTAGGCGGTGTGATGCTCTGAAGTATGCAGTGCAGAATGGTTTGTGTTTCGAAGATGAGAAAAAGCCTGTGATTGAGTGGCAGAAACTGAGAGATCTTCAGTGGAAGTATCAGCTGGCCGGTATCTCTTGGCCGAGAGAATCTGCGATTCGAGATGTGTGCCGTCTGGCGGCTCGTGACCGTGGATTTGAGTACAAAGGATATCTGCGAAACACATTGACGTTTGGCTACATCACTGATCCGAAAAACATTTACAAGCTTGGTATTGTAGATTGAGAGGAGATTTGAAAATGAATAACACTCGTAGAAAAGCTATTAAGCAGACCATTGACCGTTTTGATTCCATCCGTAAGAAACTGGATGAGCTTGTTGCGGAGGTCGAAAGTGTAAAGTCCGATGTTGAGGATATCCAGTGGGAAGAAGAAGAGTATCGTGACAATATGCCGGAGAACCTGCAGGGAAGCGAACGGTATGACAAGGCAGACGAGGCTTGCACGAATTTGTCTGATGCTGTGGATGCTCTGGATGATATGATTGGTGCTTTGGATTTTGACTTTGGTGATGTGACTACCTCTCTGGAGGAAGCGATGGAATGATTAAGACTACAAACCCATTAAAGAGAAGTGCATGGGCGGTGTTCTTGTATAGAGGCAGGAAAGTTTGCTCATATCTTTTGCGTAATAGTAATCTTTGGGATAAGGAACGAATGGTAGAACTGCTGGCACGAAGGTACATGACAGAGCCTGAGAATATTGTTGTAGATATTGAATTTAGAGATTGAGGTGATAGAGAATGACCGCGTTTGTAATGTTTACTTTCAATGTGGCACTGATAATAGCAGTGAATAGTAATCCGTTTGCGTTTTAAGTGGAGGCATGAATATGAAAGAACTGGAAGAAATTTACAATCGATTATATGATGAATATATTGACGCTAGACGAGAGCATTTTGAGTCTGCTCTCGATATGAAAAAGAATGGTGGCAGAATATATCTACATGGTAAAGTGCATGGGTTAGAAATTGCTATTAACATCGTCGATGAAGTGCTCGAAAGGGTTAAGGCAGAATATACCAAGGAAGCTTTTGACGTAGACCCATATAAAACCTAAATTCTTTGGAGGAAAATATGAGATACACAAAGCGTGAAATCATTAGCGCATATCGAATTCTCACGAAGAATATTCAGCAGAATGATCTCGGATGGCGTGGAAAGATGATTTTGAGTGATGTACTCGATGACTATTTCAGCCGGGTTGAGGGTGAAAAGGTTGTCGTAGACCAAAAGTATGGAAGCTTTCGCTGTCCAAAATGTAATACTGTAATCACAAGTAGGTATGACCATTATTGTAGAGATTGTGGTCAGAAGTTTGATTGGAGGATTTGATGTTTGACCGTAAATTGTTTTTGGAACTTTGTAAAAAGTATAATGTCCCATTTTCGTCGAAGTATAAAGTGCCAATGATTCAAGAAAAGGATGGAACGATAAGAGAACTAACACCAGAATATTTAAAACAAGTGTTGTTAAAGAAGGATGATGAGACATGATTATTACGATGTATCGGAGGAAGTGGAAATTTTCCGTGATGAGCGCAGAAGATGCAGAAGATTTTATCCGACAGCCGCATTTTGAACGGATTCGGTTTATTTCAATCACTGAAGCTAATGGCTACCATATCGATTTTCATAAATGTGTGGGTAATATTACGTTCCTGCCACTGAAGTTTGATGATTGCACTACTGATTTAGAAGGCACTTGTATCACTGAAGTTCAGGCTAAGAACATTGTGAAATTCGTTCTGGACAATAACGAAGCAGATAAGACAGACTGGTTCTGCGTGAACTGTGGTGCTGGCGTGTCGAGATCCGCAGCTGTGTGTGCGGCCATTATGAGAATCCTGTGCAATGACGATATGCCGGTATTTACGAACAGCTACTTCTGCCCGAATATGACGGTGTACAGAGAGGTACTGAATGCTTGGATTGACCGTCTGGCTGATGAAAATGAAAATACCTCGACCGAGATATGGAATACTGTGAATCAGGATATGTAAAAAAAGGAGCGTAAAATGACGGACAGAGAAAGAATCAATGCGCTGCGTGAAGGTATTTGTAATCTGGAGCGTCACCTAGATAATGTTTGGAGAGATTTAGGGCTAAAGCCTTTTCAAAACAAGATGCAGGAGTTTCGGGCGTATGATTACTACAACACGATTCTTATGACAATTGACATTCTTGGTGGCGACTATCAGCGTAATGAAAATGGAAGTCACAAGATTTTTATTGCTGGTGTAAGAGATGATACTGAGGTGGACTGCGATGAAGATTGAGTTGACTCTTAATGAAGCACGAGTAATCCAAGACGCACTTGATGCGACAAGCCTGTGCCGGTCTGGATGCTATATGGGTTATAAGAGCAGAGACAAGGATATGTGTTTTAGGCTTGATAAAGATGGTGATTGGCGTTGTAAGCTAATGCGTGAAATTGATTCTATCAATAGCAAGCTTGAAGATGTAATGGACAATGGGCGATAAAATCCGGGTTCTTGTGGATACTTAACAAAAGGATGTGCAGACCGATGATATAACTATTGATGACGTAGGATTATTAGTAAAATTTTGGTAATTTTGATAATTGTATTGTATTTGATCTTTGTGCGGTGTATGCTTGAGACAACCTCAATACAAACGGTCAAATCAAAAGACATGTGAGGTTAATATAATGTGGATTATGATAATTTTACTTATGATATTGAATGCTGTGTACGCATTTGGTCTGTTAGAAGCGCTTTCCGATGCTGATGATCAGAGCGAGCGGTTGGAAATGGAACAGGGAAGGGATGGTCGAAATGGATAATTTGAAACCGTGTCCGTTTTGCGGTGGAGAGGTTGCAATTGCCGAAGCAGGGACCGATGCAAAGAAGTGGATGTTTATTTCGAGAGCGCACGGCAAAAACAAATGCACTTGCCGTGTTTTTATGGAAAGTGGGGAGTATTGGTTTGATTGCCCCGAAAAGGATAAAGAGAGAATTAAAGCCGACCTTATCGAAGCATGGAATAAACGAGTTTGATAAAAGTTAAGTTCTAGGGGGATTACAATGAATGTGATTAAAAATCGTGATTTAGAAAAAGAAGAAAGAAACCTTAGAGAAAAATTTTACGGAACGGGAATCCAATTCTATCGTGAGGGCAATGGCATCGATAGCCCAATCACAATGATTATAGGTTTTCCAAGCATCAGAAACACACCGGACGAGGTTGCATCCATTAGTGAAAAACTGATGGCAGCAAGTAAAGCGGCGAAAGAATTTAAGTATAACGGATATTTTGTGGATTATCTCTAATCCGATAAAAGCTGAGATTTAAGGAGTGAGTAGTTATGAAAGTTGGAGATAAAGTTTACGCTGAAGATTGGTGCGAAGGCATTATCGATGAAATCGACGGAGATACTGCCATTGTTGAGTTCACTACTTTTTGCGGAGGCGGAAGACTTTCGTTTTCGTTGGAAGAACTTAGTTAGCTGAGTCTGATAAAAACTAAGATTTAATGGGAATGGTTTTAAAATGATTTATACCGTAACGATGATTGACTCGTTTAAGAACGAGCAGAATGCGAAATTTAGTTCGCCAGTGTCAAATACCAAAGGAATCTACTGGATGCCGGATGACAGTTGGATCGCTGGATTCTTTACAGATTTAGCAGAGGCTATTCGAGTTGTTAAAGAAAACGTGACTGACATCTTTGAACATTGTTACAACTACGCAGTCGTTGAAGGATACGAGGAAGGTCTGTATCCAAGACCAGAATTGACGAGGTGGTTTAAATATGATGCCGAGAGTGACACAGCATTTGAGATTGAACCGCCGCTGCATAATAAGGTGGCTGGATATGCTTTTTGAAGAAGGAGAATAAGACTATGAGTAGTGTACTTATTGATCGGAACGCAGCTAAGAAGGTAGAATTTATCTTCGAGCATCCTGATAAGGTCTATTCGGTGTATTTGAAGGCCGGCGGAGATGTCGTTTGGTTGCAAGGTGAAATTGAGCTGTATGAATTTTTGCGTAGTTTGTAAAACTAAGTTTTAATATAGGTGATTCTATGACAAGAAATGAATTGCTTGGAGCATTATGCTTTCCAGAATATAATTTTCTTCGGGAGAATGAGCATCTTGGCAAGCATATGATGTTCGTAACGGTCGGTGGCAGTCATGCTTATGGGACAAATATTGAGGGCTCGGATCTTGATATCCGAGGTGTGGCGCTGAACTCGAAAGAAGACCTTCTTGGTCTCGGTGAGTTTGAGCATTATGTGGACACTCAGACTGATACAACGATTTATAGCTTTAACAAAGCTGTGAAATTGATGTGCAGTGGAAATCCCAATATGCTGGAACAGTTAGGAAATGCTGATGAACTCGTTATTAGCTATAACCCAATGACGCAGCTACTTATGGATAACAAAAACCTATTCCTTTCAAAGCGTGTGATTTACTCGTTTGGAGGTTTTGCAGGTAAGCTGATTCAGAAGTCTGATACATTAGACAAAGATCCAATCTACCATAATTCAAAGAAAATGCACAAGACGGTAATGAATGCAGTTCGTGTATACCTGATGCTCTTTGACATCTTGGAAAAAGGTGAAATTAAAACCTATCGAGACAACGATCATAACTTCCTGACGCAGCTTCGCAACGGTGAATATGATTACAAAGAGATTCGTCAGCAACTGATTCCGGCCTATGAAAGCAGATTGTCAGTTGACAAGAGCGAGACTTACCTGCCGGACAATGTTGATTGGAAGCGTGTCAACGAGCTTGTGATGACTGTAAATGAGGAGTCTTTAAAGATTTGATAAAACCAATATTTTAGAAAGGAAGTGATTTTTATTAACTCTAATTTGTTAATAAATCGTGAGCAAAGTATTGCTATTGTGTGTATAATGTGCTTGCTGGCAGGGAATCTGGTATCGAAGATCAGCCCGGTGGCTCAGAAGCAGAGTAATTCGTACCTTTATAATAGTAGTCCTCCGGCAGTGAGCATTGTGCAGCAAGAGGAAAAGGAGCCAGAAGTCATTGTAGAGACTGTTGTTGAGACGCGGATTGTGAACTTCAGTCAGGGAAAGCGCGAACTCACTGATGATGAGCGTGCTCTTGCGGAGCAGATCGTTGCTTGTGAAGCAGGTGCTGATAGCTTAGAGGGTCAGATGGCTGTGGCTCAATGCCTTTACAATTCCGCTGTACTTGATGGTTTAACCATCCAGCAGGTCTTTAAGAAGTATGGTTATAGTTCCTTATATAATAGGAAGGTGACGGCAGAGAACGAACTGGCTGTGTCTATGGTGTTTGATTACGGCGCTAAAATTTCAGACAAACCTATTCAATGGTTTGTGACCCCGGCGGCAGCTCCAGGCAGTTGGCACGAGCGTAGAGCAACCTTTGCTGGACAATTTGGCGCACATAGGTTTTATTACAACAAAGAGTTGGTTGTTAATGATGCAGAGTGAATGGTATCATCTAAAACTTTGATAAATCATACAACAAAAAGATGTGTAACATATTGACGAAAACAAAAAGATGTGTATAATGTATCTTGAAAGTTGTTTATGTGAGCGGAAGGCGGTATTTCGATGAGTGAGAAAAAGGTTTTGGAAGTTATACAGGTCGAGAATTTTCTGAAATACATAAGAAAAAAGCGAGTGTGGGTCTGTTTTGTTTGTAATGGTGTGGATGTTCACATGATCTGTAAAAAGATGGACGACATTGGCGTAGAAACGCATGGAATTGCAAAAGGCATTGGATTTTTTGGAAATGAAAGTCACATCGAATTGCGGCAAGAATGCCACGAAGTGAGGAGAATAGAGCTTAGTCGTGACGATAAAGAGAAAGCGTATGAGATGATCTTCGATAATACCAGTGCATTTGTATCGGAAAATCCAGAACTATACGGGCACTAAAAATATTTTCAAAAACATCTTGACTTCTGTAATGGTATCCTGTATAATGTAGCTATGGAACGGAGCTACACTACTACAGAGGAGAAAGACTATGGATAACAATATTGACCCAAAGGTCGGAGAGGTTTGGTTGGTTGATTTATCCAATGCGACAGGTCATCAGCAACGCGGTATTCGACCGTTTGTTGTGACAAGCAACAATAAGAGGAACTTTTTCAGTCCAACGATCAAGGGAAATCCGTTGTCTTCAAGAATATACAAGCGCTCTCGCTCTCCGGTTCATGTCCTACTCTCAAAGGAGGACTGTGATTTCCTAGAGGTTGATAGTATCGTTCTATGTGAAGAGACTGATACACTTAACAAAGGACAGTTCATCAAGAAACTTGGTGTCTTGTCGGAGCGTCAGATGAATATGATCGCAATGGCAAGATGCAAGGATGAACCGTTTTTGCTCGCAGCATTCCTGAGCGGCGTGCAATATACTATGGAATTTCAGAATTTTGCCGCATTTGCTTGATTTTTTATAAGGTTTAATGGTACACTACATATAATAAGAAGGAGTGTGCCACTATGCTTACTGAAGAAAAAATCAACGCTTTTGCTACAAGGTATTCTGACAGAAGTAGCAAATTTGTTGTTCAGACATTGCGTCATGTCATGGATTACGAATCAGAGTGTGGATGTGATTTGTTTAACTTCACAAAAAATGATTTCATAAAGATGTTCATCAAATATAACTGGGTAAATTCGAGTCGTTCATATAAGAATGTAAAATCAATACTCACTGGTTATCTTAAAAGTGAGGATCGGATAAGTATGTACGACTTAACTGAACTTGATGAAAATGACGTAAGCGCAGACAATATGTATGAGGATAAGTATTTTGCATCAACTGATGAGTTTGTTGGCCTTTTAAATAAATACAGAGAGCCGTACCAAATTCGTATGAATGTAATTGCTGTGCTGTATTGGATTGGTCTTACATCCGAAGAAGTTTCCAATTTGACAATTAACGATGTTGATTTTGAATTAAATTCTGTTCTTGATAAGACTGATATTGATGAAAAATTGATGGATATCATTAAGCTGTGTTATGAGATGAAACAGTATGAGGCCACCAACATGGGAGGTTGTAGAACGTTTTATGTCATAAATGGTGATTATATCCTTCGTAAAACAGAGGATAGAACTGGAATGGATAGTGATCCGAAGATGTCTACACATACAATCCACAATCAGATTGTACGGTTAAATAATATTATCAAGAAAGGAAATAACAAAAAAGTTTTGTGTCAACAACATCTTGCAAGAAATTGTGAATATGTGAAGGTTTATAATTATTATAAAAATCATCCTGAGTTTGATCTTGCTAATCTTAGCTTTGGAAAAAGTAAAGATACTCTTAAAAACATTATCGGAAGAACGTTCAGTAAAGGGACTTATATTAGTTTCCGGCAAGGATATAAGGGCTGGGTCGAATACTTCCACAAAAATTAAAAACAGGGGGCTTTGGCCCCTTGATTTTAACATTATAGCTACGTGACACAGGATACTTGTTAGAAAGGGAAATGTAGATGAGAACGCTTTTGCTGTTCCGTGGAGCACCAGGTTGTGGGAAGTCCACTTATATTAAAGAGCATAATCTTGAGCAGTACGTATTGAGTGCTGATACACTTCGCCTTATGTGCCAAAGCGCACAGGAAACACCTGCCGGGCAGATGGAGATTTCTCCGCAGAATGATGATGTTGTATGGGAGATGCTTTTTAAACTGCTTGAGGTGCGTATGAGTCATGGCGAGTTTACCGTGATTGATGCAACGAACTCCAAGACGGTCGAAATGAATCGTTATAAGAATCTTGCAAAACAGTATCGTTATCGGATGTATGTTATTGACATGACGGACCTTCCGATCGAGGAATGCAAACGAAGAAACGCTCAGAGAGAATGGCTGAAGCGAGTTCCTGAAGCGGTTATTGATAAGATGTACGCTCGGTTTGTTACTCAAAAAGTTCCTTCTGGCGTGAAAGTTCTTCCTTCTACTACGGATGTGATGTCCGATTTGAACTACTGTCCAAATGACTTCAACCAGTGGAAGAAGATCCATGTCATCGGTGATGTTCATGGTTGTTATACTTGTTTAAGTGAATACCTTGGTGAGATGAAGGACGACGAACTTTATATCTTCGTTGGTGATTATCTCGATCGTGGCATCGAAAACGTTGAGGTATTCAAGTTCTTGTGTGATGTTGTAAATAACAACCGCAAGAATGTGATTCTTTTGGAAGGAAATCACGAGCGTTGGCTGAACAAGTGGGGACATGATGAACCAGTTCAGAGTGAAGAGTTTACAAACTACACTCGTCCGCAGCTCTTTAAAGCTGGTATCGATAAGAACACTGCTCGTAAGATCTATTCCAGAGTCGGCCAGTGTGCCTACTTTGAGTATGATGGGAAGCGGTATTTCGTGAGCCACGGTGGTTTGAGTTATCTGCCTTATTTTCTTCCTTTTGTATCTGCTGATCAGATGATTAAAGGTGTAGGTCGCTATCCTGATATGCTAACCGTGGCTGAGTCTTGGGAAAAATCGATGCCGGATAGCTACATTCAGATCTTCGGTCATCGAAATGTGCAGGACGTTCCTATTGATATGGGGCATCGGTGCTACAACCTCGAAGGAAAAATCGAGTTTGGTGGATATCTCCGTTGCGTGGAACTTGAACACGGTCAATCAATCAAATGTGTAGAAACCAAGAATGATGTGTTCCGAAAAGAGGAGCCAAAGACTGAAACTGCCGTTGAAATGAAAACTGAGTTCGATAACGCAGAACTTGTTAGTAAGATGCGTCAAAGCAAATATGTGTTTGAGAAGCGATTCGGAGATATTTCTTCTTTCAACTTCTCTCGTGAAGCATTTTATAAAAAGCACTGGGATGAGGTTTCTACCAAAGCAAGGGGATTGTTCATTAACACAAAGACGAATAAGATTGTAGCTCGAAGCTATGATAAGTTCTTTGCGGTTGATGAGCGGAATGAAACGAGAATTGGAAACCTACAGAACACTTTGAAGTTCCCGGTGACTGCATATCTAAAAGAGAACGGATTTCTTGGTATCATTTCGTATGATGCAGAACAGGATGGTCTGTTCATTGCAAGTAAATCCACTCCTGAAGGGCCTTTTGCAGATATGTTCCGAAAGATTCTCATGAATACGACTTCTGATGAAGACCGTAAGAATTTGAAGGAAGTTGCAAAAGAGAATGGTTCCATCATTTTTGAGGTGATTGATCCTGTGAATGATGCTCATATCATCGAATACAAGAAACCGCACATTGTTTTGCTGGATATTATTGCGAATGATATGAACTTCAGTGTGATGGATTACGATGATCTGAAGCGGGTAGCTGAGAAGTGTCATCTGCAGATTAAGGAGAAGGTTAAGACTTTTGAGAACTGGAGTGAATTCTATCCTTGGTACGAGGAAGTTATGAACGAGAACTATCTGCATCATGGCTTTGAACACGTTGAAGGCTTTGTTTTGCGAGACAGCAACAATTTCATGTTTAAGATGAAGCTTCCTTATTATAAGCACTGGAAGTTCTTGCGTGGTGTCATGCAGAGTGTCCAGAAGCGTGGTTATTACGAAAACACTGCCAAGCTGTTTACTGCTGAGGATAACCTATTCTATGGTTGGATGCGTGAGCAACGAGAGAAAGATCAAGAGTCTTTCTGCAAGAAGGGTATTATTCAGTTGCGGAACGAATTCTATGCAAGTAAGCAGAAGAGTTGAACTAAAATAGACATTTTATCGTGATTTTCGTTAAAATAATTAACGAAGCATCGTGATATTTCTTCCTCCGAAAATGCCCTGCGCGGGGCTGACAGCCGGGAAAGACCGGCGATATGGGGATATGGTGAAATGGCAGCCACGCTGGTTTCAAGTCCCAGTGTCGAAAGACGTGAGGGTCCGAATCCCTCTATCCCTACCAGCTCATGTGTAGATGAGCGGATAGCGAAATTCAACTGGCAAATCGGAAAGACGATTGACTGCTGGACAGACAGCTTTTATATGCCGCAGTGATGGAGTGACATACATTGGGCTCTTAAAAAGCTCTGCCTGAAACACGGATCGTGGGTTTGAATCCCACCTGCGGCACCATATCGAGAACGTAGTGTAATGGGAACACGCCTGCTTTGGGAGTAGGAATTGCAGTTCAAATCTGACGTTTTCGACCAGTTGGTTTTCCAACATGCTTTTCATAAAATACCTTCCTATTATTCTTGGCTCTCCAAAAAACGGAGCAGTAGGACGTAGCAAGCCAAGTTACATAATGAGGGTTCGCCAAGTGGTAAATGGCATCTGGCTTTGACCCAGACAGCGTGCTTTATAGCCGATCGTCGGTTCGATCCCGACACCCTCAATTTATGGACACGTGATGGAATCGCAGACATGAAAGATTTAGGCTCTTTTGCCGTTGACAGCGGTGTGCCCGTTCAAATCGGGTCGTGTCCACCATTATCAACTTATGGTTGCGTACCGTTTGTTGAACTCCTTTACTATTATTCCCGGCTCGTCAGTGATGATGCAGTAGTGCTTTGTAAGCTGGGTTTACATGCAGCGGTCGTATAACGGCTAGTACATCGTCCTTCCAAGTCGATGGCGTGGGTTCGACTCCCATTCGCTGCTCCAATCTCGTATGGGTAGGATCTTTCGCAGTCAGATCCGGCTGTGCCTGTGCGAGATACCACCCCGAAATGGGCTAACGAAATTTTTCATGTACGTTATTCTCGGCTCGCTCGGAAGAGTGCAGCGTGCCTTTGTAAGCCGAGTATCCCAGCCTAGTAATGCCAGTTGCTAGATTGGTTCTTATGCGACTGTAGTTCAATTGGCAGAGCGTCAGATTTCCAATCTGAATGTTGCGGGATCGTCCCCCGTCAGTCGCTCCACACGCAGCCCCTGACGCTGCACCGGTTACTCAGAGCCGAAAGGAACCTATATGTTACGACATGGTTGCCAAGAGTGATCATATTGGAACGCGACGTAGCTTTGATAGTGAGAATTAAATTCTGAGGTATACGGCTGGATAGCTTAATGGTAAAAGCGCTCGGAAGCACCGAGAGATGAGGTTCGATCCCTCCACTGGCATCGCGCCGACGAAAGTTGGCGTTTATATGGAATAGTAGCTCAGTTGGTTAGAGCCGACAACTTATAATTGTCAGACGCGAGTTCAAATCTCGACTATTCCACCAGCCCGATAGGGCATACATAAAATCTGCTAGAACTTTTGTTTTATAGGCGAATGGATAATATGACGTTGATACGTCTATTATTTTTCGCTTATTTTAAGGTTTTTAGCTACATTACACAGGATACTAAAAGGAGGGAATGAAAACTGAAGCATTACGGAGATATCACACAACTCCATGGATGGCAGATTGAGCCGGTGTCCTGTATCACAGGAGGCAGTCCCTGCCAAGATTTGAGTCAGGCCGGTAAACGTGAAGGTTTGGCTGGTGAACGCTCTGGATTGTTCCTTGAAATGATTCGTGTGATTACAGAAATGAGGGAGGCCACCAATGGAGAATATCCAAAATTTGCAATCTGGGAAAATGTCAGAGGAGCTTTCAGCTCAAGCAAAGGCGAAGACTTCAGATGTGTGTTGGAAAGATTTGCACGCATTGTCGAGCCAGACGTTTCAATTCCTCGACCTTCAGGAAAGAACGGAAAGTGGGAAAAATCTGGAGCGATTTCCGGTAATGGATGGTCTCTTGCATGGAGATTGTTCGACGCTAAATACTGGGGAGTCGCCCAGCGCCGCCAGAGAATCGCGCTTGTCATGGATTTTGGAGGACAACGTGCCTCAGAAATTCTATTTGAGCGCACGAGCATGTCAGGGGATTCTTGTGAGAGCATCCCGGCGTGGAAAACCTTTACCCGAACTCCTGAAGCAAGCGTTGCTGGATATGATCGAATGGTGGAATCCAGGAACTCTGTCACAGGTGGTGCAGAAAGTGAAGGAACAAGAAGGTCTGGAAGAGAAGGAATTGGACGAGTATTGGAGTCAGACCATCGAGAGACTTCGACTCGATGCACAGAACCTGCAGCCTACACTTTAAAAATCCGTTCTGGATGTGAAGGTGGCGGTAAAGGTGCTCTGGTTCAAACTGAATTGAGTGCAACGATTTCTACGTTGCAAGACCAGACGCTGATTTGTCTAGCAGAAAATCCCTCCTTACATAATTTAAAACAAAAGATTTCGCCGGTGGTATTTGAGAGTCACAGTCAGGACGCTCGATACACTCAGCAGGGTGATACAAGTCCGACTTGTACTGCTCAGTGGGGAACGGGCGGTAATAATATGCCGCTGGTTGTTGAAAAGAAAGCCTTTGCGATGCAACGCATTGGTGAATACAAGGAAAGTGAACAGGCTAGTACGATGAAGTCTCGTGACTACAAGGATGCTACTGACCTGATTACAGAGAAAGAAACGAAGAATCTACGATGGATTGTTCGCCGTTTGACTCCTTTGGAGGATGAACGGTTACAGGGTTTCTATGACGGATGGACTGATATCGGTGATTGGGTTGATGAGAATGGGAAGAAGCACAAGACTTCTGACGCAGCTCGTTATAAGGCACTCGGTAATTCAATCGCTTTGCCTCAGTGGTATTGGATTTTCCAGAAGATGAAGCCGTATATTGGTGAGAATCATACTCTTGGCAGCCTCTTCGATGGGATCGGCGGCTTTCCGCTAGTATTTCAAAGCATATATGGCGAAGGTACCGCCATTTGGGGGTCAGAAATTGATAGCTTTTGCGTTGCAGTAACTAAGAAGCATTTTCCAGAAAAGCAAAGAGGATAAAAATGGGAGCTTTTATTGCAAGACAGCCTAACGGTTTGCTGTGTCGGTTTTCTTCGGTGGTCGATTGTGTCACCGATTACAACATGACCGAAGAAGAATATATCGAGATGTGTGCTGAAAGGGCACGAAAAGAAGCACGAGATGTTCTTGACCATTATATTAAGCCGTTTGAAATGGTTGATAGGTGTTTCTTCCCGAACAACATGACAATCGAAGAACACAAGCGGATTATGAAGGAAATGGAAAAGCCCGTTGACAAAGCAACTCATATTCCGTAATAAGAAAATCTCATAAAAGGCTAATTTTAGCAAGAAAATAACGAAAAATTATAACGTGGATACGTTAAAATATTGCGGAAAGAAAGTGATAAATCAATGAATCCGGTTGAATTTCTTAGTAACGGACAATTTAAGGCAAAGAATGGGGAAGATAAGTATTTTGTTAGAATCGCAAGGAAAGGAATGCCATACAAGACTATTTTTGTTCATTATAAAAATGGTTTTAATTCCGAACTGATGCTTTCTAGTGAGGTCATTTCTGATGGAACACTTTATTTTACTTACGGAGCTATTAGAGACGTTATTCTGAATGCACTTTCTTTAGCCTATGATGAAAACAAGGCTGTTATATTAGGAGATGTTTTAATTAGTTCTGAAACTGGAAATTTTGGAACAAAAGAAAAGCCGTGGTTATGTGATAAAACCGTTGTACGATTACCATACCAATTAGTTGAGGAGTGACACGATGAACAGCAAAATTCCTATCAATGTAACCATTGATTCCGGTTCCTTGAGTCTTCCGGCAAGTCCAATTTTCCAGAAGGAAAAGAATACATATCTTTGTCCGTTTTGTGTGACGAAATTAGAGAAGCTTGATCCGAAGTGTCCAGAGTGTCATCACAAGATGGATTGGAGCAGGTTTATTGAAAAGAAGGAGGAGATGTTCAGTTGAATATAGATTTCTTCCAACGGCGTAAAACCCAGCTTGAAGATGCACTTCTTTTGAAAAATCAGGCGGTCGATATGCTTGATTATCTAAAGACGCATTGTATCAATAGCGACCAGTATTGTGCCATTCGGGATTACATTGAAGAAGCTGCGAAGATTCTGGAGAGTGACCTCGAATACGCAAACAACAAGCTGCAGTCCGCATTCAGACCTAAGTATGGTCGGAACAACAGATTGACTCGTGCTCAATCTAAGATGTTTCGTGATAGAAAATATTAAAAATGGGGTGATGCCGTATGAACACATGTAAGAAAATATGTAACTGGTGTGGTCGTGAAATCAAGCCGATAGGTAGCGAGCAGGGAATCAGTTTTGAGCATCAATACTCTTATGGTAGCCAACTTGATGGTTCGCTTTTGAGTTTTGATTTGTGTCCTGAGTGTTCAGAACGGCTCCCAATAGTGCTCGGCGCAATGTTTATACATAATCCATTAAAGGACGATTTCTAACGGCGGGTGCCGTATGAAATATAAGCCATCAATAAACCAGACGGAGGATAATACATAAAATGAATAGTGCATGAATTGATTTAAGACGATAACAGGAAACATAAGTGATTACCAATGAAACAAAATTACATAAAGGAGACTTGATATGGCAGATAGAATTTTTAATCTTCCTCAGACCCGTGGTTCTTTTGAGATGGCTGGTAAGGTCACCGGCACCCAGCGTAGTAACTTCTATAACGAGAAGGAGACTAAGAGTGGTGCTATGCGCCGTGTCCTGAGCTTTGGCGTTCAGACTTCTAATGAAAACACTTTCTATATTGATCTGGCTGGTATGCCTCGTGATAAGGTTTACTTCTTCCGCCGTGCCGATAAGGACAAGGGCATCGAGAAGGATAAAAAGGAAGTCGCTTGGAAGGATCGTCTGACTTATGTTGCACCGGAAGGCTATGACATGATTGGCGTTAAGGTTGGTGTTACCAAGAAAACGAATGAATCTGGTAAGGTTGTCAATGACAACAAGACTCTGACCGACTTTGATGCGACCAAGGAAATCTCCGAGAACCTTCATGACGGTGACAACGTGTATGTCCGTGGTAACATCGAGTACAGCACTTACAACGGTAAGCATCAGATTCGTTTTGTTCCTACTCAGGTGTCTCTGAGCTCCAAGGAAATTGACTTTGATGCAGAGGGTTTCGAGGAGCTGGCTCTGTTTACTCAGACCATTGTTTACACTGGTTGCCGCAAGAGCGATGAGTGCGATGAGGTAGTTGTCGATGCAAAGATCGTGAACTACAACACCATCGAGGATGCAGAGTTCTTCATTGACTATAAGGCAAACACTCAGAATAAGGTTCTGGCTGATTCTATTCGTAAGCGTCTGAAGTCTTATACTAGTTTCGAGTGTTTTGGTCCCATCGTTAATCAGCAGAAGGTTGAGGAAGTTGAGACTGAGAATATCTGGGGTGGTCCTAACAAGATGAAGCGTCAGAGCACTCCGGCAGTTCGTAAGCTGTATATTGAGGGTGTTAATCCTGATTCCTTTGATCCGAATCCCGGCGATAAGGATGCAGAGCCTACCTATACTGAGGACAATATCTCCGAGGCACGGGCAAAGATTGCTGCCAACGCTCAGGCTAAGAAGGACTTCGATGGCAAGGCAGCTGAGAACGATACTTCTTGGTGGGGTGGTTCTAACAAGTCCACTGTGACTCCTGCTGATGAGGAAGAGGATGACTGGGGAGTGTAATTTTTAGTCTTAGCTAAGTAACACAGGATACTTATAAAAGAAAAGATTTAGAGAGGAATTTACATATATGGCTATGATTCGTAAAGCATCTGCTGTTCGTAAGAAGCTTCATATGCTGATTTATGGTGAGCAGGGAACTGGTAAGTCTCGTACTGCAATGCAATTGTGTTATCTGAAGAATGCAGACGGCAAGCCGTTCCGTGTTCTGTATCTGGATACCGAGAATGGTTCTATTGATAACTATACTGAGGAGCTGGAAGCCAATGGTGTGAATCCTGATAACCTGCTGATTGTTTATACCCAGTCTCTGGCAGAGGTTCAGGATTATATCAAGATGGTCACTAACGACGAGGACATCGAGGATGAGAATGGTGATGTCTATCTGGATGCAGATGGCAAGCCGTTCCGTGCAGACGCTTTGGTTGTTGACTCCGCATCTATTCTCAAAATGACAGCCACTCAGGGGCTCACATCCTTCTCTCAGAAGCGTGCAAAGGTTAAGGCTGCCGCTCAGGGTCTGACTGGAGATGAACGGGCAGTTAAGATCGAGGGTGCTGGTATGGAGCTCAAGGACTTCAATACCCTGAATTTCAAGGGTCAGTCTTTGATTCTGGATCTGAATGCATCTGGTGTGAACTACATTGTTGTTTGCCGCGAGAAGGATGAGAAGCATACTAAGGTTGTGAATGGTTCTATTGTAAGTGAGCCGACTGGTCGCAAGATTCCTGATGGTTTTGCTGGTCAGGAGTACAACGTTGATACTGAGTTCCGCCTGTATTTCCAAGATGGTCAGCAGCTCGCTTTCTTCGACAAGGATCGTACTGGTATGCACAAGGGCGGTGAGGTTGTTGAGGATCTGACCCTGCTTGAGTATCAGGATATTATTTCCAGCAGTGCAAAGAACCGAGAGAACATTATCAAGAACGGTCTGAATGATGCTGTTAAGACTGAGGTTAAGTTGAGTATGCGTGATCTCGGTATTGAAAACGATGATGTTGATGAAGCTCCTGCGGATAAGAATTCTGAATCCAAGGAGCCTTCTCTGGATGATATCAAAGCAAAGCTGAATGACCTGATTGCTTCCGCTTCTCCTGTGAAGAAGAGCGCCGCGCAGAAGGCTGTTAAGGCAGCTGGCCTGTCTACTGCATTCCGTTCTATGACTGATATTGAGGAACTGAAGAAGGTCGCCGCAGTCATGGAGAAGGAACTGGCTTAATGGAACTTACCCGTAAATGCAAGATTTGCGGGAAGAATATTTTCATCGAGCGAGATCGTAGCACTTTTTTCTACGACAAGACTGGTTTTTACCATAAGGATTGTTTTGCAGAAAAAAAGAAAAATCAAAAACGCCCTTGGACAGATGACCTGCTAAGGGCATTTTTTGACAAAGTGAAAGATACTACGGACAAAAAGGTCGATGATCTTCTTTCCAAAAAGAGAGAGCAAGACCACAATCGTGAGCTTGCGCATATCAAACAGGAAGAGAAAAAGATTCTTTTCGACCATATTCGAGATATATACGCCCCGGCGGTTGTTCCTGGCAGCTTCTACTCGAAACTTACGCAGTTAATTTCCGGTAATTATTACAAATATAGAGGTTCTATTCCTCCGCTAGAACTTTACGATATGTGGGTTTTAGCGAAACCCCGACTAGATAAGATAATTGCCGAGAAAGAAGCAAAGGGCTGTGATATGAGTCAGCGATGGAATTACGACTTGGCTGTTTTATTGGCTCAATATCCTAGTTATCTCGAACGAAAAGAAAGACTAGCTTCGATTCGCAGTGAGAGCGAAGACAAAACGAAGGAAAATCTGACTGAAACGGTACTGAAACGGATGAAAACAGCACCGAAACAGAGCAAGAACGAGAACGAAATTGATATAAATGCAATTCTCGATGAGATATAAAAAGAGGGAGGTGGATGAGTGGAACTCATTTCAAATATCCCGAACGAAATTCTATTTGTTGGCGCAATTTACAAGCATCCTGACTATTTGGTTGAGTACGGGCATTATGTCAAGAGCAAGTATGATTTTGCCGATGAAGCAACAAAATTTTTCTACGATGCAGCGTTGATTATTTACGAAACTCGGACTCAAGAATTTAATAAAACGTCTGTTTTAACGTTTATGGCTGAAGACGAGTCCAGATTGTCCCAATATAAGCGGCTGAAGGGCTGGTCAACCATTGAATACTACATGAGCCTTGCGAATGACGATGATATCAAGGGATATTTCAATATCCTGAAGAAATATTCGCTACTTCGTGAGTACCAGAGAAACGGTTTTAACATTGAAGGAATCTTGAAGCATCGACAGTTTGAAATGTTTGGCGCTCAGGACATTTATAAATTGATTCGTGGCAAGGCCGACAAGATCAATACGGTTATCATCACAAACGATGATGCTGAGATTTTGAATAATGGTCTGCTGCCAATGGTCAATGAACGTCTGAGTGTTCCTGATATGGGTTTGCCGTTCCAGTATCCTATCATGAATGATTTGTTTCGAGGATTGAAGCTGGGCACTGTGATGTTCAATGGTATGCCATCTAACGCTGGTAAGACTAGATACATGATGGCGATTGTTGCATACGTCACATTGGTTCAAAAGCAAAAAGCACTCCTGCTGCTGAACGAGATGGATCTTGAGTCAGTCCGGTATTGCTTACTGGTCACCGCCATCAATAATCCTGAGTTTCAAGAGTTGCATGGTCATCGCTTCCACAAGGATGAGCGAGAAATCACCCTTGGAATGTATCGGGATGTAAATGGAAACTTCATTTTCCGAAAGCAAAACGAAGACGGAGAATACATAGAAAGCATTGATGAGTTCACCGCTCGTGTCTACGAGGAAAGCGAGGAGTATCGCAATGTACTTGATGTCTGCCAGTGGATCGAGAGCGAATCACAAGGCTTGATTATCGCAAAGGATGTCTCCGCTGATTACAGTGACAAGTCTTTGCGATTTGAAATCCAGAAGGCAGCTCTCACTCAGGGAGTTAAGTATGTGTTCTACGATACTCTAAAGAATGACATTGCTTCGATTGGTGAATGGGCAGCGTTCAAGGTGACGGCCACCGAACTTGAAGAGATTGCGAAAAATCTGAAGATCTTTATCTACGGCAGTATCCAGCTGGCTGAAAACACTGAAACGTATCTTCCTGACGAACTGAACTCAAACAACATTGCTGAGTCAAAAATGATTAAACACGTTGCTTGGACGATGGTGTTATTCAAGGAGATTCCAAAAGATAAGTTCGTGAAGTATCAATATATCTCTCATGACCCTGAGTGGGGCGGTGATTGTGCTCATCGGCTAAATCCAGATAAACGGTATTATGTTGGAAACATCGACAAGAACCGCTTTGGCGAGAAGAAAAAAATCATGTTTGAAGTGAATTTGAACCAGAATGTCTGGAAAGAGGTCGGTGTCTGCACCAGAAAGTAAGGAACTACAATGGTAAATATCGCAGATCTGAAAAATTACATTCTTGAAGAACAGCAGATTGAACCGATTTTAGAGGAACTTGGTTGTCATCACATCAGTCACAAGACTGGTTATTACCAGTGTGCAAATCCAGATGGTGACAATAGAACAGCACTCTGCATTTACGAGAATGAAAATCTTACTGCGGTAGATTACACACGAGATATTGCCAATGGAAAGACCAGTTATGATTTGATTTCTGTCGTCCAGTTCTTTCTGGAACTGTCTTTCCCAAAAGCCATTAAGCAAATCTGCGAATGGGTTGGTCTTGACTACTATCACAACTTCGAGGAAGACCTTCCTAAAAGTATGTTGATTCTAAAAGAACTCATCGCCATGCAAAATGAAGGTGAAGAACACGAGGATGACCGTCCGATAGTCCCTATCCCCGAAGCCATCCTCGGTTATTATAAACCTTATGTGAACCAGATCTTTGCTGACGATGGGATATCTTATGAGACACAGCAGGAATTTGAGATTGGCTTTGACGAACTAACAAATAGAATCACGATTCCAATCAGAGATGAAATTGGTACTCTGGTTGGTGTAAAGGGAAGATATTTTGGTAAGCCGCCTGAAGGTGAATTGAAGTATCTGTATCTTGAGCCGTGTGCCAGAAACCGTATTCTGTATGGTCTTTATAAGACAGAGCCATACATTAAGAATGAAGGTCTAGTATATGTTGGTGAAGCTGAAAAGTCTGTCATGCAGATGTGGAATATGAACGTCTGCAACTGCGTGGCGACTGGCGGCAAGAAGGTTTCACAGAATCAAATTGAAATTTTAACACGTCTTTGCGTTGATATTTGTTTTGTTTTTGATAAAGACGTTCAGCTTAGTGAGCTTATGGTTCTCGCCAATCGATTTGTTGATGGCGTAAGTGTGTATGCTGTAGTAGATGATAAAGGAATTCTGGATGAAAAGGAAGCCCCGACTGATAATCCTGAAAAATTTAAGGCATTGATTGAGAACTGTGTTAGGAGAATTAAATGAATGTAAAACTCTGGAAGGGGAGTAGGAACGACCTATCAGACCCGATTGGAACGATTATGGAGAATAGAGGGGTCGAGGATTATAAGACCTACATGAATCTGGATGATTCTTGCTTAAATTCTCCGTGGGAACTGGACAACATGGAAGATGCTGTCAGGCTGTTGAACAAACATATCTGGAATAAGTCTATTATCTCTATCCTTGTAGACTGTGATGTGGATGGATTCACAAGTGCTTCAATGATGTTTCAGTATTTGAAGACGATTGGTTGTTTTGGAAAGATCAATGTTCTGCATCATAGTGGTAAGGAACATGGACTCTCTAAAGAAATCGAAGTTCCACCTAAAACCACTCTGCTGATTATTCCTGATGCTGGCAGCAACGATGTTGAGCAGTGTAAGGAACTCCGCGAAAATGGCATCGATATTCTGATTCTTGACCATCACATCTGCGACAGAGAGAATCCTTACGCAGTAATCGTCAATAACCAGAATGGTACATATCCTAACAAGGAACTGTCTGGTGCTGGCGTGGTATATAAGTTCCTTCAAGCTGTTGATGAAGATAATTGGACTGATGTTGCAGACCGGTATCTTGATCTGGTAGCAGTCGGAAATATCGGTGATGTCATGGATATGCACTCGCATGAGACGAAACGTCTTTGTACAAAAGGTCTGGCACGAATTGTAAATCCGATGATTTGTGCTTTGGTTGAGGCGAATAGCTTCAACATCAAAGGTGACCCGACTATCAATGATGTTCAGTTCTACATCGTTCCGATGATGAACGCACTGATTCGTGTTGGGTCATCCGAGCAAAAGAAGAGGATGTTCCGTGCGATGGTCGGAGAGGAACAGACCTTCCAGTATACTCCGACTCGTGGCAAGAATGCCGGTGTCACGATTGATGAGACTCTGGCGCAGCATGTAGCTCGTGAGTGTTCTTCTTGTAAATATCAGCAGAACAAGACCAAAGACAAGGCTGTCGCAGAACTTCAAAACTGGATTTCTAAGTATGGAGCGGATAGAAGTAAAGTATTATTTTGTAATTCCACTGGCATTCTGGACAGTAATTTGACTGGCGTTGTAGCAATCAAGCTGGCTGAAATGTATGGTAAACCTTGCGTACTACTTCGAGAGATGGCCTGCCCTGAAGAACCAGACGAAAATCAAGAGTATTTTGGTGGTTCAATGAGAAATCCTGATGGTTCTCCGATTGAAAGTCTAAAGGAGTTTTTGATGAGTACCGGAGATTTTGAGTCGGTTCTTGGTCATGATAATGCCGCTGGCGTAAAAATCAAGAAAAAAAACGTACCAAAGGCTATTGCGGATTGTAATGAGCTACTTAAAGATGTCGCAATGAGTAAGGCAATCGTAGTTGATTTTGATTTTGACTACGACAAATTGACTGTTGCATTGCCGAAGACCATGTACGAGATGCATAAAATCTGGGCACAGGGAATCTCCGAGCCGTATTTCTACATTAAAAACGTTCCGCTGATTCATAGTGGATGTGCTCTGATGGGAAAGAACGGCAATATGTGGAAGTATTCTGATGAAGAAAAAGGCATTGATTTTGTGTGCTTTGCTGATAATGGCCGGATGATTGGCTGGATCAACAATGACTTCTATGGTGGTCAGGAAGAAAAATATATCAATGCCGTGTGCCGGTTGTCTTTGAATCAGTATGGAAATAAGGTAACTCCGCAGGCACAGATTGTTGATTTTGAGGTGATTTGATATGGGAAATTGGAAACGTGCTATCGCCATCGACTTTGATGGCACTCTCTGTGAGAATAATTATCCTGATATCGGTGAGCCAAACTGGAATGTCATTTATCAAGCAATTCAGGAACAGAAACACGGTGCTGGTCTGATTCTCTGGACTTGTCGTGAAGGAAAGCTTTTGTATGATGCAATGGAGGCTTGCTTTGATTGGGGCATTCAGTTTGATGCAATCAATGAGAGCCTTCCTGAGTGGAAAGAGCATTTTGGCACTGCTCCTAGAAAGGTTGGGGCTGATGAATATTGGGATGATAAGGCTAAGGTTGTAAAAAATGGAGAGCTGATTGACAATGCTGATGCCTGAACAGTTTGAAGCAGACGTTAAAGAATTTATCGCAGAATGCCAAAGCCATCCAGTAATAGATTTATCAAAAGATGATCCATGCGAAGGATGTCGCTTTGAGGACTTTTGCGATAGGTTTTATCCGGGCGATGGTAGCACATGGCATTGGCGAGTTTATGAGAGGGGTGAATGAATGGTTTACATTACAGGCGATATTCATGGTGATTACAATCGGTTTTTAGAATTGGAAAAGTTTTGCCATAAACACAATCTTGGAATGAATGACTGGATTGTCTGCCTTGGCGATGTCGGTTTGAACTACTACGGCAAGGATGACCCTCGTGAATGGAGTATCAAGACTATCGCCGCAGATATTCCTGCAAATCTGTTTTGTATTCATGGCAACCACGAGCGCCGCCCGTCTCGTAAGGATGGTTATAGGACAAAGGAAATCAGTGGAGATATTTGTGGTAAGGTGTGGTATGACTCACATTATCAAAATCAGTATTTCGCTATTGATGGTGAGGTTTACCAGATTCTTTCCGGTGAGGAAATGCTTGATTGTCTTGTTTGTGGCGGAGCTTATTCCGTAGATAAATGTTATCGGTTGGAGCGTGGATGGAACTGGTGGCCGGATGAACAACCTAATGAGAAGACTAAGAAAAAGATCTGGAATATTACACATGACCCTCAAATCGATGATATTGATGTTATGCTCACGCATACCTGTCCATTCCGGTTCATTCCAACTGAATTGTTTATCGGTGGTATTGATCAAAGCACAGTAGACCAGTCAACTGAAATATTCTTTGATAATATATACGAATGCTATCCTAATGATTGTAAACCATTCTGGTACTTCGGCCATTTCCATGGTAACAAGTACACCGATGACTATGTGATGCTTTTTGATGACATTATTAAGTTTGGAGATAAGGTGAAGAGTGATGGTTAAAGATAAAAATTTACGAGTGCTTGATTATATTGATGGCAAGGAAATCCTAATTCAGATGGGTGAGGAAGGTTCTGAGTTGTCGAAAGCTGCGATAAAGTTTTATCGTGCAATCGACATGAAGAACCCAACGCCTGTAAGCATTAACGAGGCTTATGAAAACCTCGTAGAAGAATTCGGAGATGTGCTGAACTGTATCTACGCATACTATGATGATGACGAGGATTGCATCTTGGCGTTTACATCGAAAGCAAATGAGATTGCCAACGAGAAGCGCAAGCGCTGGATTAAGCGTCTGAAGGAACGCGACCAGTTTTAATGGCGGAAGGAGAATAGAATGCCAAGTAGTCTACATACGCATAGTTATATGTCACTTTTGGACGGATTCTCTTCTCCTGAAGAAAATCTAAAAAGAGCATCGGAACTTGGCTTAAAAGCCATTGCCATTACAGAGCATGGTGAGGTAACGAGCTGGCCGTACTATTCAGAATTAAAAGACAAGTATCCGAACGTCAAACTTCTTTATGGTATCGAGGCATACGAGTGTGAAGATAGGGAAGTCAAGGATAAGAACAGCAAATATTGGCATTTAATCATTATTGCCAAGAACGAAGCTGGCCGTCAGGCAGTTAATCGCTTGTCTACGCTTGGTCATCTTCATGGCTTTTACAGCCGTCCTCGCATTACAAAAGAGGACATCGCCAAAGAAGATACGAATAATCTGATTATTTTATCTGCTTGTTTGGCGAGTAGGTTGTCCAGAACGGATGATTATGACACTTGTGTCAAGCTGGTTCAAGAGTATAAGAGCTTATTCCCTCACTATTATCTTGAGGTTCAAGCTCACGCAAACGGTGAACAAGCAAAATATAATCAGAAAATCATGCGGTTAGCAAACGACACTCATACAAAAGTAGTCGTCACAAACGATGTTCATGCAGCTACCAAAGAGGATCTTTATTATCAAGACTATTTCCTTCGTATCGCACATGATACGGAAACTGCTGCAGAAATCTATGAAGGATGTTATTTCATGTCTCGTAAAGAGCAACATGAAGTTCTTGATAGTCAGATTGGGTATGATGCAGTAGAATGGTGTATCAACAATACCGACGAGGTTGCCGACCTGTGTGATTATGTGGATATGCCTTGGCACGAACCTGAGCTTCCAAAGATTGAGATTCCGCCACAGTATTCCAACTCAGCAGCTTACCTGAAAGACCTTGTAAAAGAGGGATGGAAGAAGCGCGGTATTGAAAAGTTTGATGTAGAAAAACAGAAAATCTATCACAAACGTGTTGATGACGAGTTGTTTGTTATTGAGAAGAAAGACTTCTGTGACTATTTTTTGATTCTGGTTGATTACATCAACTGGTGCAAGCAAAACGATGTCATTGTTGGCCCTGGGCGTGGGTCTGCCGCTGGCTCACTTGTATGTTACCTGATTGGTATTACACAACTTGATTCCATCAAGTATGAACTTGATTTCGGACGATTCCTTACCATTGAGCGAAAAGACCTTCCTGACGTTGACGTGGATGTCAGTGACCGTGCCAAGGTTGTCGAATATCTGACACAGAAGTATGGTGAGGATCGAGTAGTTCAGGTTATGAATATCGTGTACACTACTCCGGTCACTTCGATTCAGGATGTTGGTAAGGTGCTCGGTTTCCCGTATGCTGAGATTAGAAAAATCAGTGAGAAGTTCGTTCAAAAAACATGGAAAGATTGCCTTGAAGCTAATCCAGAAATAGCTGAGAATCCGAAGTATAAGGAACTACTTGATATCGCAAGTCATATCAATGGTCGTCCACGAGGATATGGCATCCATGCTGGTGGCGTTATCGTCTGCCGACATCCTTATTACGAGTATATCGGCATTCGGCATGGTACTGACGGAGAACACGTTATTTCCGTTGACAAGGTGATGGACGAGAAAATTGGACTTGTTAAGTTTGATATTCTTGGCGTTGCGTCGCTGGTGGCTATCGATGAGGCAAAGCGTGAGGACAATATTCCAGACTGGGAAATTGACATTAACAATCCTGAGTTTGAAAATGACAAGGCATCCTATGATTTGATTTGTTCTGGCCGGACAGACAATCTATTCCAGATTGAGTCGTCTGGTATGAAGGATCTGGTTGCACAGCTCCAACCGAGGTCGATTGAAGAACTATCCGCTTTGATTGCTCTTTATCGCCCTGATGCAATGCCGTCCATTCCTACATACGTTGACTGCAAGTATCATCCCGAACACATTCATTATTTCCATCCTGATATGGAACCAATTTTCCGCAGCACCTATGGCGTGAACATCTATCAGGAACAGAGTATGAAGCTCACAAAGGTCTTTGGTGGCCGAAGCGATGCTGGTGCTGATAGAATGCGTAAGTGCTTGGCAAAGAAAAAACCTGAGAAGGTCAAGGAAGAGGTAGAACTTCTTCACGATGAAATTCTTGCAAATGGATACGATAAAGCAACCGCTGAGTATATTTGTAACGAGTTGTCAACGAAGGGCGGCTATGGTTTCAACGCCAGCCATTCTCAGGCATATGCCGTCATCTGCCTCCAGACTGCATATTTAAAAGCTCATCATCCACTTGCGTTCTTTAAGGCTATGCTGAACTTAAATAAAGCAAAGGTCGGCAAGGTCAACAAGATTATGGTGGACGCACGCAGCTTTGATATTCAGATTCTTCCGCCGAGTATAAATCGTTCCGGTATGGATTTCACTGTGTCAAATGGCAAAATTCTGTTTGGCTTATCTGCTATCGGTGGTATTGGCAATACACTTGCTGAGGCTATCATTGCAGAGCGAGATAAGAATGGAAAATTTAAGGGGCTTGAAGACTTCACGAGTCGTGTCCGTACAACGAAAGCGCAGATTATTGCATTAGTTAAATCCGGTGCGATTCCTACGAAGAACAAACGAGTATTCTTGGAAAAGTACATTACAAGCGGTCTGGAACAATCTGAATTTAAGCCAGTCAGTACACTTCCTACCAAGGCAGTTTTGCTGAGTAAGTGGGATATTGATACGGAGCATTATAAGGTTGGTAAGAAGGTTGACAAAGAAACCGTCCTACGAATCTATAATGAAAAGCGTCGTGTCGTACATGAAATCGAGAAGCTGAAAAAGAAAGAAGCATATATAGCCGAGCAGACCACGAAATATCTACAAGATGAAGAACTTTGGGAGTTCCAGACTTTGCAGACCTTTATCAGTGACCCGAATCCTTTCGAGAAGGCATTTGCTTACATCAAGGATTTCTCTGAAATTGAGGAAGGTGATTCTTGTGTGCTTGTTGGTATTATCGCAAAGATCCAAAAGAAGAAAACAAAGACTGGTACGCAGTTTGCATTTGTAAATCTGTATTCCGGCGATGGTATCATTGAGCTGACCGTATGGCCGAGAATCTTGTCAGATTATCAGGATTTGATTGTAAAGGGAAGTCAGGTAGCTGTGCTTGGAAAGAAGGAAGATGAGTCGCATGTTATTGCAAGCAACTTCAAACCTTACAAGCAGTGGTTGCATGATAGAGAGATTGCGTAATGAAAGGTGTATTATTTACTACTGACGGAAAGGTTCTTTGTGAATTTCCTGAGTTTGAAATTGGAAATCATTATAAAGACAAAACTGTAATCAAAATACATTGTACGAATTGTTGCGTCGTGAGAAAAGTTCAGAAGTGGAAGTTTGACTGCGCAGAACAATGCGAGCGTACCACAAAATGGTTTTATTGCAGAGTGTGCGGAGGACTGACAGAATTTAGATTAGGTGCATAATAAGAGGGTTGTAAAGTGGCAGATAAGAAATTTAATGAAAATATGATCCGTTGCTATATCAGGATAAAACGAGTCTTTTATCCGAAAGATGGGAGGGAGGTGGAGCCCGGCGGCTTTGCCACTTTCTCTGCCGAGGTGGTAAAAGTCAAGCAGGGAAATCCTATCATGAGCCGATACAGCGACCTCCGGCTAAAAGGAAACGTTCCTAGTCTCGATATGAATAAAACTTATTCGTTCTGTGGTGAGTACGTTCATCATGAAAAGTTCGGTGATCAGTATAAAATTATCTACATGAATGAGTTTCAAGAGATTACTGACCCGGAAGAACAAAAAAGCTTTCTCCGTTTTATCTTGACTGACCATCAGTTTGAGATGCTCTATGAAGCATTCGACAATCCGTATGAGATTATCAAGAATGGTGATATCAAGTCTCTTTGTACTGTTAGTGGTATTACGGAAGGTCGAGCCAAGAAAATCATTGATGCCTATGAAAACAACATTGATAACAGTGAAGCATACACAAAGCTGATTGAGTATGGCTTGACTTCTAGTGCTATTGAAAAGCTTGTCCGTCAATATCATGGTGCAGACACTCTAGTGAGAAAGATTGAAGAGAATCCTTATGTTCTGATCGATGATGCGTATGGCATCGGCTGGAAAAAAGCTGACGCTCTTGCTTTGAATATGGGCTTAAAGCACAATTCGCAATTCAGAATCGAAGCTTATGTCATGCATTTTCTTGCCGCCCGTGCCGAAGAAGGTAACTCTATTATCCAGGCAAACCAGACAATCAATAGCTGTATTAAGGAACTTGATTTGAACGAGGGTGACCAAGAAGTCATCAAAATGGCACTTTTCTATCTGCATGATGTCCGTAAAACACTTTGGTGGAGTGATGACCGTCAGGAATTTGCTTTAACTAGAGTGTGGAATCTTGAAGATGAAATTGCAAAAGAGATCAAGCGACTGGCGGATGCACCTATTGAGCCGATTGGTCGAAACATGGATGTAGCAATCAATGAGGCAGAAGATGCACTTGGCATCGAGTATACAGAAGAGCAGAGAGATGCTATTAAAAAGGTATGCTCTAGCAACGTCTGTATCTTAACAGGCTATGGCGGAACTGGTAAAAGTACCGTTGTCGCTGGTGTTCTAAAGGTTCTTCGTGGTAAGTCTTTCGCTCAGACTGCGCTTTCTGGTCGTGCCGCAGCTCGTATGCAGGAGATTACTGGTCAGGACGGTAAGACCATTCATCGTCTTCTTGGTTATGATATTGAGAATGGTGGTTTTATCCATAACAAGGACAATCCTCTTGAAGAAGATATTATTATTCTGGATGAGACCTCTATGGTTGGAGCTCAGTTATTTTATGACTTGATTCAGGCAATTGAGACCGGCAAGCGATTCATCATGATTGGTGATGACGGCCAGCTTGAGAGTATCGGTATGTGTAACATTTTCAAGGATATGCTTGCATCTAAGGTTGTTCCTGTGGCTCGTTTGACTAAGATCCATCGTCAGGCAGCTAAGTCTGCAATTATTACGGAGAGCATCAAGGTTCGTAATGCTACACAGTTGGTTTCTTATGGCTGGGCTGGCAATGAGGTTCGTGGTGAACTTCGTGATCTGGAACTTGATATCTATAAGGACGCAAGTGAGTCATTCAACCACATCATCAATCAATATCGTACCTTATATAATAAGGTAGGGAATGATAGTGCGAAGATTCAGATTGTACTTCCACAGAAGCTGCGTGGCAGTATCTGCACCTATGAAGTCAATAATGCTATTCAGGAAATTGTGAATCCGAGTCGTGGTCAAGCAGAAGCAAAGGTCACAATCTATGGTGATGGCAAGGATAGAGCGTATACTCTGCGTGAGGGCGATCAGGTCATTATCAACAAGAACAACTATGAGCTTCACACATACAATCTCAAGACAAAGAAAAAGGAAGAGAAGTGCCCTGTGTTCAACGGGAACCGTGGCATTATCCGAAAGATTGAGAGTAGTTTTATTCTGGTTGATTTTGACCAGTGGGGAACGATCTTCATTCCACATTACTTTGGTGGGAATAACATCTGGGCAACGCTTGAACTTGCTTATGCTCTGAGTTGTCATAAACTGCAGGGCAGTGAGGCTCCGTATGTGATTGTTGGCATGGACAACTCTGCGTATCTGATGTTGACGAGAGAATGGCTCTATACGGCCATTACTCGTGCCAAGAAGTATTGCGTAATTTGCGCCGAAACTCATGCTCTTGATCGGGCTGTAAAGACTTCGAGAGTGCCATATAAGCGGACGTTCCTGAAGGAATTTTTACGGAAAGAATTTTCAGAAAATCATTGACAAAACAAATGGTATCCTGTATAATGTAGCTATAAGAAGTCTCTATCCCAGAGGCTTAAAATTTTCCATATAGCTACGTGACACAGGATGCAATAAAAAGACGGCTTGCTCATAACGACAAGCCTTTCTTTATTAGATATAGCTAAGTAACACAGGATACTAAAAGGAGGCTTTATGACAGATAAAGAGCTCATAGGTGAGCTTGATGCAATGGTTAATGCATTGCAGAAAGCAAAGAAGAAGACGGACAAGACCCGCATTTTGCTAGATGCACGTAAGGATTTTGGAGATGAAGCTGATGAACTGATGGCGTTTTTCCGATTCCTGCTCGACCCGGCAATTGTTACTGGTCTGTCTGACGCAAAGATCAATAAGAAGGTAACTGCAAAGCCGGATATCGAAATTCAGTATCTCAGCTGCGGATACCTTTATATTATGGGTGCTGGGCACAATACCGGCTCTGATGCATCCATCGCAACAATCCAGAATTATTTACATAAAAATCCTGAGTATGAAGAGTTTCTGAAGCGACTGTTCACTAAGAACTTACCGATCGGAGTCGAGGCAGCTACCGTCAATAAGGTGTACGGCGAAGAGATTATTCCTGTTTGGGAGGTTCAGCAGGGATACCCGATTGACAAGGTTAAGCTGAAGGATGGTATCTGGTTCAGTTTGAGCCAGAAGATGAATGGAAATAGGGGAACTCTATATCGTGGAGATTTAATTTCTCGTCAGGCACAGAAATTTGAAGGTCTTGACCATATTAAGAATGACCTACTCTCTCTGTATGACGGCGATGCAACAAGGCGAGATGCTTGGGTGTTTGACGGAGAACTTATCTATAAGAATCCCGAAGGAATGTCAGACGGAGAAGCTTTTCGTTATGGCACTGGCCTACTTAATTCTGACAACAAGGACAAGACTGGAATCAAATTTGTGATTTTTGATGTGATTCCTGTTGTAGAGTTCGACCGTGGAAAGTGTACTATCCCATATAAAATTCGCCGTATTGGGTTAAATTGTCTTCGCGCAGAGATTACTCGCAAGCACCTTGAGAATATTGAGATTGTTCCAATGGTCTATGAAGGAAAAGACCAAAACGTGATTCCAAAGTGGCTTGATTATGCTGTCGAGCACGATTGGGAAGGTCTTATGTTGAACACGGACGTCCCTTATCGCCGGGCTCGTCACAACGGATGTCTTAAAATCAAGCGATTCTACACTGTTGATCTTCGTGTCACTGCAATTGAAGAGGGTCAAAACCGGCTGACTGGTACGATGGGCGCTCTTGTTGTTGACTACAAGGGCAACGAGCTTCGTGTCGGCTCTGGTTTTGATGATGCTACGAGAGCTACTGTGTGGGCAAATCCTGATGAATACATCGGAAAGATTGTGGAGTGTAAATATAAAGAGGTCAGCTGTGATAAGAAAACTGGTGCTGAATCTCTGCAATTCCCGACCTTTGTGCGATTCCGAAACGATAAGAACGAAGTGAGTTACGGATAAGGAGAAAGCTATGAATCTTTCCAAGAATACTCGAAAGAGGATTTATAGAACTGTTCTTGCTAATTGTCATATGAAAAATGGCGTAATGGTTCCGTTTGAAAGTAGTAGGCTGTCAACTATTTGGAGTTTCTTTGCTGTATCTAATAAGCGATATCCTGGTCAGCTATATGGGGTGCTTCGAGACGATAGAATTTGGAAAGACAAGTCGATTCATGCAATTGAGCAAGATATCTTGTCGCCGAAACAATTATTCAACCCGCATTGTCCTATCGAAATTGGAAAACAGATTGTTAAACGATGGACTGAATTAGGATATTCATGGAAGGAGTTTAGACTATGAATCTTTCTAAGAAGTCTATTAAACATATTCTTCGGATTCTTGATAATAAATGTATCGAGGTTCCTACAAAAACATCCGCTTATAGCAGCGGCGGACGTATAATTTTGACTCGTGATTTTGAGCCAAAGGAGTCACACGGAATGAATGGCTGGCAACGGATCGTCTATGTGCCGTCCGAAGGATATTTCTACGGAATTTATAACGGAAAATCTGAAGAAGATTGGGACATTCCAGATATCTGGTCTCCTGCACAGCTTGCTGATTTGTGAGGTTTTATAATGTTTATTTTGACGCAAAATAGAACAGGAGTTGTTGATACAAGTAAATGCCTTTCCATTCGTATAGTGGAAGACGCAAAGACAATTAGAGCTTATGGGTTTAACTCAGATACATGGTTTCGACTTGGCCATTATCGAACTACAAAGAGGGCAAAGGATGTAATTCAAGAGATTAACACTGCTCTTTGTGAAAACCGTATTAGCTTCGATATGCCGGAGGATTAAAATGCTACTTTTAACGCAAGGCGGAGAAATTATAAATCTTGACCGTATGGCAATCATTGATACCGCAAGCCTTAATGTTTATGCAAGACAGGGCATGGGTGAGCGTGGAATTATTCTTGGTAGTTATAACTCCGAGAGTAGATGCTATGACGTTATTGCAGAAATTTATGACGAATATGCACATGGACAGGATATGTATTCCATGCCGAAGGATTAACGATGAATGATTTTCAGAAAATCTCCATCCCAAAGAAAGAACGACTCGAAGTTCAACTTACCGATGGCACAGAAGAACACAATATATTGTACATAATTACATCTCTAGCCACTATTAAAGGTGCTGAGATTTTTAAAAATTTTCGTTTGTATTCTGTAGGCTCCGCCGGGGAGCTCAACTTATTAGAGAAGCGAGACGGCGATCCCTACTTTGATAAGCTGAAAGGAACAGAATATGAGTAATTCGATGAATCGAGAAGACCGACGCAGAGAACAGCGTAAGGCACGAATCCTTGCCCGGCGAATCAAGAAGGCCGGTGGTCCCGACTTTCTGGTCGGAATGCCAGCAGAGGAATGGGAGCCAAAGATTGGTGATGAAGTCACTATCAAGGTAAAGAGAATTCAAGGAAAGAAGGATTTCTTTAAGATGAGTCCTCAATATCAGGACTTTATCAATAGCCTTGAGGACGGAAAACCTTACAAAATCACCAGTACCGGCATGAAGGGTCAGGTTTACGGTATTGACGCACATCCTTATTTTCAGATTTGGAAGGGTGATATGGAACCCTACAAGGAGCCCTAATGAGGATGTACTTCAGAACGGACTATTATGCCGATGTTGGCTTAGATGAAGTCGTTCGGCTTCAAAGAGAAACTACATACGAAGTAGTTTCAGAAACTGAATTTTTTTATTTTATCGTAACTGATAATGAATCATTCAGAAAAATGCTAAACATTGTCATGATTCCAAAAGAAGATCTCGAAGATGACGTATATGTCGTGACTGGCAAGAGTGAAAACTTGAGGAAGGAGGTGGGGCGATATGATTGGTATTGACCATCGTGAGCAGGGTCGTAAGGAACGAGCCCTTGCAGAATATTATAGAACCTTGGCTCGATATCCAACTGAATGTGGAGAACCGATTACATATCAGTTGTCAGAAAAGCAGCTTAAACAGGTTCTCTGTGGAGAGGTTACTGTTGATGAATTGATTGGAAGAGGTGAGGTAAATGAGAGACAGGATTAAGATGTGGATCGCTTTCATTAAAATTTTTAAGGATTATCTTGTTGCGGTCGGAATTATGATTACGTTGTGGTTATTGTCTTTCCTTATCAAATATGGGATTTCAGTATCCAATTTTCCAGATTGGTTTAAGTTTGCACTTCTAAAGTGAAGGAGGATTAAATGGTAACCGATATTCTTAACAGGGAAATTCATGTTGGTGATACAGTCCTTAGAGCCAGAACTGAAAAGAGTCGCGGGGTTCTTTGGAGTATTCATAAAGTTATCGCGATCATGAACGTGATGATTAAGATTCAAGATGGAAAGTATATATCGAATGTTGCGCCAAAGAACTGTATCGTAATTGACGAGAGTGACATTCCTGAAAACTGGCAGGACGAATATTAAGGAGAGTTGAATGGTAGTTAAACTGATTACACATACTCCTGATCCTGAAAAGGTGGTAGCTGCCGCCGCAAAGTTGTGCTACTCCAATTCGAGTATTCAGGATTTGATGGATGGACTGACCGATGAGAAGGTTGATGAGTTTCTGAATCGGCTTTCTAGCCTTGGTCACGCTAGTCCTACGGAGCATGTGACTTTTACTTTTGGGATTGAAGGTGTGAGCCGGGCTTTGCTTGCCCAGATTACCCGGCATCGCATTGCATCATTCAGTGTACAAAGTCAGCGCTATGTGCGAATGAATAATGCGGAAATCATCATTCCTGATGTTATCGACGATGATAGCGAAGCAAGAGAGGTATTTAAACAGGCAATTCAGACTGCTGAATACTCCTATAAGCACCTGTGCCAGATTCTTGAGGACAAGATTACTGAGGAACTGATGGTTGCTGACTCTCGCCTGACTGAGAAAAAGGCACGCGCAAAAGCATCCAAGATTGCAAACGAGAATGCACGTTCTGTTCTTCCAAATGCTTGTTCTACAAAGATGATTGTTACAATGAACGCTCGTTCGTTGAATAATTTTTTTAACCTGCGTTGTTGTGAGCGAGCGCAGCCGGAAATCAGGGAGCTTGCAACTGAGATGCTGAAACTGGTTTATCCAATTGCTCCTCATCTGTTTAAGTGTGCTGGCCCAAACTGCTGTGGTAATGGTTGTACTGAAGGTATGATGTCTTGTGGTAAGTTCCATGAGATTCGTGATAAATACGACAAACTGAAACAGGAGGCATTAAATGCAAACACTTGATGAAATTAAGAAGAACGTAGATCATCCAGCCCATTACGGCGGTGCAGACAATCCCTATGAGGCTATTAAGGTGCTGCGAGAGTGGCAGCTGGACAAAGATGCTTATCTTTGGAACGTTGGTAAGTATTTGAGCCGGGCAGGACACAAAGATGGTAATTCTCAGCTTCAAGATTTGACGAAGGCACGTTGGTATTTGGACTATAAAATCCGGCTTTTAGAGGAACAGCAGAAGGTTGCTGAAAGTGTCGCAGATACGCTCAAGAAGATTCCTGATAAGGTTAATGATAAGCTGGCTACGATTCCAAAGAAGGACATTAACGATTATCTTCCTAATTTGGTTTGTCGCCCTGATGATTCATTCAAAGAAAAGCTGGCAGAAGCAGAGCCGATGTGCAACATCGAAACTGCCGTAGTTCCTGATTGTGCCGATGAGGTCAAGTTTTAAGAGGTTTACATAAATGAGATACAACTGGAAGTTACCTATTATCGTTATTTGTGTCGTGTTGATTTCCATTCTTGGCATGACCTTTATGGTGCAGGGGCCTAAGAACACGGCCATCTCTTATGAAGAGCAGATTCAGGAAGCTAAGTCTGGCATTGGAAATCAGGAGAAGCGCAGAGCTGATCTGATTCCAAATCTGGTTGAAACCGTCAAGGCTTATGATCAACATGAGTATCAGACTTTGATGGACGTTGTGAATGCTCGTGGCACTTCCGGCCAGACCGCTCAAGAAATTACGACTCAGATTGCAGCTATTGCGGAAGCATATCCTGAACTGAAGTCAAGTGATAACTACAAAGAGCTTATGAATGAGCTATCCGTCACTGAAAATTTGATTGCAAACTATCGTGGCGATTACAATCGTGTCGTGAAAGAATATAAGCAGAGCGTTCGTAAGTTTCCGAACTCCTTTCTGCTGGGTCTGACTGGATATGAGGTTCAGAATTATGAGTATCTGTCCTATGAGGGGAATGAGGCGGCACCGGCAGTCGGTGACCTTTTTGGAAATCGGTAATGCCGAAATTACTTATCGTGAATTGATCGTCAGTGTTGGTATTGTGTTTATTATGTTGATACTTGGTAGCGTTATCGCTGGAAATATCACCAGAGATTCGCTTGAGCAGAAAAAAGAATATAATACAGCAATTTCGATTGAGTCCGAAAATATGTTCGATTATGGAATGAGAACCAACGTAGGTAATGCGTTTTGCCAAGGCGCACTAGAAGCAGTAGATACTGTAAGCGATCCACGTATCGACGGTCAGTGGATGTATATCTATTGCGAAGAAAAGCATTACACGATGCATACACGAACTGTCACTACTACGGATAGCAAAGGCCATACAAAAACAAGAGTCGAAACGTACTGGACTTGGGATTATTACAGTTCTGAAGAACACAATTCTAAGAATATTACGTTTCTTGGCAAAGAATTTGAGTATGGTGACATTAAGATGCCATCCAGCAAGTACCTGACTACGGTACAAGTCAGTTCTCATGTAAAGTTCGAGTTTTATGTCAAAGATGTTCGTTATGATGGTACATTATACGCGAATTTGAGCGATAAAAGTATACATAATGCGCAGTTCATTAAGGATAAAAACATCGAAGAAGCACGAGACTATATGATTTCTGCAGCTGGTACACGAGTGATTTGGTTTTATGTATTCTGGATCGTATTGATTGTAGCTATGGTCGGAGTTTTTTATGTGGCCGAAAATCGTTGGTTGGAAGATTAAGAGGTGATTGCATGGAATATGTGATTAAACGCGATGGAACGAAAGTTACTTTTGACAAAAGTAAGATTGTAAATGCGATTGAGAAGGCGATGACCTGTACGCCGGGTGGTATCGACGCTCGTGTGTCGAATGCGATTGCTGACTATGTCGCAGACATGCCGGACATTCTTTCTGTTGAGCAGATTCAGGATATCGTAGTGGACAGTCTAGCAAATAGCCCGTTCATTGATGTTGCAGATGCATATAGTCAGTGGCGGCAGTATCGTCAGGAAATTCGAGATAAAGAGAAAACCAACGCAAGTATTCTTGAAATTCTTGATGCTCAGAACGACGCAATCAATCAGGAAAACAGTAATAAGAACGCAACCATCAATAGCACGCAACGTGATTACATGGCCGGAGAGGTATCTAAGGAACTAACTGACAGACTTCTACTTCCAAAGGATATCCGAGATGCACACAAAAATGGTTTAATTCATGTGCATGATAAAGATTATTTTGTGATGCATTGCCATAATTGCGATCTGGTCAATCTGGAAGATATGCTCCAGAACGGCACCGTCATCTCCGGCACCTATATCGAGAAGCCACACAGCTTTTCCACCGCCTGCAACATTGCCACCCAGATCATTGCACAGGTGGCTTCGATGCAATTTGGAGGTCAGAGTATTACACTTTCACATCTGGCTCCATTCGTAGATGTTTCCCGCAAGAAGATCACAAGTGAAGTACACCAAGAATTTTACGAGATGGTTCAGAGTAATGAAATCGATAAGATGCCGGAGTCTGAAACTATCAATCGAATTGTAGAAGAGCGTTTACATAAAGAAATTGCTCGTGGCGTGCAGACCATCCAGTATCAGGTTGTCACTTTGATGACGACAAACGGTCAGGCCCCTTTTATCACCGTGTTTATGTACCTCGATGAAGTTCCAGAAGGTCAGACTCGTGATGATTTGGCTCTAATTGTTGAAGAAGTGTTAAAACAGCGCATTCAGGGTGTAAAGAATGAAGTTGGTGTATGGGTCACTCCGGCCTTCCCAAAGCTCATTTATGCTCTTGATGAGGATAACATTCATCCTGATTCTAAGTATTATTACCTGACTGAGCTGGCAGCTAAGTGTACTGCCAAGCGAATGGTTCCTGATTATATTTCCGCAAAGGTTATGAAGGAGCTTAAAGGCGGTGTGTGGCCTAGCATGGGCTGTAGATCCTTCCTTACTCCTGACCGCACCACTGAGAACGTAGCTAATGCCAAGAATTGGGTTAAGGGGCATAAGTATTATGGCCGCTTTAACCAGGGTGTGGTCACTATCAATCTGGTAGATGTGGCTTGCAGTTCAGAAGGGGACAAGGATAAATTCTGGAAAATCTTTGATGAACGACTCGAATTGTGTCATCGAGCTCTACAGATTCGTCACAAGCGTCTACTCGGCACTCCTTCTGATATGGCCCCTATCCTGTGGCAGTACGGTGCATTAGCTCGTCTAAAGAAGGGCGAGAAGATCGATAAGCTGCTGTTCGGCGGTTACTCCACCATCAGTCTGGGCTATGCCGGCCTGTATGAGTGCGTGAAGTATATGACCGGCAAGAGCCATACCGATCCTGATGCTAAACCTTTTGCTCTCGAAATTATGCAGCACATGAATGATAAGTGTAACGAGTGGAAGGCCGCTGAAAACATCGATTACTCCCTGTATGGTACTCCTTTGGAGTCCACTACATATGAATTTGCACGTTGCTTGCAGAAGCGGTTTGGTATGATTCCAGATGTTACTGACCATGACTACGTAACAAATTCTTATCATGTCGTTGTCCGTGAACATATCGATGCTTTTACTAAGCTAAAGTTTGAGAGCGAGTTCCAGAAGCTTTCTCCCGGAGGGGCGATTAGCTATATCGAGGTGCCAAATCTGCAGCAGAACATTCCTGCGGTGCTTAGTGTTATGCAGTTCATTTACGACAACATCATGTATGCGGAGCTGAACACCAAGTCCGACTACTGCCAGTGCTGTGGTTACGACGGCGAAATTAAAATTGTAGAAGATGAGAAAAACCACAAGCTTGTATGGGAGTGCCCGAATTGTGGTAATCGTGACCAGAACAAAATGAATGTCGTAAGACGTACATGCGGATACCTGGGGACTAATTATTGGAATCAGGGACGCACTCAGGAGATTCGCGACCGAGTAGTTCACCTGAGCGACAATTAAATAACGTGTAAGTGGTGGGTCGGTGGGATTACATATGAAAGAAATCATTGTTTTCTTTGTGATTGTATGGGTTATCGCCTATTACATTTTAAAAGATAACTACAAAGATTGAGGAGATACTTATGAAGAAATTTATGGCAATTTTTGTTGCATTCCTCGTTGCAGTTGGCGCGGTGATTTGTACCGAGCGAGTGCATACTGGTTATGTTGGTGTTGTTTATTCCGCGAAGGGAGTCGAGCAGCAAACTATTTCTCAGGGTTGGCATTTTATGAGTCCTCTGAAGCATGTGTCTGAGTTTCCGATTACTCAGCAGCGAGTGGTATTTTCTAATGCTCCGTCCGATTATGGCGCAAAGGAACACGCAGACTGGCATATCGACGCTCCTGCAAATGGCGGTACGATTGCAATCAACCTGACCGTCAATTATAACTTCCTGCCGGAGCATGTTGTTGAACTGTACACCAAGTTTGGCGGCATGGATGGCGAGAGCCTGATGGAGAGCAAGATTCAAAACGATATTATTGCTTATGTTAAGGAGGTCACTCCTCAGTTCAGCGTCATGCAGATTTATTCTGATGATCGCGCAGGTGTTAATACTGCAATCACCAACTATTTGAATGAGAAGCTGACCGCAGAATATGGAATCAATGTCTCTTCCGCGCTGATTGTTGACGCACAGCCTGACGATACCCTGATGCAGAAGATTCGCGCAAAGGAGCAGGCAAAGCAGGACGCAGAGATTGCAGAGCTGAATAAGCAGACCGCTCTGGCTCAGGCGGAGACTGATAAGGTTAAGGCACAGACGGAAGCTGACGTTAAGATGATTGAAGCACAGGCCGAGGCTGATGCAAATAAGGTGCTTTCCGAGTCTATCACTCCTGAGCTGATTCAGATGAAGGAAGCAGAAGCTCGTCTGAAGCATGGTTGGATCACCGTTCAGGGTGCAGATGCAGTCGTTACCAAGGGTGAGTAAATAAGAATTACGATAAAGATTGGAGTCTATAAAATGAAACGAATGTTTGGCATGATGCCCAGTAGTGAAGTTGAATTACGTGAAAGTTACAAAGATAATTTTGGACTGACCGTAAGAATTGAAGCTGGCAAGCATGGATGGACTATTATGTGGGCAGATGGTGGTTCTGATTACAAGGATGTCGATGCAGAATCCGCTATTGAAAATTTTAATGAAGCATTTGAGACTGCACAGAATAGGATTGGAAAACTCGTAAAAGTGCGTTGTTGTGGTGAATGTTGCGGTGAGTGCTAAGAGGTCTTGTAAAATGAAAATTTTTGAAAGAAGGTGATTAACATAGAAGCATGGAATAAATTCTTCAAAGCACTTGGTCCTTTTCTCGGAATCATTCTGATTCTGGTGGCTACATATTTTACCTCGTGGATTATCACGATTGGTATCATCTGGCTAATTTTCAAGCTGCTGAATATCACTTTTACCGTTAAAGTGGCGACAGGCATCTGGCTGGCTCTAGTTCTTATGGAACGATTCATTAAGGGTAGCCAAGGCAAGTAAATAACAAGCAGGGTGGGTGTGGTGGCATGAAAGGGTGTGATATACATAGACATTCAAAGACAGTAGGCGATGCCAAACAAGAATACATTTGATATAAAGCCCATTAAGGAACTGATCCAGTCAGAACTAACCAATGGGATATGGATCGACCCGTTTGCTAATCAAAATAAGCTGGCAACAGTTACGAATGATCTAAATCCTGTGTTTGATACGGACTATCATATGGACGCTCTCGATTTTCTGAAGATTTTTGATGATAGTTCTGTGGATGGCGTCCTATATGATCCTCCGTATTCTCCACGACAAGTAATAGAGTGCTATCAAGGCATCGGTATGAATGTCACGAATGAAACAACTCGTGCATCGTTCTGGGGAAACCAAAAGAAGGAAATATCCAGAATTGTAAAGTCCGGCGGTAATGTTATCACGTTTGGTTGGAACTCCGGTGGTATCGGACGTAAATATGGATTTGAGATTACTCGCATTCTTTTAGTCCCACATGGCGGATGGCACAACGATACAATTTGCACAGTTGAAATAAAAGTAGCATAAGGAGGGCTCCTGTTTGAGTGAACATTATGCAATTGTTTTTGATTTTATGTGGCTTATATTCAAATATTTTAATGTTACTAAAGAGGATATAAAGATGATTGTAGAAGATATTGAATCTTTTAAATAAGGGGAATTATATGGATTATTGGTATGTTGAAGTAATGTACTACGATGATGGACATCAGGAACTCAATACATATATGGTCAAAGCACAGAATCAAAACGATGCTATGAATAAAGCACATTATCGTTTTGAAAAATCTCATCCTGGTATGAGCTGCATGGTTCAGAACACAGAAAAGGTAGGTGGTTAAGATGGAAGACGAAAATATCGTTTATGAAAACATCAATCCTGAAGATGACAACGAAAGATATTTTCTGACTCCTTGGGTTGCCTTTGCTGTGCATTTGGAGATTTTAGCTTAAAACCTCCAGAAATCTCTGGAAAGATGGCTGATGCTCTCATGGATGATTTCTTTGAGATTATGGAAGCAGCGGGTATTTTAGAGAAGAAGGGAAACGATGATTGTTAAGTTCTTAAAACATCTTCTCTGTTGGTTCCTTCCAGAGTGCAGTAGATGTGGCGGTGTTATGCTTTACGATAACACTCATAGCTGGCATGATAAATGGCACTTTGTATATGATACATGTGGTAGAGAAAAGTGGGGTACATTATGAAAAAAATCACAGGAGTTCTAAAAGCAAAAGGATTTGAAGACTATAATTTTGAATTCTATGTTGATGACAATATGACAGAAAAACAAATTGAGATGGAAGTCTACCAACGTGCTGGTTTTAGTTTGGACTGGACGGAAGAAAATGGTTATGAACCGTATACTGTTACAATGTATCGTAAAAAGAGGGACGAGTAATGAATTACGGGCAAACACGTGTATATGGCGTAAGCCTATCGTACTTGATGGCTAATGATTGCCGTAGTTTTTCATACTATGAGGTGCCCGCCGACAGTGAGTATGAAGCAATCCAATATGTGCGTGGCCAATGGCACAGGGAGCATCTATTTGCTCCTTACGAGCCAGATGTAAGCGCTCGACTTTTGTACACTAACTATTGGAGCTGTTTGAAGGCTTGATAAAAGTGCAGTTTTGTGAGGTGAATATATGAAAAAGTGGACTAAAGACCTTCTTGAGGCTAATGGATATGAGCCGAGAAACGCATACATTAAAAATGTATCTTTTGGAATAAAAGATTACGGATTTCTTTTTCTTGCACTCACTTTAAAAGGTGATGGATGGGAAGTAAATTACATGGGCCCTTCTGTCGGTAGAAAATACTACATCAACGGAGAGTCTATTAAAGATGGTAATGCCGCAAATTTTGAAGGTTATGAAGGCGGAGCTGAAGCTATCGTAAGAATTTTAGATGTTGTTGATTGTTCTGAACTTGAATCACTAAAAGGAAAATATATCCGTGCAGCTATCAAAAGAGGAGAGTCTGTGAAAATCATCGGTAATATCATCAAAGATCAGTGGTTTGATTATGGATCTTTCTTTGATGACAAAGAGAAAGAGAAAGAGGAGGCTGGCTAATATGAATGCGGATGAGTTCATTATTAACGTAATTGCAAAGAAAAACAACGGAACAATTGAACTTTCTGTTCCTGATGATGTATTCAATCAGGCTGAACGTATTCTTTTGAAAAACGAGCAAGGCGTATTCTGCAAGACTCTCCCAGCGGAAGCCTTTGGCGGTGATTCGTGGATTAGCGTAAAAGAAGATTTACCCAAAACTAATCCAAAGACTTGTGAAAGTGAGCCTGTTCTTGCTTATGACCCAGAAATGGGGAAGGCGGTAGTATTTTATCACGAGGATGGGCACTGGTATGATATTGTTGACCGTAATTGGTGTCGTGTAGAGCCAACTCATTGGATGCTTTTGCCAGATGACCCACAGGAGTAATTGACATGGAAAAGAAATACGTAAAAATCTTTAAATGCCGTGGATGCAATCGCAATATCATTAAGAATGATGTTGATTTATCTATTGCTGAGAAATGGACTCTTTCAGGAATGTTTCAAGATGGGTGTAAACCCGTTGAAGTGTCTGGCGGGTCTAGGCTTTCTGGACAGAACAAATTCCTGCTTCATCGGTGTGATCCAGAAAAGCTTTGTATTTGTGATTTCATTGGATGGAAAGAAATCGAGGCTAAAAATGATTAACGATCCTTTTGCAGAAGATGGTATCGTCTCCTGTCAGTGCTGTGGCAGTGGTGAGTACCTTTATAACGAAGATGGAAACCAGAACGGCTACTGCGGAAATTGCGGAGCTAGAATCGACTGGCCGGAGGACGACAATAAACGCTGGCGTAAAGTTTCGAGCGAAACTCCGTATGTGAGTCCATCTGTGATGTGTTCTGATGATGTTGAAGTAAAATTCAAAGACGGTCATACATCAGTCGGATTTATCTCGTTTGATGGTCGATGGTTTGACCATGATTGCGATGAGATTAAAAGACCAGATTGTTGGAGACCATTAGAAGATAATAACTAAAATTCCGCTTTTAACAGAAAGGAAAGGTATGTTTAAGACTTTCAAAAATACTGCCGTATGCGTACTTCTAGCAACGATTATACTGACTGGATGCAGTGCAAGTGTGAAAGACTCAGTAGGGAATGTAGCTGTAGAGAATGGCTGGTTCTATCATATCAGTGATACCCCTATGGTATACGACAAGGATACACGCATTATGTATTACTTATTCTCTAAATGTACAGGCAATCAAGGCTACGGCTATATGTCTCCTTATTATAATGAGTACGGTCAGATGTGCTACTATGTTGATGGTCAGGTTATTCCAATCGAGGAGGCGCTAATCGATGTGGATTGATTTTACGATTGCTGTCTTAGCAACTCTAATTATGATGGGTTGTTGCATCCGATGTGAGCAGCTTATCGTTGAAGTGTCCAAGGCAAGTTTTGATGACGAAAGAATACAGAAGTTCTTTTGTGGAGTTGTGAACATTGCCATTGTCGTGTTTGCAGCATTACAGACGTTTAAGCATTGAGGTGACTTAATGGGATACTTTGAAGATTATAGCTGGTGCGAGCCAGAGGCAGAGTCTCAGGTTGACCAAATTGTATCTAGTGCAATCGAGCAACTAAAAGATCTTGTTTCTGATAGCACTAAGGCTAGTATGAAAGAATATCAAGACCTAGAAACGAGAAAAAACAAGCTTAAACGTGAAGTCAATGAGCTTGAATACAAAAAACATAAGTCCGAAGAAGAACTCAAAGACCAGATTGCTCTATACGAGCAAATGGATGAGCGTGATCTACCAAAAGGCTTTGTAAATAAAATTGTTGGTGCGTTGATTGGTGACTTCAAAATTGGAGATGATGCTTGGACGATAGAAGCCAAGTATAAGAGTTCCGAGTGTCCATTATGTCATGGAAAAGGAGTTGTTTCTGCAAAAATCAATGAAAGCATAGACTGTGATATCCAATGTCCTAAATGTAACGGATATAAAACAGTCTCAAATCTTTTTTATTATGCACAAAAAAGAAAGATAGTAAGATTTGATATAAAGCTTAATTTTAATAATCTTAACCAAATGTGGGTGACTGACGAAGATCACATTGTCTTTTATGACGGATATTATCACAGATGTAAAAACGGCCTTTACAAAACTGAACAGGATGCTATTGACGCAGCTGCCAAGAAGAATGCAGAGGTGGTCAAATGAACTACGCTAAAATCGTTCCATGTGATATAGCGAATGGCGAAGGAGTGCGCGTCACACTTTTCGTGCAGGGTTGTACACATCATTGCCCCGGCTGTCAGAATCCTACTACATGGGACCCGAATGGTGGTCAGCCATTTACAGATGAAACGCTTGATAAAATTGTAAATTTACTTCGACCTGATTATATTCAGGGGCTTACGCTTACTGGTGGAGATCCACTGTATCCAGAGAACAGGGAGATGATTTGCAAAATTCTAATAAGAGTCAGACACGAGTTTGAAGGAAGCAAAGACATTTGGATGTGGACTGGATATACATGGGAAGAATTGATTCAACAGGCGGCAGAAGAATTGAAATATCAAACTATTCCGACAACGGTAACAATTATTCGAAACATAAACGTGCTAGTCGATGGCCCATATATCGAATCTAAACGAGATATCTCTTTGCCGTACATGGGGAGTTCCAATCAACGTGTAATCGGCTGTAATAAGAGTTTTGCTTTACGAAGACCAGTCCTTTGGTGGACTCCAGAAGAGAAAGGAAAATAATATGGATTTAGGAAACGCAACTAAGTATTTTTATGGGCGTCACGGGGCCGTAGAGTCTGTCACTCCAGTTTATCGCCCCAACATTAAAATCAACAAATTACACGACGATGCTCATCTGCCGACTTATGGCTCTAAAAACGCTGCTTGTGCAGACCTGTATGCATACATCGATTTTGATGACGCAACGATTGTAAATAAGAATGGTGACCGTTGTATTATGATTCAGCCGCATGAGACCGTTAAGGTACATACTGGTTTGCGGATGGCTCCGCCGGAAGGTTGGTATGTCGCTATCTATGCTCGCAGCGGTTTAGCAACTAAGCTTGGACTTGCTCCTGCAAACAAAACAGGAATTTGCGATCAGGACTACCGTGGAGAGTACATCGTAGCACTACATAATCATTCTAATACTCCCCAAATGATTACTCATGGCGACCGCATTGCTCAGATGGCAGTTGTTCCGTTTTGGCAGGCTGATTTTGAAGAAGTTTCCGAATTGGACGAAACTGAGCGCGGAGCAGGTGGCTTTGGATCTACTGGCAAGCGGTAAACACAAGGAGAATACATAATGAAGTATTACACCATAGAATCTCATGCCGAGAAGGAAGCTCCGTTTGGAATTGTTTGGCAAGTAAAGCTGTTTGATGAACACACTCTTCTCGAAGGATATGACCATATCTTCTATAACGAGATTGCTGGCTACTGCAAGTGCCTTGAGGATATGGGTTTTGTAGACGAACGATGGACCTTTAAAAAGCCAATAGACGAAGAAACCCATGACTTTGTTGAAATGTGTATGAAAGAAAATGAGAAGGCGCTTCAGATGGCGTGGTACGAGATGACAGGAAATTGGCCTAGTGGCACAATAGAACTTGATTAAAAGGTAAATTTTACGGAGGAAGTTTCTATGGCATACGCAGGCAAAAATGGATACGATAAAGACACTGATATTTTATTTCCGATAGCTACTAATATTATTGGGTGGGTAGGTAAAGCAGATAGAGAAGAGATTCTTGATCTCAGTTTTGAACGAATTTCCCTTTATCAAGTAGGGAAGATCCTTGAAAAACTTGGCTATCAGAATATTGATATGAGCGAAAACGGATGGGAAATGGATTACTGGTGGGAGTACGAACTTGCCAATAACGCCAATGATATTCCAAACCTTCCTTATCGAGTTCAAATTAAAGGAAGTTGCGCAGATGGCACAATGATGCTTAATGTTTTAGATAACGAATAACTCTAATAGTAGTGGTGGGTGGGAGGAATAAATAATATGAAACGAAACATCACAATAAATCAAACTTGCACTTGTAATGGTGATAACTGTACTCAAATTGGAATCATTCGCAACGATGAAGTGTATGTCATGCAAACAAGTTCTCCGAAAAGAGAGGGCCCAGCGGAATTTACATGCAGTATGTCTGAGCCAAAACCTCATTTGAAGGATTCCCTTTATAAGATTGTAGAAAAACTAAATAGTCTTATTGGATTGATTATAGATGTGTTTAACGATATCTGATCAAGGAGATAGTATGAAAGCACATATTCGAGAAGAAAAGAAAACAGCTCCATTAAAACTTGGTAAAGGAACGCTGTTTCAAAATAAAGACGGCAAAATGTATAAGGTCTGCGACACAGCAGAATATGATGAGACACATACCGACGATGAAGTTATTAAAGTTGCTCTATCTGAAGAAAATAAGGTTCAAGAAAAAAATCTTAAAGATATTTTTAATAGGTCGTTTGTGTTTGCGGCGAATAATATTTGAGGAATAAAATATGGTTTACGACATTAAAACAGTTCCAGAAGATACTCCTATATGGTGTACTGGATTTAGATTTGACGATACAAAGGCTGGCATCAAATGTGAGCCTGTCTTTGGTACTTTTGAAGAAAGAAGTTGCTATTCTAAGTTCCATACCTTGAGTAACAAAACGAGATCAAAAACTTTTAGCGTTGGGGCAAATCCTGATTGTTATCGTTTCGCAGACACTTATGAAGAAGCGGCAACTGAATATAATGGTATGATTTTTGCTGCCAAATACGAGCTTATTAAAAAACAAGAATATCTAGAGCAGTGCTTGCTGGCTGATAAGAATGGGTCAGTATATAATCGTGTAAGTATGCAGTAAAATGTATGTTTTAGAGAGGTGAGAAAAACGGAACTCTGGGAACTAAATCTTCTGCATAATGGGGATATAGAACGAATATGTATGTGCTCTGACGAGCAACCACTATTTGAAATGGCGGTCGATAGGGCATTTAATTTATTTGCAGAAATAAATGAATGGCCGCTTAAACAAGAACATTGCCATGCTTCCGTAAGTGTAAATGACAAGCTTCGTTCTATTTTTGTGAAGATTAGCACACAAGACGATAATACAGTTGAACTTTGGGAGTATAAATGGGAATGTATTTATAAAGAACCTCATGAAGACAAGTCTAGTGACACCTTACTTCAGGAAGTTGTTTCTCGTGTACGAGACATTCCAAAACTATTTTATGATTGGGCAGAGAATTTCTGCTGGAAAGCGAGAAAAAATGGCTATTTGCAGTAAATGTCTACATAAAGAAGTATGCGCTTTTAGGAAGCAAACAAAAGATAGTTGCGCCGAATCTTGCGAAGACTTCCTAGGTTGGGTCAAGGTCTGTGATGAACGTCCGATCCTTTTAAAATACAACGTTGTAATAAGCGATTACGGTATGTCGTTTATTGGATATTACGATTACAATAAGAGAGATCGAGAACACTTTTGCGATTCAAACACCCTCGAAAAAATTTATGAATGTCCATCTTACTGGCTGAAAGGACTTGCTTTACATGAGCAGGAAAAAATCGCTAACAAAGAATATAAACAACGATTGGTGGCTCGCAAAGAATCGGAGAGCGTACTTCAAACTGTTCCTGATGCAGACGATAGTTGACTTTTTTGACGCAATTTGCAGAGCGTGTGAGAGAATCGAAGGATGGTGTAAGAGATGAGAAAGATGTCACTAAAAGAGATGAACAGAATGTACCATCTTCGAGAGCATGGCCGTTCTAAAAAGGTTCGTAAAAAGAATCATCATCGGGCGCAAAAATATCTTAATAGATTTGGTGCCATTCCTTACGATTACGAAAAATACATTTAAGAACTAGACTTTTATAAAGGAGAACGCTAATGAAGGATTTTGACTTTTATAGAGCGAAATATGTCCGTGACGGAAAATGGCAAATTGAGTTTTTCGATAAAAACGAAAAATACATTGGCTCTATTTATAAAGTGGGGTCAGATGTCGTCCGTGGCTACTGTGAGTGTCTAAGAGACCTTGGTTACAAAACAATTTTATAAAACTTTGATTCTTATAAAGGAGGTTCACAATGATTATTGATTGCAAATCTATCGCACAAGATATCAAAAATAAAATCAAGAATATTATCGCAGAAGCCGACTACGCTCCTGTTTTATATATTTATCAAGTAGGGGACAACCCTGCATCTAATGCTTATATTAGAGGTAAATTGCGTGACTGTGAAAAGGTGGGAATCGAAGCGGAGCTTATCAAGTTGTCAGAAAATATTACTGAAGATGAATTGAACAACAAGATTTTAGAAGATTATAATTATAATTGGGAATATATGGACGGTATCATTGTTCAGCTTCCGTTGCCAAAACATATCGATCCTAAAAATATTTGTATTCCAGATGAACTTGATGTTGATGGCTTTAATTCCACATCCAAATTTCAGCCATGTACTCCACTGGGCGTTATGAAGATTTTTGACTCCATAGGTTACGATCTGGATGGTAAGAATGTGCTTGTATGTGGTCAGTCTGATATTGTTGGTCGTCCACTGGTTGATATGCTGATTAAGCGCCATTGTAATGTGATCTCTGTGAATAGTACAGGGAGCTACATGAAGAATACTGCTTACGTTACAAAACTAGCAAATGTTGTCATCTCTGCGGTTGGAAAACGCAATTTTATTTCTCGTATAGATCTATTCAACACAGATGTCTGCATTGACGTTGGCATCAATTACGACGAGAATGGCAAGCAACATGGAGACTGCGCTGATGAAGTCTATAAGATGAACAATATCAAAGTGACCCCTCGTATCGGAGGTGTCGGACTGATGACCAGGGCGATGCTCTTATATAATGTATGTGTGGCTAAATATGGTGAGCATAAGATGGAGAACATCCTATAATATAGATGATAAGAAGTGGAGAACATCATGGAAAGTAAAGAAACAAAGTTGGTGTACACACCAAAAGACATCCAGAAGATGCTGTCACTCAGCAAGAGTGCGGTATACAATCTCATTCGAGACGGCTCTATTCCGTCTGTTAAAATCGGACATTCCTATAGAGTCGGTGTAACCCAGTTTAATCAATGGTGTAAAGACAATGCAATTGACAAAATTTGCTGATGCGACATGGGTTCTTTGCCGTGGCTAGGTTACATCTGGGTTACATTTTAGGTTACATAATGCCAAAAAGACAATATGGACTATATGGACAATATGCACTATATGCACCGATTTTCAACAAAGATTTACTGAATTATCTGCACTATATGGACAATATGCACTAA